GTTTGTATTTTATATTAAATTATATATCACGTTCACTATAAGAAAAATAAACATTTTCATAATTAGTGTATGGTATTCCAAAATTGTGATAGTAGTCTGCACGGAAGTATAATACATAATATGGCAAAGTAGTGCCGTATTGACATATATAATCTATAATTTCATATTGTGTTGATTGAGGTGTAATAGTGCCGATAAGATAGGCTGGTTCAAATTGATTCTGAGCATATACTACTTCATATAGGGTACTACCCCAATAACCACTAATTAAACGATTAAAAATAACTGAGCATACTGCTGCTTGTGTATCCCAGTTACAACTACCTGCTTCAAGATATAATAGTTGCGCAAGCATTTCCCTTTCTTCACTTGATATGTTAAATACATAGATAGGTTCTGACTCTGGCTCAGGTTCGGGTTCAACTATTGGCTCAATTTCTATTTCAACTTCCCTCTTTTCCTCAATAGCACTTTTCGCACTATTAACAATTACCTCTACCTCTTTTGTAAATTTTTCGTCTGAATAATTTACTTGTTGCATTGGTAGTAATTTTTGCACCGCATTTACAACTGGTGTTGTATAAGTAAAAGCAAATAAGGCTAATAAAATGCAGCACATTATTTTCTTACCTAAACGTAACATGATAAACTCCTTTTGACAATAAAATTTACGCCGCAATTATAAGTAAACTTATGTCCAATCTAATTCATAATTATAATATCTTTTAACAAAATTATTTACATTATTAAAAATTGGTTTAGATGTAAAAAATTCTGACATAACATCTTCCTTATATACGAGATGTTTTTTCTCTCGTGCTAATTGCTCTAATTCATAATTTTGCATTGTATATACGCCGTCGAAGAATAAAAATACCCTTGGCTGCGGGTCATTAATTAAATATTTAATTATTCTTTTAGTAAATGGATACCATAATTTATCTCTACTATTATCACCCGCGCGCGACGTAAGTTCAAAATTAATTGGTAATATACCTTGTAAAAACCAACGCATTTTTGTATTATCATTTTGATTATATATCTGACCAGTATCATCATATATTTTTTTATATAATCTTTGCATTTCATATGTAGCATAATCATAACTTGAAAATGCAAGATAATCTGCGGCATAATAATCTCTAAGTGGTTTATATCCAATAATAATTACTTTTATTGCGCGAATATCATTAAAGTTTAAACAATTTAAACAATTATGATAATCCGGTGTTACAATATCTATTGTATCGTAAAACCTAACTGTTTCTTGTATCTTTTTAAAATATGGTTCTTCCATTTCTTTTCTTAAAAATATTTGAAAAGCTTCTTGTCTACTTATCATTAATATCACCTTAAAATAAATATACGCCGGATGCGCGGTCCGGCGTATATTTTTACAAAGGACTGAATAATTATAAATCACTTATAATTGTTTAGTATTATATAATATGTAATATTTGCTGTACGTCCTTTATTTTTAACAATCTTTAATTTCTATCTGGAACTTATCGATATTAGTATAATATGTTCCAGCATAACCGTCCATTCCACCTTTAGTAGAATTATCTTCTTGCCAACTGTAATAATTTCCACCAACAGGTGCTACTCTATAATTAGCTTCTTTTAATGGTTTTACATTAGAAGGAGTAGTATAATATACTTCAATACAATTAATAGGATTACCATTTCCGGCATACCCATTATTGTAATCATTGGTATTGTAACCGGTGACATAGGGGAGCCACCTTCCGTCTACAAACACTCTATACTTAACACTACCCTTATCTACTTTAATAGCAACATCAGTAATAGCCTGACCAGGAAGTCCGGCATAATCTTCAAGATTCTTTACTTCTGGCAACCACCCTGACTGCTTAGTTCTAACTTTGTAATATACATTAACATTAGAAGTGGTAGGAGTTGGAGTTGGAGTAGGCTTTACTTCCTCTTCTTCTTCTTCAACATATTCTTTATATGCAATATTCATATCAACTCTGCCACTAATACCATTAACTTCGCCGTCGCTGGTGTATTGCCAAATTGCACAATCAAGTTGCGGCTCTTTAACTTGCCATTGAGCAAGCCATTTATCATATTTAGCAAGTCTACTATCATTTAGTTTATTATCAAACCAATTAAGACTTGCATAAATACCAGTCTTATAACCAGCTTCTTTCATAGCATCACAGAAAGTAACACAAAAATCTGCTAATGTTTTATTATCAATATTCCATTGACTGCCGTCTTCGACATCAAGCCATACACCATATACAGGATTATGACCTTTCATTAAGCGCAGAGTATGTTGCACTTCACTTTTTGCTTCTTCCATATTTTGGGCATAAGAATATAAATAAGCACCGTATTTAATTCCTAATCTTTCGCACTCACTTACATTTCTTTCCCATTTATTATCATCTTGACTTTGAATATCAGAACCAAAGCCACATCTTAAAATGGCAAACTGAACACCGTCAGCTTTTACTTTTTCCCAATCAATGTTCCCTTGCCAAGTAGAGACATCAATACCTTTCTTACTCATAAATAAACCTCCATTTATTTATTCCTATTTATAAGTAAGATATAAAAAATTTATTACATTAATCCATTACTAAAATATTTCGTAATTGCAAGTTGTGATATTTTATCTAAATAAGATTCCATTTCTAATTCTGCATCAGTATGCTTAGGATAATACCTGTCGACGGTGTCGTTACACTTTTGCAAATTATCAATAGTTTCTTGTGCTAATTTTCACTTCTTTCATTACATTCACAAATATCACCACTTTCTTTTGGGGTAGTAATATTTATGCTGGTATACTACCAATCCAGCCAAAACAGGCAGGAGGATTATTTTCCTCATGATTTTTTGTGCTTACAATCATAGGCATACCTCCGTCAACTTATATCGCGCCGTGACCTACTTTTGCGCTTTGCCAGTCACCTTAAAGTGGAAACGTCTTTCCCAGTGATTTCTTTACACCTTAGTTTAGGTTACACCACTTTCACATTTATATAACCTGTTTGACAAGTCGCGACCTCGTCGTGGAAGCCTTTAATAGCATACGGATAGCCTTCAGTGTAAAAAGCAATAACTATTCCTCACTTTTCATTGCCAATTTCTTGGCAAAATTTGCAGGCTTGGAACTGCCAATGGCAAGTTTAATAGCGCGGCATTTAGCCGCGATTAGAAAGGAATAATGATAATTTATTATTAAGTAAATCTACGAAGGTATACAACTCTTTACCCTTTCGCCAATACGGCACAATATAAAGTTCATTTTTACCTTCAAGAGTTACATCATTGGGGAAGCTTTGTTTAATAAACCTCAAATAAGTGGGGTAATCTAAGCCTAATACTCGTGCTGGGGCGACATGATAAGAACCACCATTTTTAGTATTGAAAGGAAAATTAGAATAATCCAAGGGAACAATTATACATCGAGACGGGTCATTTTCATTCACTTCTTGCCAAGTAAACCATTTCTTTTTAATCATAGACTTAGCTCACCCCACAGTTCATGTATTCCCAGCACTTCAGTAGGAGTTAATTTTAAATTAAAATCTTCATCTGATAACCTATCTTTATTTTCAATAGTGCCGCGACACTTACTAATATCAATCTCTTTTAATTTGGCTTTATCAATGGGAATATAACCCTCAATAATATATCTCTTGACTGTACTCGGAGATACTCCTACCTCACGTGCCACGGCACTATAATTGTGATTCTTATAATAAAGTTCATTCATTAAAATTTTCATTTCCTGAGTAACAGTCGTTCTGGCCACTTATCTCACTCCATATTTCTTAATTACACGATTAAAATACTTGCCTTTTGACTCAGATGAAATAAAACCGTTAACATCTTCTTGCGGCACATCTGGATAATCATAAACTACAGGATTATTTTTAAAGGTAATGTTTAAAACTTTTGTTTCTGGGTCATACGTAAATTGTTTAATACAAGAGGAATTTTTAATTTCATATGTTTTCTTCATTTAAAATTCATTCCTTTCTTAACTTTCTATATATATTATATCACAATTTTGAAAGAAAATCAAATTTTAATTTTAATTGGAGCACCGACTCAGTTATGCTCTGAGGTCTGAAGATTACAAGTCTACTATTTTACTAATTAAACTATCGGTGCATATTGAGAATAGCGCTCTTACTATTAAGCTACCCACTGAATTGGTGGGGTGGTTCTCGACGTCACATCTCTATTCTCTAATTATAAATAAAGTAGCCTTATTCCCATTTCGGCGTTTGGGCGCCCCTCACCAATATTTGCGTACGCCAAATAAACGGTTGCCCAAGGGATTGGGGTATGGTGTGAAAGGAGGGATTTGAACCCTCACGATATCTCTATCAGGGGATTTTCTTACTACTCTATGTTACCATAGCCAATAATAATATTGTTGTAGTCTGGACTATGTTATTATCATATCTTTTAAAGACTTAGATAGTGGGTATATTTCATAATAATTTTAGGATTTATTAAAATCAATTTTATATTTCATAGAAGGAATAATATATTGTTCAATCATAGGAAAGAATTTCATAGCTTCTTTTTTCCCCATTCTTAAACGATATTTTCCTTTACTTTTATTAAGTTTCCATGTAATATTAAATTGACTTTGAAAAAATCAATAATAACTTGATTTTCTTCTGCGGTAAGATAAGTATTTAAAGTTATTTCTGCCCCACGAGGCTTTCCATCAATTTTTTTAATTGACATAGAACCGTCATCCATATACCACCAAGCAATCCCCTCCAAAGTTAGTTGTTCTAATGCTTCTTTAGAAATTACTTTTTTATTATTAGGATAAAATAAATCAACTAAATATTTTGTTAATTCAGTTGTTTCTGTGGTAAATTGAAATACTGAAGTATTATATTGAGGATAATCATACTTATATGTTTGAAAAGTTTGATTAAAAATTTTCTCAAACCGAGCCTTTTTATACTCAAACCAATCTTTTTGTTTAACAGATTGCCCACAATACAATCTTTTCTCTTTTCTTCCGCAATCTCCACATAAAGTGCCTATTAAAACACCCATGTCTTCTTTGGAGCATAGACATTTGTCCATTTTTATTCCTCCTAAAATTATTATTAGTCTCTACACATTTATCATAATAGAAGATGTTATGAATTTAGCTCGGCGTTGTCTTAAAAAGTAAGAGTTCCACCGAATTAGCCCACTTCTACTTAAAAGTTTCCAATTTAAGCACTCATTTCTGCCAAAGTCCCCTGTGTCTACCAATTCCACCACTTTCACATGAAGTGTCTTATTCAGACACTTTTATTAACGCATAATGACAAATTGGATTACCATAAAAAATAGCAACTTTTTTATCATCTACCTTTTGATAACTAAAATTATTTACATCACTATATTTAGATATAATTTCTTCTATTTGTTCAATACTGCGCACGTTCTTTTTAATTGTAAATTGACTATCTTCACCAACATAAATGAGTACATTAGAACATGAAAAGAAATTATCAACACAATTATCAATTTCAGAAAGTCTATTTTTTGCAATAATTACTCTCTCTCTTGAGTTCCTCAATAATTTTGTTAAATCATAAAAGATATCAGTTAAAATTTTTAGTGTCTTACATCTATTTTTTTCATATTTTACTTGTGCTCTCCGCGCCGCAAGAGTTTTTCCATAACTATAATTAAATGTATCCTCCGGTGCGCACTTAGCAACTCCAATAAATTCATCTGTATTTAAATAAGGATTTTTAGTTCGTATAATTTTAATCAATTCCTTACACATTTTATAAGGAATATTTGTTTTTCTTACGACATAGCGCAATAAATCTGATTTAGAATCATAAATAATTGCCGTAATTTTTCTATTTTCTTCATCAATATTATACTTAACTTTCATAACTTCCTCAATCCTCAATTACAAACTTTCTAATCTTTCCATAAATTTCATCATCAGATTCAACCCAAATGTCACTAAATTCCATAGCATGAAGTACGCCCAAAATAGATTTACCATTAACTCGTAATCCAGTACTTCTATCTGTCAAAATAACATATCCACCAATCTGTGTTGCAATATTTGCAAATTCAGTTGCATCACTAAGTGTGTCAAGTCTAATTTTCATAGGCATAGTCATTCCTCAATTATTAATATTATTATTAGTTTAACCCCATATAAAGTAGTTATCTTTATATGTTAGTTATCCAGTAGAACTACTACTTTCAAACTATCCAACTCCTGAAGGTATTACCTTCATTGAAGGCTTTGGTTCCGGAGGTAGGATTTGAACCCACGACCTCTGGGCAATGAACCCAGCAAGCTACCTAACTGCTCTACTCCGGTTTATAAATGTTGATGTCCAACCACTTCCACAACATCATGACCACTTTAGGCGGGCGTTTTTCTCAATCTATGGAGCCTTGACATTTCGGTTTATCCGCTACGGAAATGTCCAACGCAAACGGGTGGGATTGAGCCACTGGAGCTTAAAATAAGCTATGAACTTATTTTAAACATATTTATTCTTACGTTTGTAAGAACCTTTTCCTTTCTTATTTGGAACAACACCCTTGCGGCGCTTAAATTTAAGATACTCTTGTAATTCTTCCGGTGATTTTTTAAATATTCGTTTATCCATTTTCTCACCTCTCTAATAATATTATAACAAAAATTTAGAAAAATTTCAAATTTTATTTGATAGATTACAAGGTAAATACACCGTTTCCTTATTTAAGTCCGATAAACAAATAATAATAGGTGTTTTTTATTATTTCAAAATACGAACCCCTTGCTATCGACTTCACTATCATGCCGCTGGCTGGAGTATTTCTCCTGGGATTTAAGGTAATTATTACCACCAGAACCTTTTGATACCTCTTGTCAGAATTGAACTGACGACCTTGCGGTACATGGACCACGTGCTCTACCACTGAGCTAAAGAGGCATATGCGGCGGTTGGAGCTTATTTTACTTCGGAGTCCGCCAACCCGAATCTGCTTGCCTCGATTTATTTATAGACTCTCGTGGAATGAAGAAAACCCAAGTCTATGGTGCGCCGCTCGTAATCTTTATGTAGGAGTCACCCTACGGAGTGAGGAGGCGGCATAACCATGTCTCCAACTTATTCCCAGTACCGGATTTGCACTCGATATCTCTCCCTTGATGGGAGTATTTTAACTCTTAAACTAAACTGGGCATATATTATGTAGTATTACAATCATACTACATAGTTTTTCCAAGAGCATTACTAATATAGACATAATTTCCTAAAATGTATGGCATAATTAAATACTTCCATAAATATATTATTAGTTTCATTAGTTAAAATAGTACCACCACGAAAAGGTTGAAACTATGGTACCGCTGGGATGGCTGGATTCGAACCAGCGCGATGACGGATTCAAAGTCCGTTGCCTTACCGCTTGGCTACACCCCAATATGGTTGTGGTAGCCAGAATTGAACTGGCATCTGACGCTTATAAGGCGCCGGCACTCACCATTGTGCTATACCACGATAAAATACAAAGCACTGACATAGTTAAATAAGTATGTATATATTTTGCTGTAAGTGCTTTTCTCATTCACTAATAATATTATAACAAAAATTTACTCATAAATCAATTTTTATAATTTAAAATTTCTTTTCCATTTTCATGGAACCATTTTTCTATGATATACTTCTGGCCGCAAGGTCGATATTGAGATTCACTAAACATAAGACAAATTCTTGGGTGCCTCTGCAACATAAGTAATTGTTTCATATTTTCAGCTAAATTACTAAACCTAAACATAAGTTCATTAAAATTAAGCGCGCTAAGTTGATTATAATATAATTTACAAAATTGACAAGTTTGCGGTGTCTCTTTGCACCATTTAGGTGACATACAAGTATATAACCAATCTTCAGAGGGAATTAATGGGTCGCAACGCAACCCATTGTATATTCCCCTACTATCAATAAATTGCTCTTCTTGCGTCATCATTCCATTATGATACCACCTTGGGTCAAAGTTCATGACCGAAATTGGAATATCATTATTATAGAAATACTTAATTTGCGAAAAATAAGCTGTGCAAATATTTACGCTCATGGAATAACTACCTGCCTATATCGCGGCCCCATAAGTAAATCCTCAATCATTTCCATAACTTTGTAGCTAAGGCTATTTAGTAGAATGGGAAATGAAGATATGCTATTACCAGAAATAAATAAACAATTCTCATTAAGTGTTAAAAATGTTGTTTGTCTTGCTTCTACATTCATAAAAATAATTTTAGGGGGTATATAATTATTATTCGTAAATAATTTACATATAGTGCTATAAAAATCATCGATATTATTTGTTCTATTGAACTCGTCAATCTCATTATCACTAATTGCAATGATTGCTTCCGGCATATCTTCTTGAAGAATATGATTTTCAACACTAATGTCAATAAGTTTATGGAACGCCGCGTAAAGATTAGTACTACCCCAATTACTTGTATTTACCTTTTTTACACAATCATAAATATTATCACTATCCTTAAATTGAATAAATTTAGGTGTTGTGCTAAAGGTCAAAAGTTGATTATGAAAAGCGCCTTTATTTTGTTGTGCAAAATATATTCCCAATCCAAGACTTGACGCCAATGGTCTTTCATCGTCCCAGGTCATACTTGGACTAACATCACAAAAACATAAAACATTAGAATTATCTTTTAGTTGCGGCAAATTATCCCAAGCTAATTTTAATGTTTCATTGTAAGTACTATTATGTAATATCTTGCGCACAATCTCATATGGATGTGTTACACTCATGTTCATTTTCTTATAACCAATTTTCACATCATAAAGATATTTATTAAATCTCTCTTCATCATGAGTATTAAAAGCTCCATAATACTTTACCATAGCTAAAGCGGGGACATTCTCATAATTAATCTTATCCCATTCTTTACTACTCATTTTAGTCTCTACAACATCAATATATTTGCGCAATTTGGACAATGTTTTTCTATAAATAGCTTCTGTTAAATAGAAATGTTCAGCAGTCATCGCCGCCCATTTTTTATGGGTCTTATTACTAACTCTTGGAGACTTTAACCATTTCGCTAAGAGAGTACACTTCTTACCTTCATCCATAGCCTGAATATCCATAATCCATTGGTTGAGTAAATACTCCCACATAATATCCTCACATGGAGTACCAATAAGATAATAATAACTATCATATCTATTGTATGTTCTAATATTATCCATATTCATTACTACAAGAATAGGATTAATCGTAGCTAATCTTTTAAGACAGATGCGGAACGTTCTACGTTCACCTAATCCACCCCTAATATCTCCAATGTAAAATAACATTTTTACCGCTAATTGCGCATTATAAGCATATGCTTCATCAAATAATTTTTTAATTTCTTCTTCTGTTCTATTTCTAAGAGAGCCAGCTTGGCCAAATAAAGTAATAATTGGATTATTAGCTTCACTAAAAGATAGTGCGCCATTCTCCGTTAATTTCTTTTTACTTTCAACATTAATAGCATTACTTAATTTATTCATACATGAATCTCCTTTTCAGTTGATAATAATATTATATCATAAATTTTAGAAATTTTCAAATTTTACTTTTCCGCACTATCTCCTATATAAATGAAAAATATTTTAACACAAAAAGAAAATTCTGTCAAATTTTCACTTGACAGAATTTCGATTTATTGATTTTGTTCTGCTTTCTTTTCTCCGCGGACTCTTTGAATAATCTCACTTACACCAGAAGAACCGCTCATGAGAACTAAAACAGTTAAAATTTGTCCCATAATAGAATTTGCCTCTGTAATTTGTAATCCTGCCATTACATCTAAGTTAAAGCAGAATACACTTGCAATAGATAGAATTGCACTAATTCCAAGAGTTAACCAACGTCCCCAGGATAACCCTTCATAACTTTGCTTAATTCTATCTACTACATACCAAATAACAGATGAAACGGCAACAATAGTAGCTAATATGTCCATAAATTTCACCTCATTTTATTTGATTGACAATAATAAGTAATTTTTAAACATTACTTTACAATTATTCGAGTCATTCAAAATTTGATTTTTCACGAAAATTTTGTTATAATATAATTACAGTGAAAACTGTGGAGGGACATACAGTAGAGCAATCAAGTATGGAGTTAATCGCCCATGCGTTGTATGAGAGAATGCAGCCTTAGGGCTGTAGGTGTTAAGTTAAATACTCACCAGCGATTATTGATAAAACATCATTGGCTCCAAAAAAGGAGTAAAATTATGGCAGGCGCAATAAGTCCATAATGGTAATTAAATAAACCTAAACTTACCTAAGCTTCAAGCTTGGGTTTATTAAGTGTACCCATTTTTAAATTAATATCCCTTGTTTTAAGGTGTGGAACCTTAAGGAGGGAAAAGAGAAAGCGAAACTTCATATTTTCCAAAAAAGGAGTGTATATATGAAATTAATATTTGAAATTACAGAAGATGAATATTTACTTTATCTTAATTGGAAAAAAGAATTAATTAAACAATCTAATAATAATATATTACCATGTGACCATTTTATATTCACGCCGCGCTCTAGTGGTGTGAATGTATCTGTTTTATGTGGTAAAAATAAAATTAAACTACGGGAGAGTAACAATGGAGGAAATTAAATTTGATTTAAGTAAATGGGAAGAACCCGCAGATAAAATGAACGCCGTTTACAGTTTTATTGTAAATCGTGCGGCGGCATTAGACCCAAATATTTATCCCTATATTTGTTTTTCACCAGAAAACAACGCGCGCGGTTGTGTTGCATATTATGTTGCAACGGCAATTACAACTTGTAGAAGATTTATTTTTTATGTTCCAAAATCCGTCAAGAAGTATGCTTATTTCAGTAAGAACAAGAAAATTAAACCTATAAGCAAGTGGCGATTTAATAGAAAAATACGTAACTCCGAATCTATGGTATGGCAAATGTATCCATATGATAATTGTTCTCCTTGTATTTTCGAGGGTATTCCGCAAAACTATATTAACGATATTGCAGAACTATTGTTTAATTTTAAGGAGTCTTAAATGATAAATGTAATTATTCCTATTTATAATAATGACCCAAGAGATTTAAGGCGCGCGGTGCATAGTTGTTTAGCTCAATATAAACCAGTCTTACCACTGATAGTAGACGACCATTCTGATGACTATTTATCTGAACAATATCATGATATTTGTAAAAAATTAAATGTAGCTTATCAAAGATTGGAAGAAAACGGCGGCCCAGGTGTTGCAAGACAATGGGGTATTGACCATGGATATAATACAGATTTTGTGGGGTTTTTAGATGCAGACGATACACTAATGCCGCAATATTCAACATTATTAGAAAAGCCAATTACGCAAGAAGGGCTTGATATTATTACAAGTCATATTATTCATGAGGGGATTGTCAATGTAGAGGATACTCATATTGACGGAACTGAATCATTACCATGGCTACATGGAAAAGTCTACAGGAAAAGTTTCCTAAAGGAAAACAATATTAGATTTCTTGATGATTTACGATTCAATGAAGATGTTTATTTTAATATCTGCGCAATATTTACTACACTTAAATGCGCGACTATCGATAGACAAACATATTGTTGGCATTATAATGTAAATAGTTTGACAAGAAAAGACGACTATTGGGAAACTCGTAAAAAAACTAATGTTGAATATTGTCGTATGTTAGCGCGTGCAATTAATTTTGTATGTGAAAAAGGCGCGACCAGAAATATTGCACCACTATTTGCATGGTTATATAATGCTTATCAATTCCAGCAGAATATTGATAGAAGTAAAATGGAAACTATAGATGTGGAACTTATTAAACAATTTTCTGATAATAAAAAAATTGCAGAAGAAATTAATAAAGATAAGAAGAAGTTTATGCATATGTTGACCATTCGCGCGCACAGTGGTGAAAATGATGAACCGTTCCATGAAAGTTTACAATATTGGTGGGATACAATGGAGGATTTAATTGAGTAAAATAATTACAATTAGCGGCAAAGCGCAACATGGGAAAACAACAAGTGCTGAAATAATTAAAACCATATTAACAGATAAAAATAAAACTGCAATAATTTTCAATTATGGTGATATTTTAAAATTCATTTGCAAAGATTATTTCGGTTGGAATGGAGAAAAAGATGAACATGGACGGCGACTACTTCAATATGTAGGAACTGATTTTATTAGAATTTATGATAGAGATTTTTTTGTAAATATTGGCATCTATATTTTAAAAGTAGTCTTTAGAAGTTATGACTATGTAATTGTCGCCGACTGCCGTTTCCCAAATGAAATTAATGGATTAAAAGAGAAATTTAATGATGTAATAACACTAAAAGTTTTTAGGGAAGATTATGAGAGTAATTTAACTGAAGAACAGCAACAACACCCAAGTGAAATATCATTAGACACTTATTTATTTGATTACATAATTATCGCCGAAAATATTCATGAATTAATCGAAAAATTAATTGACTTTTGTGAAAAAATATGATATAATAATAATAGAAAATATGAAAGAGGTAATTATATGATTAGTTTAGTTGGTGACTATGATTTTCTTAATATGAAAGCACAAAAATATTGGTCTTTCCCTTCAAGTTATGATAAAGAAAAACGGCAACAAACTTTAAACACTATGTTATATAGTAATGAATTTATTGCGGCGGAGAAGAAAGACGGATACTTTGAACTTCTTATTAAAAATGATAACGGCGATATTACTATGCGCGCTAGGGATAAGGGTGTAAATGGTTGGATTTGTAAAGAAGACCGAGTGCCACATTTATTTGACTTCTTCAATAGCTTACCCAATGGAACTGTCCTTGTAACAGAAGTATACCTACCCAATAAAACTAGTAAAAATATTACTAGCATTCTTGGATGTGCACCTGAAAAAGCGATTGCGCGGCAACAGAAAAATGAACCACTTCATATGTATTGTTTTGATTGCTTAGCCTATTCTGGAAAAGTTCTAATTAATACTCCTATCACTGAGCGTATTACTTACTTAAATAAAATTAATTGTGACTATCCGTATGTAGAGCGTGCAATTTATTGGGATAATCCAGAAGATATTCATAATAATTGGCTTGATATTTTGGCAAAAGGCGGAGAAGGTGTAGTATTAACTCGTAAAGATAATTTTTATGAACCAGGTAAAAGAACCGCACGACATACTCTAAAGCTTAAGAAAGAACTTAAGGATACTATTGATGTGTTCCTCACTGGTAAATGGAAAGAGCCAACGAAACTGTATACTGGTAAAGAAATTGAGACATGGCCTTATTGGTATGATGATATTACAGATACATATATTAACACCACATTGAATAGTGTTACTAATATTGACGGTTTTACACCAGTTACACGTTTATATTTTTATAACATGGCCGGCGCAGTCGAAATTGCCACTTATATTAATGGTAAAGAAACTCCGATTGGTTGGATTTCAGGTATTGATGATGAAGTAAGATTAAAAATTGTTGAAGATTCAAGTCAATATAGGGGCAAGGTTGTAGAATTACAAGCCATGGAAATTGATAGGAGTAATGCAATTCCCACACTTCGTCATGCTAAAATTGTAAAATGGCGGCCGGATAAGAATAAAGAGGATTGTATATGGCATTAAGTAAGGGAGAAGAATTAATTAAAAATATCTTAGAGCGGGAAGGGATATCTTTTAAACGGGAATATTCCTTCCCGGATTTATTATCTTTTAAAAAGAAACCTCTAAGATTTGATTTTGCTATTATAGAAAATGGAAAAGTTACGGCGCTTATTGAGTGGGACGGACAACAACATTATGAATATATAGAACATTTTTCTAAAAACAAGCAGAAATGGAATTATTTGCGCGCCAACGATGTTAAAAAATGCCGTTATGCTTTAATGAACAATATTCCATTATATCATATTCCATATACGCAAATTGATAAAATTTATACATCAAAAGATATTTTTAATGAAAGTTTTAAAATCAAAAATAAATTCGACCTAATGAACAGGTATATTGAACGCACAACTAAAATTTGATTTTAAATGAAAATTATGATATAATATAATTAGAGGTGAGAAATGGAAGTAATTATTATTTTAATTATTTCCATTGTTTTATTTATTATATTATATAAAAAAGAAGTAATTAAGAATTTAAGTTATAGGAGTAAGAAATATTTAGAATTAAATAAAGAAATAGAGGGATTAGAACAATGGAAATCAAGATTAAATGAAGATATAAATAATGCGCAAGCATTAATAAAACATTTAATCAACGAAAATGAACAAATTGCTAAAGAACAATTAGATAAAGAAATTACCGCAATTAGAGTATTAAAAATGAAACAGTTAGATGAAGAACAGAAAGAAAAAATTCAACAATTACTCAACGAAGAAGAAAACATTAAATTACAAATTGAGCCGCTTCGTCAAGAATTGTTAGAATATGAATCTAAGCAAAATGCTATTATTGCGGCGAAAAAGCGCGAAAGAGAAATTGAAAATAATAAACAATTTCATTCAATTCAATTATCGCAAGAAGCCATTGAAGATATTTCTTTTTTACGGCAAATACTTCAACAAATACATAAAAAAGAAATAATCTCTAAAATAATTTGGGAAAATTATTATATGGTTCCAACTAAAGATATGTTGAAAAGAGTTATTGGAAATGATAAAAAATGCGGCGTTTATAAAATAACAGATATTAACACTAATGAATGTTATATTGGACAATCAGTTGATATCGCCGCGCGATTACAACAGCATATAAAAGGAACTCTTGGAATACAATCTATAGCAGACCAATATGTTCATCATATTATGGCAGAAAGAGGAATCGAAAATTTTCTTTTTGAAATTATTACTCTATGCGAAAGGAATCAATTAAATACTATGGAAAAATATTATATTAATTTTTATAAAAGTAATGAATATGGTTGGAATATGACAAAGGGAGGGAGTTAATTGATAGAGTTAAGTGATGAACAAAAAGCAATAGTTTACGCACCAATTACAGAAAAAACTATTGTTTTATCTACCGCCGCAAGTGGAAAAACAGCTTGTGTAGTAGAAAGAGTAAGAGCACTTCTCCGCGCAGGAATAGAACCAGATAAAATTGTATGTATTACATTTACAAACAATGCGGGAGAAGAAATGAGAAAAAGATTGGGTGATGATTTTAGAGACGGTCTTTTCGCAGGAACATTACATTCCTATGCCAATATGTTATTAATAAGTAATGGCATTGATACTTCTAGAATTAGAGAAGATGAAGATTTTGACCAATTAATAACTATGATAAGTATGTATCCAGAGGTAATTAGACCAATAGATTATTTAGTATGTGATGAAAGTCAAGATTTAAATATTTTGCAATTTGAGTTATTAGATATATTAAATCCTAAAGCTTGCTTAATTGTTGGTGACCCGCGCCAAAGTATTTATGATTTTAAGGACGCAAGACCAGATTTAATTGTATCTTTAACACAAAATCCGCAATACACAGTGCGCGAATTAACTCAAAATTATAGAAATGCAAAAAATATATTGGAATTAAGTAATCATGTTATTAAAACTATGAAAGACGTACCGCAAGCTGAAGAGCCTACGTGCATGAGAAAAGAAACAGGAATTATTAAAAAAATAGAAAAGACAAATGTAGTTAAATTAATTAAGGAAAATAGTAGTATTGGACATTACGGAGATTGGGCAATTCTTTGCCGTGCTAATCATACAATAGATACGTTATTAAGAAAATTAATTAAAGCAGGTATTCCGGCGATTACTTTTAGACAAGCTCAAGGTGATTTGCAAGCTCTACACGATAAAATGCTTAGTGATACTGTAAAAGTATTAACTATTCATTCAAGTAAAGGTCTTGAATTTAACAAAGTTATTGTATATGATGTATTTAAAACAGGCGCGGAAAATATTAGATTAAATTATGTAAGCTTTACTCGTGCAAGAGATGAACTATATATGTGTTATAAGGGGTGATATAGTTGTCATATGACGCAAATTCAATACAACAATTAACGTTCCGAGAAGGGTGTAGAAAAAGAATTGGCATTTATTTAGGCAGTGCCGATAATAAAGGTGTTATTAATGGTTTACTTGAATTAGTTAATAATGCTACTGATGAAGCTTTAGTATGTAAGACAGCAAATAAAATTGAAATTAACGTATGGAGTAATAAAGCTTCTGTAAGAGATTATGGGCGTGGTATGCCGCATGGAAAAAATGAATTTACTGATGAAGTTATGATTAATTTATTAACTGAGAATCATAGTGGTGGTAAATTTGATGATAATTCATATGGCGGTAAAAGTAGAGGATTAAATGGTACAGGAAGTGCTGCAACTTGTTGTTCATCAGATTGGTTTAATATAACTAGTTATAGAGATAATGCTGCCTGGTATATGGAATTTAAAGAAGGAATTCCACAATTTTCAGCATGTAAAAAACTACCCCTTAATAATACCCCTTATGGAACATATATTGAATATCAACCGAGTCAAGAAGTTTTTGCCGCAGAAGATATTAAATTTGATTATGCCGCTATATGTCAAATTATTAAAGAATATTCTTACTTCAATAAAGGTGTTACTTTTATTGTTAAGGATATGGAAAATAATACAATAAATAAATATATTAGCAATAATGGTCTTATCGATTTTGCTAAAGAAAATATTCCTAATCCAATAAATAAAAAACCCCTATATACTAAAATTAGTGAAAACGGTATAGATGTAGAAATGATTATACAATGGACTACTGGTAGTGAGAAATTTTATCTTTTCAGTAATGGAGGTGAAAATCCAGACGGAGGAACACCAATTACCGGTATTCGCACAGCTATTACTAACTTTATGAAAAAACATTTAACTAATGAAATTAATCCAGAATTAGGCAGAGCTGGACTTGTATATATCTGTTCTATTAATATGAAGAATCCTATATATAATGGACAGATTAAAAGTAAAATTACAAATCCAGAATTGCGCGGATTATGTCAAAGAATCACCACAACATTATTGAATGATTTTGCAAAAACTTCTGAATTTAAAGTTATTATTGACATGATAACAAAACTTAATAAAGCAGAACGTGCGGCAGAGAGAGCAAAAACAGCGGTATTGCAAGCAACAAAAGATATTGAGAAAAATCAAAAAAGAAAAGTATTTGCAAGTGATAAGTTAAAAGATGCTGAATTTCTTGGACAAAATAGTATTCTATTAGTATGCGAAGGTGATTCAGCACTTGGAGGGATGTCACAAGCTCGTGACCCAAAATCTTATGGTCTTATGGCAATTAGAGGAAAAATTATTAATGCTCTTTCAAATGAAGAAGATAAGATTATGAATAATGAAGAAGTGAAACTATTATTCAGCGCGCTTAATATTATCCCAAATAACTATAGTAACAAGAAGTTAAGGTATGGAAAGCTTGCGATATGTAGCGATTCAGACTCCGATGGCTATCACATAGGCCTCTTAATCATGTCACTACTATATAAATATGCTCCTAATTTTATTAAAGAGGGGAGATTATGTTGGCTTAGGTCGCCGCTATTTATTGTTGAAAATGGTAAAAAGAGACAATATTATTTTAATGATGAAGAATTTAATCAGGCAAAGAACAGTGGAAAGGTACATGGTGAAGTCCACAGAGCTAAAGGTCTTGGCGCGCTTGAACCAATAGAAGCGCATGAATCAATGTTTACTAAAGAATATCAAAGATTAGATGTATTAAATCCAGATAACGAAAGTTTTTCTTTACTTGAATCTTTAATGGGCAATCAAATAGAAGCACGAAAACAATTTGTATTTAATAATATTGATTTTAATGAGATTAAGGAGTAATTCATATGGAAATGACAAAAGCCATTGAAGATAGTTTTATTCAATATGCCGGCGCCGTATTACAAAGTAGAGCATTAGTAGATGCAAGAGATTGTTTAAAGCCTTCAGCACGACAAATTTTTTATTCAATGTATCGCAATAAATATATTCATAGTAAACCATATGAGAAAACAAATGCGCCTGTAGGCGATGCTATGAAAGATTTTTATATTCATGGTAATACTTCATGTGTTGGCATTATGATGCGCGCGGCACAAAATTTCGCTATGCGTTATCCCTTATGTGAAGTAAAAGGTAATGTAGGTACCCTTATTGAGTCTGGTAACTGGGCCTCTGAACGATATACCAGTACAAGATTATCTGAAATTTCTGATTATTTATTCCGCGACATTAATAAAGATGCTATTACAACTTGGAGAGATAATTATGCAGATAATCTTCAATATCCAAGTGTATTACCAAGTAAAGGGTTCTATAATATTGTAAATGGAACACAAGGTATTGGAGTTGCGGTTTCATCTTCTATTCCACAGTTCAATTTGCGCGAAGTTAATGAAGCTTTAATTAAACTCATGTGGAATCCAAATAGTACATTTGAAGAATTATATTGCGCGCCAGATTTTGCAACTGGCGGCATTATTATCAATGAAGATGAAGTAAAAGAAAGTCTTAAGAATGGCACTGGTAAAGCTTGTCAAATTCGCTCAGTAATAGAATACGACAAAGATGACAACTGTTTTGTTGTTACTCAGATACCATATAGTGTATATACAAATACTATTTGCAATCAATTAGAAGAAATTATTAATAAAGATGAAAATCCAGGTATTGAGCGCTTTAATGATATGACTGGCGTAACTCCATATATTAAAATTTATCTAAAGAAAAAAGCAATTAAAGAAAAAGTTCTTGATTATTTATTTAAGAATACATCTTTACAATCATGGTATGGAATTAATTTAATCATGTTAGATGAAGGTAAGTATCCAAAAGTATTCACCTGGAAAGAAGCACTTGAAACTTATCTTAAACATCAGTATAAGGTATACACTAATGTTTTTCAAAAAGAAATTCACACTTTAAAAGAAAGACTTGAGATTGTAGAAGGAATTTTAATTGCATTAGCTTCTATAGAAGAAGTTATTGAGGTTATTAAAAATAGTAATAGTGCGGCAGAAGCATCAAAAGCTCTTTGTAATAGATTTCTTTTAACAGTTAAACAAAGCGATGCAGTATTGTCAATTAAATTAGTAAAATTAGCGCACTTAGAAATTGAAAAATATGAAAAAGAAAAGAACGATTTACTCAAAGAAATTGCGCGAATTACTAATATTTTAAATGATAATACACTATTAAAAAAAGAAATTGAAAAAGATTTGCGGAATGTAATTAATAAATTTGGCGATAAAAGACGAACTCAAGTATTTAATTATGGGAATAATTCACAAGAGAAAATGTATTATTATACATATGACGGAAAATGTTATTTAAATGAACCTAAAGAAGGTTACATTGTGGCTTTGCCGCGCAATAAGGAAGTATGTGCAATTACAAAAAATGGATTAGTATATCGAAGTAATGATACACCTTTGCGCGCGAAGAAAATTTTCCCAGTTGACGACAATGATACTATTATCAACGTAGTACCCTACAATGAATCCAACTATTTAATCATTGTAGACAATGAGAAACATTTTCGATGTAAAGAGATGTCAACTCTTCACTTAAAAAGGACAACCCTTAGTTTAAGTAATATTACGAGAGCAGAGGTTTCGCAAGATAGAATTTCAAAAAATGATTTCAAATTTTGATTTTTTATTAAAATTATGATATAATATTTATATAAACAAAAAACAATAAAAATTTTAGGAGATGTAAAATGAGTACAAAATTAACACCAAAAGCAAAGGCAGTTCTTGATTATGTTCGTGAGCACGATACTGGAGACGGCGTTACCATGGCAGAAATTGCTGAGGGAACTGGATTAACCATTAAGGCTTGCGGACCTCTCGTATGGACTTCTCTTAAGGAAAAGAAAGACGGCTCTCGTCCCACTCTTGTAACTTACGAAAAGAGAACTGTTGAAGGTCAGGAAAAACCAGTAGGTTTTGTTCATATTACTGAAGAAGGAAAGAATTGGGTAGACCCTGTAGAAGAAGTAGCTGAATAAAAATAATAAATAATAAGAGGTAATTAAATGTTAAAAGAAATGGTAAATAATGTAGTAGTAGAAGGTCTATTATCTGAAATTAATTTAAAGAAACTTGAGTACACAAAAGACGGCGAAAAGAAGAAAGGAATTAATGGCAATATTAAAATTAAAGTTGTTATTCCTTTTGACGGTGAAGATAAGATTCTTGAAGTTCCCGTGTATTTCTTTGCCAGTGAGTTAACAAATAAAGGTAACACTAATCCAGCGTACGCTAACCTTGAAACAGTAATTGATACTGGTAATTCTATTGCGGCGGTAGGAGAAGATAATGCAAGTGCTGTAAGAGTTATTGGTACAGTTCGTATGAATGAATACTTTACTCCCGACGGGCGCTTTATTAATATGCCAAGAGTAAATGCTTCTTTCGTTAATTTTATTAAGAGAGAAGATATGGATATGAAGGCACAATTTGATGCCGAAGTTTACATTACTAAAATGGTAATGGATACCGATAAAAATGGTATTGAAACTGGTGTACTTAGAATTTATGGTGCAAATATTGGTTATAATGATTATACAGATGTTATTCCGATTATCACTAATAATCCTAAATACGTTGACGCAATTAAGGCAACATATCGAGAAGGAGATGTTATTAAACTTTCCGCTAAGTTAGATTTTTCTAACAAGGTCATTAAGACTTATGAAGAAGTAGCGATTGGTGAACCTATTGAGCATACTCGTACAGTATCCACCAATGACCTATATATTACAGGCATTGGTATTTCTAATAATGCCGCTTCTTATTCTCCTGATGATATTAAGGCTTGCTTAACTGCGCGTGAAAAGCGTATTAATGATAGAAAAGAAAAGGCAAATAAGAAACCTGCTTCTAATGGAACTAAAGTAAGTGCAGCTAACTTAGGATTTTAAGTGTGGTGATTGAATATGGCAGTAATTAATATTATGAATATTAAACCGACTACTATTAGCAGGAGTATTCGAGATAAGTTCCTCTTGCTCTATGGCTTGCCTAAAGTTGGAAAGACTAGTTGGGCCGCGAATATTCCAAATAATTTATTCTGTGCAACAGAGGTTGGTTATCACGGGATTAATGGTATTACCGCCGTTGATATTCAATCATGGAGTGATTGGAAATTAGTATTAATGCAATTAGAAAGACCAGAAGCCTTAGAGCATTATAAAACCGTAACTATTGATACTATTTCAATCTTATATGACCTGTGCGTAAAATATATTTGTGACCAAAATAACGTAGATACTATTGGAGATATTCCATATGGTAAGGGATATGCGTTAGTTTCTCAAGAATTTGCTTCTTCATTAAGAAAAGTAACACAAATGGGTCTTGGATTAATTATGCTTGCACACGCAAATATTCAATATGTTGCCTTAGACGGAGATGAAGATAAAGTAGTAGAACAAGTATCTCCTAAAATTGATAAAAGACCATTTGATATTGTAAATCAATTAGCTGATATTATTGCATATATTAAAATGGATTTTGATAAAGATAATAATGTGACAAGAACATTAATTACGCGGCGCACACCATATATTGTTGCTGGTTCACGTTTTAAATATTTAGCACCGGAAATTCCATTTGGATATGATGAATTAGTAAACGCATTATTAGAAGCGATTGACCTCCAAGGAAAAAATGATGGTGCGAAAATTGTAGATGAAACAGAACATCATTCTATTGTTACTAATAGACGTCCATTTAGTGAGACTATTGCAGAAGCGCAAATCTTATGGCAGAAATTAGTATCAGATAGTCCAGAAAATGCAGAAATTATTTTGAGTAAAGTAAAAACACTTTTTGGAAAAGAAATGAGACTTTCTGAAATCCCCGAAAGTCAACAGGATTTATTTGAAATTCTTATTGAAGATTTAAAGAAGATGTAACAAACAAGCGGGATAGGTAATACCTTCCCGCTTATTTTATCTAAGGGGATAATGTATGAAAATTTATACTTGCCGATATTGCGGGAAAAAATTTGAGGCGAAAGAAGAAGAAAAGGGTATAACATGGTTTGAAAGGTCAAAAGGTTGGAACTATCATATGGAGTGTTGGAAATATCTTAGTGATATAAAAAATGATAAAACAGATGAACAATGGATAGATATGATATTTGACCTTATTAAAAGAGAAATTAAAGGTGAATATAATTATCATCAAATAATTTCTCAAGTTAATGCTTTGAAAAAGAAAGGAAGAACTTCAAAAGGAATATATTTTTCTTTATATTATTTTTTCATTATTAAAGAGAATGTTTGGAAACAAGAATATGGTATCGGTATTGTTGATACCATATACGAATTATCAAGTCAATATTGGATAAATCAAGAAAATAAAAATAAAGGCTTACTTGATGAAATAGTCAAATTACAACAAACAAAAAAGACTATCATTAAACCGCGAAAAAGAAATAAAAATATATGGAATTTAGAAATTCCAGAATAAAGGAGGAATATCTTGGCAGAAAAGTCAACAGAAATGCAATTATTGGCTACTCTTATGAATAATCCAAAATTGCTTTTACAAATTGATAAATACCAAATAGATATAAATGATTTCTCTGAACCAAGATATAGAGATATTTTTTGGGCAATTCATAGTTTAGCTCCTCAAGCCACTGGTAGTTTAAAACCATATGAAGTAGAAGAACTTCTAAAGAAAAATCCAAGAACCAGTATGTATTTAGAAAATGGCGGCAAACAAATTTTAATCGATTTAGAAAGTTTTAATGTAAGTAATTTTGATATTACTTATATGCAATTTAAACGAGAAAATTTACTTGAAGAGCTACAGAAAGCAGGACTTCATAAGAGATATTTTGTAGAAAATGCTAATATTAACACTCCTGAAGCTGAAATAGATGAAGCAATAGTAAATGAAACTCCACAAGATATTCTTAATAATATTGAAAAAGGATTTACACATTTAAAGAGTAAATATATGCTAAAAGATACTTCATCTGTTCAAACATTGGCGAATGGTATGGAAGAATTATTAGATGAATTACAAGAAAAACCAGAAATAGGATACTCTTTACAAGGTGATTTATTTAATTATATAGTTAGCGGTGCTATGGAAAAAAGATTTTATTTGCGAAGCGGGGCAAGTGGGATAGGAAAAACTCGTTCTTGTATGGCCGATGCCTGTTATTTAGCATTTCCAGTTAGATATGATTGGTCGCGTAGACAATGGGTAAATATTGGTAGCTCAGAAAAAGTTTTAGTTGTTATTACCGAACAAGATTTTGATGAAGTACAAAAAATGGCATTAGCTTATATTAGTGGAGTAAATGAATCAACTTTTAAACGTAATCAAACATCCATAGAACAAAAAAAAATCTTGCGGCAAGCCTTAGAAATATTTAATGAATATGAGAAAAACTTTTTAGTTGTTAGGGTACCCAGTCCAAGTATAAGTCTAATTAAACAATTAATTAGAGAACAAGTAATTATAAATGATATCCATTTCGTATTTTATGATTATATTTTCATAAGTCCCTCATTATTAAATGAATTTAAAGGCGCCGCACTAAGAAATGATGAAATTCTACTAATGTTTAGTGATGCTTTAAAACAATTAGCCGTTGAATTAAATATTTTCATTATGTCAAGTACACAGGTAAATGCCAATGCAGACAAGAGTAATGAAATACGAAATGAAGCAAGTTTAGCTGGTTCTCGTGCTGTTATTAATAAAGCTGACATGGGCTGTATTGCGGCAAGACCAAGTAAAGAAGAATTAAAAACATTAGAATCAATTTCGGCACAATTAGATTGTGAACCAAATGTAGTAACAGATATATATAAATTGCGCGGAGGCGAAAATACTCAAGTTAGGATTTGGTCATATATGGATTTAGGAACGCTTAGAAAGAAAGATTTATTTGTAACAAATTCTCGACTTGAGCCGATTGATATTCAATATGACGGTGTAACTTTAGGATTAACAGAAGAACAAGAAGAAAAAGTATTAGAAATATTAACGAGGTTAAATACAAAATGATAAATAGACAAGAATTAAGAGAAACTTTAACAGAGGAAAATATTATACATTTAATGAAACTTCTTGGTTGTTCTGAGTTTAAAGATAATAATACATATATACAATTTAAAACAATATGTCATAATATCAATGAAGATACTGCGGGATTTAATTTATCGTACTATAAGAATACGCATAGATTTTATTGTTTTAGTTCTTGTTACACTATGGATATATTTACTTTAATTAAAAAGCGCTGGCAATTAGTAAATAGTGAAGAAGATGTAAGCTTTAATAATATTGCCTATTGGGTGATGAATCATTGTGATATTAATTTAGATAATAATGAACCAATGGTAGATTATCAAAGTCCATTGAATCCAAATGATTATAAGAATAAAACTATTGAAGTAATTCTTCCAGAAAAAAATAAAAATGTTCTTGATACTTTTTCTAATTATCATTGTATTGAGTGGCTAAATGATAATATTAGTGATGAAGCTATGACTAAATATAATATAAAATATTCAATAAGTCGTAATGCGGTTATTATACCTCATTATGATGTTCATGATAGATTAATTGGAATTAGACGTCGCGCGCTAAATCCAGAAGAACAAGATGATAAATATAAGCCAATATTTATAGAAAATGTTAGTTATAGTCATCCATTGAGTTATAACTTGTATGGATTAAATTTAGTTAAAGATGAAGTAAAACGCCGAAAAACTATTATTATCGCCGAAGGAGAGAAGGCATCTTTACAAGGATATACAATGTGGGGCAAGGACAATATCGTTGTATCATCTTGCGGCAATAAAATTAATCGTTGGCAAGTATTTTTGATTATGAAATACTGCTGTCCAAATGAAATTATTATAGCTTTTGATAAGGGATTAGATTTTGATAAAGTGGAATCTATGTGTAAGAAATATTTATATTATTGTAATTTTTCATATACATATGACCATAGTAATGAATTAAGGGATAAGGAAAGTCCTTTAGATAGACCAGATTTAATAGAAAAATTACTCAAAACAAGAGTAAGAGTGAGGTAATCTTTGGAAGTAGAGTTGAAATATAATGTACAAAAACCTTATATAGATAATCTTATTAAAGAAAGGGGAATTGATAATGTAATAACTTTTCTTAATCCACGTGAAAGTGATTTAGAATCTCCATGGGATTTACAATATATGGACGATGCAATTCAAACGATTAAAATTATGAATGGAGTTAAAACAGCAGTTCTTGTTGACTCCGATTGCGATGGGCAGTGTGCGGCGGCGATATTAATAAATTACTTTAAAAAAGTATTTCCTGAATGGAAAATGGATTATATCTTACATGATTCTAAAGGTCACGGTCTTGAAGATATAGAATCTAAAATTAACATTGATGATTATGAATTATTTTTTATTCCAGATGCGGGAAGTAATGATGATGAAATTTTTATGAGGCATAAGAATACGTTCTTTATTGTACTTGACCACCATATCAGAAGTAATAATACATCTGAAATTCCACCTAATGCAATTATTGTAAATAATCAATGTAGCTGGGCTTATAAAAATAAATCACTAAGCGGTGCTGGAGTTGTTTTCCAATTTTGTAAAGCAATAGATGAAAAATTACATATCGCCGCGGCAGATGAATATTATGATTTTGCCGCAATAGCCATTATTGGTGACGTTATGGATATTACTACCCCAGAAAATAGATATATTGTAAGTAGGGGCTTAACTCAAATTTTACACCCTTTCTGGAAATATTTAATTGAAAAAAATAGTTATAGTTTAGGAGATACTTTGACGCCTACTGGTGTTGCTTTTTATATTGTACCTTCTATAAACTCAATGTGCCGCCTTGGAGCGATGCCCGAAAAAGAAAGAATGTTTGAAGCTATGATTTATCCAGACAAAATAGTAAAGAGTAATAAGAGGGGGCATAAGGGCGAAGAAGTAAATATCATAGAAGAAGCATATAGGGAAATGGTAAATACAAAAGCTAAGCAAAAGCGTATGCAAGAAAAAATGGCGCAACTTTGTGAAAAGCAAATTACAGAGAATGATTTGGAGAACAATAAAATCTTAACTATTGTTCTTGATGAAGAATTTGATGATATGCCGCCAGAAATAAATGGATTAACGGCGACAAAATTAAGTAATGATTATAGAAAGCCAACTTTAATTGGTAGAGTTAATGATAATGGGGAATATAAAGGTTCTATTCGAGGTCTTAATTCAATTAAAATGCCTCCATTTAAGGATTTCCTTTTGTCTAGTAATCTTATGGAATGGATAGAAGGGCATCAACAAGCTGCGGGTTATTGCATGAAAGAGAAAAATTTAGAAAAATTAATTACCTGGGCAAATGATGAATTAAAAGATGTAGATATGAACGCAAAAATGTGGCAAGTTGATTTTCAAATGCAAGCCAATGATGAAAATTTGCCAGAATTAATTGAAAATATGGATAGATTAAAAACTCTATGGGGACAAGGCTTTCCAGAGGCGTTAATTAATATAACTAATCTTATCGTACCGAGACAAGATATATCTGTAATAGGTAAAAATGTAGATACTGTTAAGATTAAACATAATAATATTGTATATATGTTCTTCAAAAGAAATCAAGAAGAGATTACAAAACTATTACAATATGGTACAGCCATGTTTAATATCGTCGGGACGGCGAATTTAAATGTTTTTAATGGAGTAATTACGCCGCAAATTTTTGTAAGTGATTATGAAATAAAGGATTATACTTACGGATTTTAAGAAAGTGAGGTAACAATGTACGCATCATTACATAATCATGATGAAATGTCTAATATTAGACTATTAGATTGTATTATTAAGCCAAAGGATTTATTAAATAAGGCTCATGATTTACAAATGAGCGGTATAGCGATTACAAATCATGAATGTTTATCATCACTATTGAAAGCAGAGCAATATATTAATTCAATGCGCGAAAAAGATGAAATATGGAATAAGATGAAATTTATTCGTGGTAATGAAATATATTTGTGCCGCAACGGCATGAATAAAGATAATTTCATGAGAGGAGAAGATAGATTTTTTCACTTTATCTTACTTGCTAAAGATTACGAAGGTATGACACAATTAAGGCAATTAAGTAGCCGCGCATGGAAACGTTCATATCAATATTATATGAGAAGAGTTCCAACTTATTATCAGGATATTATTGATGTTATTGGCAGTAATCCAGGTCATATTATTGCAAGCACAGCTTGTTTAGGTTCGCAACCAAATGTAAAATTTTTACAAGTATTAGATGAAAAAATAAGCGAAGATGAAGCTATGTCATATAATGAAGCATGGATAAATAGATTAAATGAAATTATAGGTAAAGAGAACTTATATATAGAGCTACAACCTGGTATATCTAAAGAGCAAATTTATTGTAATAATAAATTAATTGAATTAAGTGACGCGACTGGTAATAAAGCTATTGTTACAACCGATAGTCATTACTTAAATAAAGAAGATAGAGAAATTCATAAAGCTTTCCTTAAAAGTAAACCAGGTGATAGAGAAGTTGATGATTTCTATGAAGCAACATATGTAATGAGTGAAGATGAAATTCATGAGCGCATGAATGAACATATTAGTGAACAGAAAGTAAATGAATTACTTGAAAATACAAATATTATCGCTGAAAGAATAGAAGATTTTACACTTGAGAAACCTTTAAAAATCCCTTATCTACCAAAAGTTCAATTTGATATTCCAATATCTATTGATGAACAAGTGGTCGCCGCGATTCCTAAATTGAAAGATTATCTAAATAGTAATATTGCAAATAAACAATTTGCCGCGCGATTAATTCAATTTATGAAGAAAAGTGATAATCCAGGAGAAGAACCTCGTTATAAGATAAAGAACAAAGCTGACCGCATGAATATGGAATTAGAAATTATATGGGATAGCGGCGTAAAACAAAAAGTTGATTGGTCTAAATATTTTTTACAAGTATCAGATTATATAAAAATATATTGGACATTAGGCAATTCTTATACTTGTCCTTCAAGAGGCTCTGCTGGTGCAAGTTATGTATGTTATGCTATGGATATTACACAAATTGACCCAACAAGAGAAAAGGCAAATCTTTACTTTCAACGTTTCATGAACCCAGAAAGAGCAAGCGTGTTAGATATTGACATAGATATAGAGAGTGTTAGAAGAAATGATTGCATTAGTGCGTTACAATCAGTATATGGTAAAGAACATGTTACTCGTGTTGCAACTTATAAAACAGAAAAAGCTCGTTCAGCTATATTAACTGCCGCAAGAGCATTAGGTGTAGATGTAGACGAAGCAAGATATATTACAAGTTTAATTAAAAGTGAAAGAGGAATTCAATATACCTTAACTCAAACTTATTACGGTGACGAAGAAAATGAAATTCCCCCAAATAAAACTTTTATTAAGACGATGGAAGAATATCCAGAATTATGGAATATTGCAAAAACGATTGAAGGACTTGTAACAGGTATTGGAGTTCATGCTGGTGGAGTGGTAATAACTGAAGAACCAATAGAAGAGATTTGTGGCGTTATGATGGTCACAAGTAATGATTTAGTTACGGCTAATGATTTACACGAAATTGAAAGTGAAGGACTAATAAAAATAGACCTTCTTGCGACGGAAGGCTTGACCAAAATACGTACTTGTATTGATTTATTATGTGAATATGGGTATGTTACACCTGAAAAGACTCTTCGTGAAACTTATGAAAAAGTTATTGGTATATATAATCTTAATAGAGAAAACTTAGATATGTGGAAAATGGTTTGGAATAATGAAATTGTATCTTTATTTCAAATGGAACAGCAAAGCGGCACTCAAGGTATTGCATTAACACATCCACAAAGTGTAGAAGATTTAGCTACTTTAAACAGTGTAATTAGATTGGCAAGCACCGATAAAAATAAAGAAAGACCATTGGAAAAATATAAAAGATTTAGAGAAAATCCAAATGATTGGGATAAGGAAATGAATCGATATGGACTTAATGAACATCAAAAAGAAATGTTACATAATATGTTTGATACATCTTATGGAATTAGCGCACAACAAGAGGATTTATATCAATTAATGTTGTGTCCAGAAATTGGTGGATATTCATTCGGTATGGCAGATAAGCTTAGAAAAGCTGTAGCTAAAAAGAGTCCAAAAGATTATAAAGCTTTTGAAGAACAATTTTGGAAAGATGTAGAGGAAAATAATAGAGATAAGAGATTATGTAATTATATTTGGAAAGAAATGGTAGAGCCGCAAAAAGGGTACAGCTTTAACCTAGCTCATACCCTTTCCTATTCATTCGTAGCTCTTCAAGAAATGAACCTTGCATATTTTTACCCAATTATTTTTTGGAATACAGCAAATCTTATTGTCGATAGCGGCGCGACTTATGACATCAACTTTGATGAAGAAAATGAACCTGACGAAAAGGAAACTGAAGAAAAACTTAATGAATACGAAGCAGAAGAAGAAACTAAAGCTATAGTTAGTAATTTTGGTAAAGTAGCAAGTGCAATAGGACGTATGCAACAAAAAGGAATTAAAGTATTGCCGCCAGATATTAACCAGTCAAGATATACTTATACATTAAATGTAGAAGAAAATACAATTCGATATGGTTTAACTGGTATTGTTCGAGTGGGTCATGATTTAGTTGACCAAATATTAAAGAATCGACCATATGAAAATATTATTGATTTTATGAATAAAGTTAAAGTAAATGTTTTACAAATGGTAAGTCTTATTAAATCAGGAGCATTTGATTCTTTCGGCACAAGACAAAATATAATGAAACAATATTTATACTCCATTTCTGAAACAAAAAATAAATTAACATTACAAAATGCAGGTATGTTAATTAATTATGGTTTGCTCCCAGAATCTTTATCTTTTGAAATTAAAGTATTTAATTTTAATAAGTATATAAGAAAATTTAAAGATAAAAGTACTGATTTAATTACATTAGATGAAATTAGTTTGCCGTTTTATGAATCTAATTTCAATGTTGATTTATTAAGAATTAATGATAATGTAACTACTATTTATGCGCCAGAATGGAAATCAATTTATGATTCATATATGGACCATATTAGAAACTATATTAAAAAGAATCATGATGACTTACTTGAGGCATTAAATAATAAAATTATTGCCGACAAAGTGAATAAATATGCGCAAGGAAGTTTAGAAAAATGGTCTATGGATAGTGTTTGTTTTTATCAGAATAAGCATGAACTTGATGATATTGATTTACAATCTTATGGTATTGATAATTTTTATGACTTACCAGAAGAGCCACAAATAGATTATTCATTTGAAGCAAGAGACGGACACACTGTTAATATTTACAAATTAACTCATATTGCCGGAACTGTAATAGACAAAAATAAAACTAAAAATCAAATTACACTACTAACTACTGACGGAGTAGTCATTGTTCAAGCTTATGGCGTTTTTCCGCAATATGATAAACAAATAAGCCAAGTTAATAATGATGGTAGTAAAACAATATTAGAAAAATCATGGTTTACTCGTGGCAATATGTTAATTGTTAATGGAATGAGAAGAGGTGAAAATATATTTGTAGCAAAGAAATATGCAAAACAAGTAGATTTACATCATTTCTTACTTATCAAAAGGGTGTTAGATAATGGGGCATTAGATATTCAAGAAGAAAGAATGGAAGTTGCTGGATGATAATAGGATTATATGATTATGATTTAATAACATTAAAACAGCCCCTCGTATTTAATCTTGAATTAATGAAAATGTCTTATTTAATCAAACATAAATCAAAAAATACAGTACAAATGATGCGCAAATGGAAAGATAGTTTATTTTCTAAAATATATGTTGAAAAAGATTATAACGACGGCGTTTATCCAGAATATATAATCTCTAATGAAAAAGTTGAATTTAATGGTAATGTTCTTTTTAATGGACAGTATGCGGCGCGCGATATGGAATTTGAATTGTGCGCCGCAGATACCTCAATATATGAACCAATGAAAAGATATTATCAAAGAAGCCTAATTATTAAAAATTTATATAAATACATGATAAATGGACAGCACTTAAGACTTTCATTAAATGGAACAGAACCAACACCGCATTGGGAAAAGCAAATACAAAGTAATAGTTATAGATACTTTTTTCATGACACAAACTTAGAAATAAATGAAGCCACTGTTGACAGTATAAAATGGCTTAAATTTTTCAATGATGATGACTTCCTTTGCGCGTTTAAATTTCCAATATATATTACCTCAAATAACCAGCTTAAATTATTAAAAGGATTTCATTTCGTGCCGGAAACTACTACTATTGTAATTGATTGCCCATTTGAACTTACAGATATATTTAGTTTACGATTTAGTAATGCTATATTTCAAATAAATACATCGATAAACGATTTATCAAAAATTCTTAAAGTCGGTAAGATTTTATCGTATTTCAATGTTTCTTTTGTACTTAATATTAGTGATGATTTTAATAAATTAGAAAAGATATTAAACAATTATTTCAGATATATAAAATTTAAACAGCCCATTCCTACTATTTATTATTATATTAAATACATAAATTTAGATTTACAAATGATTGAAAAAATATCTTTACTAAAAGAAATTAAAACCAAATATCCAGAATTATTTGAATATTTTAATTACGGAGGTAAAGTATGAATGGATTAGAAATCAGAAAAGCTATTGATGAGAATAATAAAATTATTCAAAACTTATTCACTCCTAATAGTTTTACACTAAATAATACTATCGCGCAGTTACTTGAAGAAAATAAAAAATTACAAGAGCAGTGTAAGCATGAATTTCAAGACGGATATTGTATTTTCTGCGATAAAGAGGTTGTATAATGATAAAGTTATATACTACAGAAACTTGTCCTTTATGTAAAGTATTAAAAGTAAAATTAAATAGTGCTTCTATAAAATATGAGCTTCATCAAGATATTGAAGAATTACAGGAAAAAAGAATTACTAATGTGCCGATTCTTGAAATAGATGATAAACAATATAACTTTAGTGAAGCAATTAAAATGATTCAGGAGGGTCAACTTGCAGAATAATATTAAACTTGGTAAAAATTTTACAACAACATTTAATAAACTATGTGAAAAATATGGAGAAGAATTTGAAAAGATTAATGGTTTTTCTGAGTCTAATTTAAACTTATCTGGTTTTATTGATAATTTTATTGATTCAGATAACACGGCAAATTCTACTATTGATGCAAATGCGAACGTGCAATCAAAAGATATTTGTAACTTAATCAATGAAATACCCAAACCCTTTCTAAAGCTCTTGGGATATAATAAATTATTTTATGAAGCACAAAAGAAATATGGTATTAAATTTGCAAGAGAAATGTTTGAAGCAGACTGGAAGGGAGACATCTTTATTCATAACGCTTCAGATATCAGCTTGCGCCCGTATTGTTTCAACTATGACTTAGAAGCACTAGCCACGAAAGGAATGTTTTTCATTAATAACCTTAAAACATTGCCAGCAAAGCACTTGACTACATTTTGTGACCATTTACTTGAATTTATTTCTTGGGTAACAAATCGCCAAAGTGGCGCAAGTGGTATTGCTAATGCGTTAATGTGGCTGTTCTGGTTCTGGAAAAATGATGTAGAACAAGAACATTATATTAAAAGTCCTGAATATTATCGTGACCAATGCTTTCAGAAACTTATTTTTGATTTAAATATGCCTTATTTAAGAATTACTCAAACAGCTTATACTAATATTTCAATTTATGATAGGGCTTATTGCATGGAGATGTTTGGTGGATTAGTATATCCAGACGGCAAATTATTTGTTGACTATATTGATGAATTTATTGAGTTCCAGAAAGCGTTCTTAAATAAACTATCTGAAATGAGAGAAGAGAACCTTTTCACATATCCAGTTTTAACGTACTGCCTGGTTTATCGTAATGGTAAATTTGAAGATGAAGAATTTGCGCACTGGTGTTCTAATCATAATATGAAGTGGGCAGATAGTAACTTTTTAATTTCCCCTGATACAACAAGTGCGGCAAGTTGTTGTCGTCTCTTAAGTGATACTACTAAATTAAAGGGCGTAATGAACTCTATTGGTGGTTCTTCATTAGACATTGGAAGTGTATCAGTAGTTACATTAAATATTGCCGCATATGCAGAGCAAGCCCAATCAATAAATGAATTTTTTGATATTCTGACAAACAATGTTCATTTAGTAATTAAAACCAATGATATCGTTAGACATATTATTCAAAGAAATATTGAGAAAGGACTATTACCAAATTATTCCTATGGTTTAATGAAGTTAGATAAACAATTCTGTACCATTGGTATTAACGGTATATGGGAAGCTGTAAAAAAATTCAACTTAGCAAAATGCGATGAAAATGATTATTGGAGCTATACTGATGAAGGTATAGAATTTGCTTCTGCTATTCTTGATAAAATAAATGCAATTAAGGATTCTTATAACTTTAATTATTCAATTAATATAGAGCAGACACCTATGGAGAATGGAGCTATTAAGCTTGCTAAGAAAAATGAATTACTTTATGGTACTACTGATTATATTACAGCCAATCAATGGATAGCGCTAAAAGATAAAGCAACTATTCAAGAGCGCGCAAAAATTGCAGGTATATTAGACAATAAGTGCGGCGGTGGCTGTATTACTCATTGTCAAATTGATGCACCATTTAATAACGAAGAAGTTGCATGGAAAATGTTGAATTATATTGCTTCACAAGGGGTTATTTATTTTGCATTTAACTTAAAGATTAATATTGATGCAAATAAGCATAGTTTTACTACAAGTAAATGTGCTATTTGTGGCGAAAGTCCAAGTGATACTTATCAACGAGTTGTAGGTTATTTAGTTCCTACAAGTTCTTGGAGCGAAGGAAGAAAAAGAGAATTAAGTGAAAGAGACTGGATGAATCTAAATGATGTGATACTATGAATGTTAAAGGAATTGTATATGAAGATTTTGTAAACTATAAAAAACCCAGTATGTTTATAGCTACAAGTAAATGTTCTTTCAAATGTGATAAAGAAGCTGGTAATTCTATTTGTCAAAATAGTAATCTTGCCGCGCAAAGAACAATATCTATAAATGATAATACTATAGTAGAAACATATATGCAAAATCCAATAACAGAAGCTATTGTGTTTGGTGGATTAGAACCGTTTGATACACAAGAGGAATTATTGCACTTAATAGATAAATTCAGAAAACATACAAATGATACTATTATTATTTATACTGGATATACGGAAAAAGAATATTATGAAATGAATATTAGTAATATCTTGCCGCAATATAATAACATAATCGTTAAATTCGGCAGATATATTCCCAATAGTAATTCACATTATGATTCAATATTGGGGATATATCTTGCCTCTGATAATCAATATGCTAAGGTGATAAGTTAATGAAAATTCAAAAATTACATACTGAACAAGCTCAAGAAGTGGCTAAAGCATTAGAAGAAAATAATTATTATTGCCCTTGTAAAACAGAACAAACACCAGAAACAAAATGTCCATGTAAAGAATTTATTGAATCGCAGCATTTAGGTGTATGTCATTGTGGACTTTATGAAAAGACTGAAATTTGATTTTTTATTAAATTTATGGTATAATTATATTATAGAAAGTGAGATAAAATATTTTTATAGGAGTGTTTTAAATGTTATTTACTAATCGTATTTTTTACCCTTTCCTTGACATGGAAAATTTTTTCTTTAATTCTTCCGTAAAGGATATGCAACCCTTTACTTCATATAAACAAGATAATGCCTACGTAATTGAGGTAAAAACTCTTGGTATTAATCCCACCGATGTTCATGTTAAATTAAATAAAAATATTCTTACAATTAATGGCGAAACCGCAAATGCTTTTAATGAACAACCCTTTAATACTTGTCTTAAGTTAAAAATTTCAGATTCAGTGTTGAAAGAAATTGATAAGATTAAGTATGAAAGTAAAAATGGTTTAACTTATGTTTATTTATATTTTAAGCCAGAAGAAGAAAGTACTATTAATGTAGAAAGAATCTAAATTATTTTACTTATCTCACTTTCTATTTATTAATAAGGAGAAAAAAGAAATGATTAAGGTAGATAATATTGAAGTTTTTGGTTGGGAAGCAGCGATTAGGGGAATGAGAAACCCAATGAATAGTTGGGATAAGAGTGATAGTTTTGAATTCCCACCAGATGAAGATGGGACTCCATGGATTGGCTCAAACGACCTTAAACTTATGCAGTCACTTATTAAAGCAGGAACAGACCATTCTAAGTTTATGAGAATGATTAATGTTACTATGGATATTACAGCACCCCTCTACTGGTAAACTTTCTGCCAGGAAACACTTTTCCGCCTCATCAGCGGGGTTACTATATTAGTAGCTAACGGGGAAACCTCAGCGAGTAATGTCGGTGGCAATCCCGTGGGAAAATTTAATAAGGTATTAATTTTATATAATTATGAATAAAAATCTCCACTTTATAATGGAAACAATTAAGGAGGAGATTAAATGGAATATAAAGGAAATAATAATTTAATTGGTAAAAAATTTAATCATTTGTTGGTATTAGAATATGTAGGAGAGAGCAAATGGAAATGTCTGTGCGATTGTGGAAAAGAAACAATTACAAAAACAAGTTCTTTAAAATCTGGTAAAACAAAAAGTTGCGGTTGTTTAAGAGGGCAAAATACTAAAAATAATATTCGTAATACGCCTCCAAAAAAAGACTTAACTAACCAACGTTTTGGTTTATTAGTTGTTAAAGAATATATAAAAGGTGGATTTTGGAAATGTTTATGTGACTGTGGAAAAGAAACTATTGTTGATACTCGTAATTTAAACAGTGGTCATACTCGTAGTTGCGGGTGTTTAGTTTCTTCTACAAATTCTCAAAACAATACTTATGATATGTCTAATTATGAAAATGATACTATCAGAGTATTAAATCGCGCAGGTTCAGACAATCAAGGGATAGCTTTATGGAAATGTAAATGTAAAATATGTGGTAATATTTTTATTACAAGAGGAGCTTCTATTAGAGGAGGATATGTAAATTCTTGTGGATGTGTTCATTCATTAAATGAAAGAAAAATTACTAAATTATTAATAGATAATAATATTGAATTTAGTACTCAATATACTTTTCCAGATTTAAAAGGACCACGAGGCGGCGCTCTTCGTTTTGACTTTGCAATTTTTAAAAATCATAAATTAACTCATCTAATTGAATATAATGGTAAACAACACTATGTTCAAGCAGAAGGAAGCTGGGGTAAAGATTTTCAAGAGTCAAAAATTAGAGATAGATTAAAAAAAGATTATTGTAACAAAAATAATATCCCTTTAATTATTATTTCTTATGATGAAAATTATAATTTAAATACTTTATTAAATAACCTGTAGAGACTATCCTCGGTTAGACGAGGAGTAAGATTACTATTGATACGTAATTTGAAATGGTGTTCTTTTATTTAATATAAATAGAAGTAAGAGATAGTCCAATCTAATATGAAAATATTAGGAAGCTGGGAAAGAGTGGGATACATATAAAGTAGGAACTGTTGCTAATTCTTGTTCAACAATGCACAAGATTCATGCGAAGGAGTTTACGACAGAAGATTTTTCGTGCGAGCATTTGTTAGGAAGAGAAGAATTGCCTAATGATGAAATGCCTAGTTTTTTAGAGTCTAATCATAAAGAAGTAAAATTTTGTCCTTTATCAATTCTATATGATGTTATTGTAACTCTTAACTTTTATCGTAATAAATATCTCTCTACAAAAGATAAGAAATACTGGTGGCAGATGATTCAGCTTCTCCCGAGTAGTTACAATCAGAGGCGCACCGTTCAGCTAAACTATCAGGTATTAAAACACATGTATTTTTCTCGTAAAAATCATAAACTTGACGAATGGGTTGAGTTTTGTCAAATTATTGAAACTTTACCTTATGCAAAAGAATTAATTTGCTTAGAGCTTAAAGAAGCTTATAATAATGAAACCCTTATCGCGCAACTTAACTATATAGATAAAGACCTTAGTTCAACAGAAAACCTTTAAATGCCACTCCCTGTATTACCTGGTGTGGGGCAAATATTACTAATAAAAATAAATAAGGGAGTGATTTATTTGAATCAACAAGAATTGCAGAAAAAAATAGATAATATGGAAGGTATTTTTAAAGAAATTGATAATGATAATCCTGATGCATCATTAGCTATTCTCATGTCATCTTTAAAATTACCAGATGAAGAATTTGAAGTTGTTAGTAAAGAGATTTTGTTTAATTTTGAAAAATCAATTAATAATATAAATGATAAATTAGTTATGGTACAAGCTTTAAACACTGCTGGTCTTAAAGCTGAAGATTTAACTCAAAATTTTGAGAAAATGCAAGAAGCATTTGAACAAATGAAAGACTTAACGCAAGCCAAAAAAGATTTTCTCAAACAATTTATGGGAATAATTATAAATGCAATTAGTGACACAGAAGGGATTACGAAAAGAATTATTAATGTTCCGATTGAGTTATGTCATGAAAATGCTAAAATACCTACATATGCAAATGTAGGAGACGCAGGTATGGATGTATACGCGGTTGAAGATGTAACAATTAACCCCGGTGAAACAGTTATTGTGCCGACAGGGCTTAAATGTGCACTACCGCTTGGTTATGAATTTGAAGTAAGACCACGTTCTGGACTTTCAGTAAAAACTTCTCTTCGTGTAGCCAATGCGCCAGGTACTGTTGATAGTGGCTATCGAGATGAGATTGGAGTAATTATTACTAATATCGAACCAAAAATTAAAGATATTAATTTTGATGAAAATGGTAATCCTTCTATTATTTATGGACAATCTTATACTATTACAGAAGGTATGAGATTTGCACAATTAGTATTAAAAGAAGTTCCTTCATGTGCGTTTTATAAAGTAGCTAAAGTTGCCGAAATTGGCATTAATAGAAATGGAGGATTTGGTTCGAGTGGGGTGAATTAATGGAAAGAATAGATTTGGATATTTTAAATAATAATGTTATTGAAAAATGCCTTTGGTTTACAACTATTTCACACCCACTTAGAGAGGATTGCCAATTATCTCTTATGCTACTAAAAGGGAAAGACGAAAAAATATTTCTATTAGTTGCAGATTGTAAAACTCCAGCAATAAAAATAACTGAAGAAAGTCCTGGCTACTATATACGTACATCTGAAAAAGAAGTAATCTTATTTATAAAGGCTTTAGTAAATAACGATAATGTTATTTTTTCAATCTTTGATTTAACTTATCCTAAGCCTAAAAATATGACTCAAAAAGAAATTGAGGCGATACTTGGTTATCCCATTAATATTGTGAAGTGATACTTCATGGCAAAAATAACTATTGAAGATATTCACACTCTATGTAAAATTAAACATTGGGTATGCACAGATAAATTATACATTAATCTTAAAACTCCAATGCACTTTATATGCCCAAACGGGCACGATGTGGAAATTACTTGGGAAAAATTAAGAAATAAATTTAAATGCCCCATATGCTCAGGCAATTTTACTAAAACTATAGTAAATGTTACTTCAAAACCAAAGACTAATGAGTATCGTATTCTTGCTCTTGACCAAAGTAGCCATAAAACTGGATATTCAGTTTACGATAACAAGGAGTTAGTAGCATATGGGGTTTATGATAATCCTGGTAAAGATTATATAGATAGAATAGTTAAATTAAACGATTGGCTTGAATCAATGATATTAAATTGGAAACCAGATGCGATTGGTATGGAAGAAACTCAATATAACCCTAAGGGCGTTGGACACGATGTATTTAAATTATTAAGTCAAGTCATGGGTTCATTAATTTTAACTTGTGCACGAAAGCATGTAGATATATTGACAGTTTTAATTCCCACCTGGCGGCACTATTGTAATGTTAAAGGTAGTTCAAGAGTTGACCAAAAACGTAGTGCCCAATTATTAGTTAAGAAGTGGTATTCAATAGACGTTACAGATGACGAAAGTGATGCTATTTGTATTGGAAAATATTTTGCAGATACACATAATGTAATCGGTGAATTAAATTGGTAGGAGGAATAAATGAAATCTAATATTGGTAATGTTGTTAAAATATCTCAATTTATAGAAACACATAAAAAAGATAAAATAAATTTTAATGTTGCATTTAAATTAAGTAAAATAGCAAATAGTATTAGCTCGGATATGAATTTTTTCAGAGAGAAATATCAAGAAATTTTAGATGAATGTGCCGAAAAAGATGAAAAAGGTGCATTTGTTACTACTAAAGATAATATTAAATTAAGAGAAGATAAAATTACAATTTATATTCAAAAAGAAAATGAGCTATTTAATTGTGAAACTGATTTACCAGATGATATTACTTTTTCGCCGCAAGATTTTGAAAATATGCAAATAACTATTGAAGAATTACAACCTTTTTCAGTATTTATTAAAGAATAAAAAATGACCGTAAGTAATTAAACTTACGGTCTATTTTTTTTATTCAGTTGTAAAAGTAACAATAGGATTATTAAAATTATCTCGTTCAAGTTTAATATAACCTACATCACCTGTTTCAGGATTAACTAATTTGATATATGGTAATGTAATAGGACCAATCCCAATAACTTCATCTGTATTTATCTCACATACACTATTACCACTATTATTATTATATACTTTAATATTACCAATTTCATTATTTTCATTATCGAAGAAGCCTAAACTTGGTTTATTGGCTGGAAGTGAGGAACCCATTGGCACATGAGTATCATATAAGGCTATTGAATGTCCATTTTCAATATTACCACTCTTATCAGCTACTAAATTATTATGATTAGTCATAATTGCGCCGGTAGCTGTAGTATTAGTTTTACTAATATGTACTCTTACGCTTCTTTTTTTCATTTGGAAAATAGGAGTTAATGATTGTAGAAGCTGAAAATCTGTTTTACCTTGTGTGGTATTAGGTTGAATTAATGATGTACTACTATAGCTGCTAAGACCCAGATATAGCCATAAATAGTAACTATTATCTGATGACCAAGGACTATCACTCGGCGCAATTAAATCTAAAGTAACAATATCATTATTAATCCAATCATAGGCGCTAAAATTAAATGTGGCATCAGTATCACTGGTAATATCTGTTTTTGTCCCTTCTACCATAGTATTATTAATACTATATTGCCATTTAAAAATAAAATCTCCTAAAGCATTAGCAATTCCTTGCCGATAAGCATTCCATGCCGCAGTATATTCATCATTTCCCCTAATAGAAGTCGCATTAGCAGGATAGCTTAATCCTAAATTATTAATTTGTCCTGTAATTCTAATGTTATCAGTTTGCGTCGCCCCATACTCTATTAACCACTCTATGCTGCGGATTTGAATATCTGGAACTCTATTATATAAAATAGCAAATGGTGTGATACTTACCCATTCTGAGTGTTCAGTTAATGAATCATTTAAAGCTCTAAGTTCATATGCAACTATAAAATCACAGGGAAGATTTTCATAAGGCGTTGTTAATATGGTATATGCTTTCATATTACCATCACTATCTTCATAATAAATCACATTAGACATAACTTGTGTATCTGATGCAATTTGCGTATCTGTATTATAATTTGCATAATTAGTAGTATCAGTGCCGCAATTTAAAGTATATAAATAATATCTATACTGATAAGATATATCTTGATAATCATAAACTGTACGGTCAGTGGACGGTGTCCATTCAATACGAATTAAACTATTTTGTAATGTTACATTTGTGTTATTAAAAGAAAAATTAGTAATAGGCATATTATTCATCACCGTCCGTTCTTGACCATTCTACATCTTGCGGCGCTGTGGGTGATGCAGTCATTATAATATTAGTAACAGTAGTACGAATAACTGTATCACTCGTTTTTGAGGAATTGGGAGTTGATGTAGTTATATTATCTCTATATAATTCAGCTATTTCAAATGTTTCAGTTAAAGTATATGTATTATTAACATAAAAATCATAATCATTTAATGTACCACTATCTCCTATAATAGTTGAATCTGTTGTTATATAATAACAATCTCCACCAACAACATCTCTTTGTATTGTATCATTAAAATTAATTGTAGAAGCATATTCTTTAGAAGGAGCAGTAGTTGTAGTTTGCATTACCTTACTAACTGTTTTATGATATAATTCAGTTCCTTCAGAAGCGCCCGATTCCTTTACTTCCATATCATATCTTTTTAATAGGTAAGCATTACTTCCGCCTAAAGAATCGTCCCATGATATTTTATCTGTTAATGTGAAATATGTAGTGGCGTATTTTAATGGATATAGAGTATCTTCATTTAATTGCGTCAATGTAACTTGCGGCAATTTGCGCCATTCAATAATCTGTCTATCTGTAGAATTAATACTTGTATTACTCCATAGTGCTATGCAATCATCATAATATTTTCTTGTGTTAGCAAATACTAAGCTATAATTAGGAGCACAATTTAATTTTGTTCCTCTATCAAACCCTAATTTATTATAAATATCTTCAATTTGAAATTTTTTGGTTACTGTGCCGGTACTGGTTATATTATCTGTATCATATAACAGCCAGTTTCCACTTTCTGCTTCTCTAAAATAATATGCAATACTTATTCCTAAACCAGGAGGGATTGAAGTAATACCAGTAGTAGTACAAGTAAAACAAGTATTTGTAATTGGAACTTCTGTAGACATTGGAAACGCTGTGTAATCAGTATCGTCGGGTAAAGATAACTCAGAATTTAATGATGGTATATATATACCGGCTAAACTTATTGTCTTAGTAACAGATAAGCCTGTTGCGGCACTATTTGTAGCAGTTATTTTTGCTTGAAGAGCAATATAGCCAGTAACACCTGTAATGTTAAAGGTACTATTTGCTATAATTGAAAGAAGTAAATTATTTATAGTTAATGAACTTGTTAAATAACTTGCACTACTTCTTGTATTATTTAATATATATAAAGTACTAAAACTCGATTCACCCGGTTTTTTACATTGTATTTCTACTTTAATAGTATCCGTACTATTATATAAATAATAACTACCATTAAGTACTAATGGAGGAATACTAATATAACTATCAGTATCTAAGCAAGTATATCCATTCTGTGTTATAGTATTCACTAATACTGGGTCACTCTTAAAGGTCATATTACTTCCTATATAGTAATTCCTTGGTGTTCCAAAACTTGAATATACAAACCCATCATAAGCTCTTGCTTGAACTGCAACACTTCTTCCCGCCCATGTTTGTGAAATAGTAGCACTTGTGGCGCTTGAAGCACTTAAATTAGTACCACCTACTTTAAATTGATAATATAAACTACTAATACCATTTAAACCGCCGCTATCTGAAGAAGCTGTAGATATTCTTGCCGTAGCAGGTAAACTTACTCTACTACCAGAAGTAGTATTATTATTTACACTAATTTGTGGCGTACTGGGCGCATAATTCATTCGACAAGTTCCAGTCGCCAAATTGCTTGGCTTATTTCCACCAACTGATGCATTACTTGGAATACTATATACTCTGGCAGTATAGTAATATCCTCTATAACCAGTTCCTTCATTGGGCGGATAAGTTGTAATAGAAGAACTACTTGATGGAGCATTAACACCAGCACTTAATTGTGTCCAACTACCACTTGAAGAACTTCTTCTATAAAAATAAATATCATATCGTGAAATACTATTATTTGTACCATTACTACCTTTTGTCCAAGTAACAGTAACTCCTTTAACATTGGGTTCCCACCAAGAAGGAGATATTTTTACATTTGTTGGCGCGGTTACTGCGGTAACTCCTTGTCCGATTGGGGATAAAGTATAATTTACCCAGTTACCATTGTAAGGTCCTCCATAAGATGAAGGACCTCCCCAACCCGTATCATTTATTCCAATAGAGCAAACACAAGAGGTTGCTGAATTAGAAACTCCACCAATTTGAGCATAATAATTAAGTCTACCACCACCTGGAGCATACCACCAATCAGAAGCACCTCTACTGCTGGTTAAAGTAGAAGCATAACGTCCCGTTGTAGAGATAGAACTGCTGCCAGGGTTAGTATTTAATTGAAGTCCAGGATTTCTATCACTATAATTTTCATAATAAAGACAACAACTATTATATGTATATTGCGATGGTTTTACTTCTACGTCAACTTTTAATTGAACAATAGTAGTTGAATCTGAAACTCTTCCATAATATTCCCATAGAACTCTTGTTGAGTATCTAATAGAACCACCTTGTCCAATTAAATTTTGATAACCTGTAATTGGCATATCCTTTTCCCTCCTTAATCTTGACCGATATAGGTAAATACTAAGCCGTCAGATACTTGTTCTACTTGCATAATATCTGAAAAGAATAATAAGTTATGTAATGTTGCTTTTGAATTTGTATCATTTGACTCAATAGTCATTACAGAATTATTTCCATTAATATCAGTAAAGTCAATTTGATTTGCGGCAATACCTGTTATATTACCTATAGTTCCAATTTTAATTAAATCAGTGTTGTTATTTAGTAGTATATTAGAAAAATTATCATAGTTATTATTAGTAGTATTATTCCAACCATCTGCGCGTGAAAATACAATATTTTTATAATTAATATCAACACCATAATAATCACTATTATTTGAAGTGATATTGTTCTCTTTATCAATTTTCCATATTTGTAATTCATTCATTGTAATTCGAGGATTATTTGCATCATCAATAAATGTCATTACAGGCCATGGTTTTTCCGTTTCAGGCCAATAGATATTGGTTAAAGTTTCTTCATCCCAATAATATGGACTATTAGTAGTAGTATCTAAGGAACTGAAAATAGTTAATCTACTATTCCAAATATTTAAACCATATCTATTAATATCAACTACATAATGCGCCGGAATATTTGTTTTTTCAGAATTTAATTCATCGTCCCATTGGAAGAAAAAGTGACTATAATCAGTATTAGAATTTGGTGCACTTGAAGTGTTATCTAATAATACACCAGTTGCTCTAATATAACCTTGGAATTCACTGTTTGTAGCATTTACAGTACCATTAAATATACCATTTTGAGCATATAAAGAACCATCTTGTGTAACTATAAAGTTGGCATTATCCATATTTGCGGCAGAAGCACCAGCCCAAATACGAATATAATCATCTTCTGTTACAGGGTCATCTTCACCTCTAATGTTCCAACCTTGCCAATTAGCATTTATTGCAGTATTTTCATTTGTAATACCTGCTTGCGGCAAATATACTTTACCAGTAATGTAAGCATTATTAGCAATTAAACCATTAATATTAGTATTAGAATCAAAATTAAAATCATCTTTTAATTGCTGCGGCAAATCATCTAAATTAATATGACCCATTATAGTAACATTATAGTTATTATTCTCATCTTTTGGACCTCTTACTCTAATATATGCACCATTTTCATTTTCAGCGTCCATAAGAATAGAGTTACTATTTGTACTATGGCTTATTATTTGAGTACCAATCGGTAATACATCTACATAATTACCTAAAATATCTTGTAATGTAAATGTATATGTGCCATTTTCTGATGTAATTATAGTTTCATAAGTATTAGTAACACCATTTATTACAACATTTACATGAATTTCATCTATTGTTTCCCATAATGCGGCCTGTTCTTGTCCAAGATTATTAATAACATTTGTTATATCAAATATATGGTTAGTAGCTGTTAATTCTTCTTCAAGCGCAAAACTGGGCGAAATTAATAATTTACCACCAACACTTGAAGTCTTTCCATACTCATAAACAACACTACTAATCTTACCTCTAATTTCAACATTATTGAATAAAGCATCACCAGTGCCGTTTATTCTCCAATTACTTGGGCCGTTATCAAGACCGCCGCTAATATAACCATTAGTTCCGTCAATAATTAGATTATTATTAACTATACGACCGCTCAGGATAAGGTCGCCCACAGTCTGTAGGTTACCTTGCATTGAAATAGAACCATTCTGTAATATTTCGAATACAGCTTCATGCTGAGGATATATAGTATTAGGATTATATATACTTAATACTGCGCCATTTGTAGATTTTCCAATTAAGATATTATAGTGACGCCATAGGTCAGCAACTCCACTAACATCTGCAATAGCCTCATCAATTTCAAATGTTGTATACTGTACTAAACCATATTGGTAAGTAGTTTGTGTACCAGGGTCTGTTTGCCCAGGCTGAATAATTTTACTTACTGTATATACAGTTTGTACATTATTATTAACTACAATAATTTTTTGTCCTACGACTGGGTCAGTTCCAACAACAGAAAAATAAGTTGTATTAGTTTCATCGGCGTTATAAATAATATCTGTTGGCATTTGGAAATTTTCTTCATCTGTAACAATACTTTTCACATAAGAATCCCACTCAGTATTCTTATCTAACATTAAAGAATCGCCGAAAATTTCGCCTATTTTATTAACACCAAATGCAGAATTATTAATATTAATAAATAAATCATCATTAACGGTTTGAATTTGAGTGCTAATGACGGTATTTGCAGCTAATGTATTTTGTCCATTACCAATAGTGATAATAGGATAATCAAAACTATAAGTTTCATTATTAATTACAACTTGCGTTGCTAATTGCCATAAATTTTGTTCATCTTCTGGAATCGCTTCACTAATATCAAAATTATAAGTTATATTATCAGTTGTAGTCCCTGTAATATCAGAAGATAAAGTTAAAGTTAATATTACAGGATTATCTAATGTACCTTTATTCGCGCCAATATAACTACTTGTATCATTAAAATATAATCTATTAATATATCCATCATTGGCGTTTATTGTTCCACTGAAACTGCCTTCTTCAGCATAAATTGAACCATAAATAGTAGCATTTTGTGCATATAATTCACCGTTGGGAGTAACGTAGAAAGGAGGTAAATTATCTATAGTAGGTAGTGAATTTCCCGCCCAAAAGGCAAATAACGCATTATTACTACCATCAATTCCACTTCCAGTTCCTACTATAATATGACCAAGAAAATTACCGCTTTGCGCATTTATAATACCAGTGATATTAGCTTTAGTTGCGCTCAAAGTGCCGTCGGCATATACTTTAAAAGGAGCATTTTCATAATAAACATTGCTATCGTAATTACCACTACTTAAAGCGCCTTGATGAGCATAACCGGCATATGCAACAATAGGATTTTCAGCCTGGGTAACAGTGACACCAGTTTCTTCATCATCTACAATTAAATCATTAAAATCTTCTTCTGTTGAACCATTTATGCCGAAATATTTAATAACCTCTTGACTAGTTTTATAAGTAACAGTATAGTAACCAGGAACAACACTAAGAGTTTCATTGCTTTGAGTTTCTTCATTATATATAATTACATAGAAATTTGAAGAATCTAAGGTTAATTGAGTTTTATTACCACTTATAGTAATACTACCTGCTGCACTATAAGTACTTGCGCGATGGTCTTCAACTATTTTATTATCACCAACTGGAATATCGATAAATATTGTATCATTTTCGGTATTGGATAGATATGGTGTATTAATTTCAAAGAATAATTTTAAAGTGCCAGTCTCATCTGTAGTATTATTAATATAAACTATTTCACTAACTTCATCACTTATTGAAACTTTTTCATCAGAGCCAACGTGTAAATTATTTTGTAACCATAAATTACCGTCGTCATCAGAAGTTAATGTTATATATCCTTTTGTATTTCTTAATCTTAAACCATAATGAGGGTCGCCAGCAAGATTATAAAATTTACCAAGTGATACTAATGGAATTTTATCCCCTACTACATAAGGCTCATTATTCGGGTTAATAATATAAGGATAATGTGTAATAGTATTTTCTTCAAATTGATAAGGCCCAAATATTTGTAATCCACCTGTTGCAGTTACAGAAACACTATTATCTTGGAACATCAATGACATTCCATACCATGATAATGCAAAGTTAGAATATTGATTAATAGTATCAAGTATAGTATCAATATCTGGGTTATCTAAAGCATCTAATGCCTCTTCTAATTGTGTTCCTCGGGTTGTTCCAAAGATACCATATTCATTAAATCTGACATAGGCTTCCCCATTTTGAAAACTTGGGTTAACAGTATTGGCATTTGCCATGAAAGCTGAAATACCATCTTCATTCCAAGTAAACAAAGGACTATTACCATTACCAACAATATTGATTAATGAGGCATCAATTTGTCCTGCGGTTAAGTATCTTGTATTAATACCATTACCAGTTAATCCATTTATCCAAGTGCGCCCACCATCAGTAGTCATCATAATACCATTACTGGTAATGCGCACCATATTACTTGAATTACCTAAATCACTAACAATAATACCCATGCCGCTATCCCAAGTAACACTTTGATTTTTTGAATTTGCAAGAATAAAAGCGTTATTTTGCATAGCTTGTTCTATACTGGTTACTTCAATTTCACCTGTTGGTTTAATAGTACTTGCTGCACGGTCATATCCCCCACTGGCATATTGTAAGCTTTGTGTAGTACTGGTTAATTTAGAAAATAATTCTTCAAATTGATTTTTATATGTTTGTATTGTTAATGTAGTTTGAGAAGGATTATCTAAAACTCTTCTTCTTTCACTAACAATAACTTCTTTTTTAAAGGGAGTAATAACACTGCTTCCATTAACAGTTACTATTGTATTCCCAAAGAAATTGGGGTCAATAATATAGCTTGTTTGACCAATTTTAAAGTTATATAGTGCAAATTTATCTACCCCTTCAATATCAACTACACTAATTTGATATGAAGTTTTTGGAAAAGCATTTTGACTACTAACTTTTAAACCATCAAGATAGTATAAATTATCATCTATATATTGGTCATCAGTCCAAGTTCCTTCTTGAATAAAACGAGAATAGCGCGCGAAAAGTTGAGATTCAATATATTGTTTCCTATCTAATAAATAGTCTGTTTGGTCAACTAAATTCATTTGGGTATAATCAGATAATAATGCCCAGTGAGTAGTATCACTTGCAGGAGGGATAGAACTACTATTGATATCACTAATTGCTCTATAAGGACTCTCTTCATAAATAACTATATCATTTTCTAAATATGAAGTCTTAGTCCACACTCCTTTATAATTATAATTGCCACCATCTAACATATCTTCATAAGCTTCTAACTGAGCTTCATAAGTAGCTTTACCATCTTCAAAAGTAATTAATTGAGCTTTTAACTGGGCAATAGTGTTCTTTTTAACATTTATTGTATTATTAGCTATACCCATAGACTGATAATCATTCAATAAATTTTGTTGCCATTGTAATTCATCTTGTGCAGACTCCATAGATGTTTCACAATATTCTATCATTTCTTTGGCATAATCTATTTCACCTTGAACACTTATCATTTGCTCAGATTTTGGTAAATATTCATTATTAATTTCGCGCATTTTATAATAATATCCTAAATCATTAGGACTAAAGCCATATAAATCAGCTAATAATTGAGTTTCATCTAACATACCGCTATTAATATAATAGCTAAAATCATATATAGTATTTTCGCCAGAAGGATTATCGTTCGCGCGACGAATTGAACACATACCATCTGTAGCAAACTCATTATTATTATCCTTAACAATTAATTTTGTAGCAATTTGTGTAGAATCAATAGTACGTTGTATACCATTAAGATTCACACCATAACGAAAACCAGTATAATTAACTTCATCATTAGGATTAAATCTTGAAAATTTAACTTGTTTTACTGGTTTATTATTTTCATCTAAATAAAGAGAGCCGTCTTTGTTATGTTTAACAATAAATTTTACCCATATTTCAAATAATTCGGCAATACTATTGATAATATTGAAATAATTACTTTCTTTAATATCAATGTGTCTTACCGCCGCAAAATTATCCCTTATAATTGGTTCATAATATGAAGTATCACTTGAAAGCATTATAGCTTCATTATTCTCTATTTTATAAAAATATTGATTATTAATAATTTCAACCTTTGGCGTTACTTCTGGGAATAAAGGCCTATTATTATGTTGAGCATCGGCAACTTCATAATAATCAAATAATTCAATATTTGCAATATGCCATAAATAGTTACTATTAAAAGCATTATATTGTAAAGCAAAATATACATCTTCTCCAAATGCTTTTGTAGTTTTTGTTGCTTTTACGTATACATATAAAGAATGAGTATCATTATCATAGCAGATTGTATTTAAAAGGGAACTGCTATAAGGTGCTAAAACATTAGAAGCTCCTTCTGGATAACCATAATTTTCATAATTATTACTGTTAGAAGTATTGCAAGTAAAACCACTAATAGTAGCCCAATTATTTTGAATTAATGGCGTGAAAGTATTTCCTCCAGAATTAACATTAATAGTGCCCAAACTTACTTTCAATGGAATATTACTTGTGCTTGTAGTAATAGTACCAGCATTATATATATTTGAAGTTACATCAATTCTACGCAGTTTAACTCTAATAACATATATTTTATCTTTTTGTAAGTAAAAATGCTGATTAGAAGGCCCTTGATTTAATATAGTACCACCATCTTTCGGCAATACTAAATAGTTAGTAGGTAACCATTCTCCTGAAGAAGGCTGTTCTAGTGGCATCGTATGAAAACTTATTTTTGTTTCTATTGCTGTGCTTAAATCTAAAGATTGCCAGCCAACTGCGGTAGTAAAACTACTACTATTAGCTAAGTAATTTTGAACTAAATCTGGTGTAGCATATTCTGTTTCATAATAAGAATATACTTTTTCACCGACTTGTACGTCACCTGCAGCAGAGTTTACTACTTTATAATCATATACATATTTATCCATAACAGGTTCAAAGTGAGAACTAACGGATTTAACAATTCTACCACCTTGAAGCGCCACACTATTGCTATCAACGCCGCCTGTTACATATAGATTTTTAGTTTTTATTTTATTAATACTTTCCGCAGTTAAATCATAACTATATATAAAATTTTCACTATCATCAATGATAACCCTATTATCGTCTGCATCATCAATAGTGAATAATTCGCCGTTTTTCCATAATACTTGTACATCATCAATATCATCTTTAACTTTCCAAGTATTCCCTGTTGTTGCCGCGCCACTATTAACTTCAACTTGTGAATAGAAAAAATATACATAACCAATTAAAGTAGTCGCGGTCTCTTGTCCACCATTAATAGTATGTTTAGCGGTAATTCCGTCGCTTTCTTGAAGTTGACAAATAAATAATTGTTCATCAACTAATTCCGTAGGATTCCAATCTCCTGCGACAGTCCATCCACTTCCTTCTAACACTCTATCAGCTAATTCAGTTACTGTTCCGTAATTATTTTCTAATTCTGTATCTAATATTACAGACCAACCGTTTTTACCTAATTCATTTACAAATATTTCTTTACAAGTATAAGTATTTATTTCAGTATTTTCATTTTCATTAATACTTTTAATCACAAAATCTATCCAGCGCTCATCTATATCTTCTTCAGTTTGTAAATTACCTGTATATAAACCATCTTCAAAGGTTGGACTATAAGCATCACCATCTCTTAGCTTAATCTTCCTTTCAACTGAAAGTAAGGCAAGGAAGGGGTTGTCGACCAACTCCCCCTTCTCATTGCGATACCTACGAGGAAGATTAAATGTCAGAGTTCTTTCGCCATTAATATTCTCAGTTAATTGTAACTGATAGGCGTCAATATTTGAGAAGAAATTACTATTAGCAATTACAGCAACTTTTCTTTCTTGAAGATGTGTGGTTTCAGAAGTGCTTTTATTTGCATCAACATAATCTTCCCAAATAGATAGTTCATAATTTTGAACTAACTCTGCCATTCCTTTTCCTCCTTTTTAATAATATAAATAATTGTAATCTATTGATTTACCATTGTAAGGAGAGACTATAGTAATTGCATTATTTGTATTAATTTGCATTAATGACTCTCCCGGCACAATATTAAAGAAATCACCAGCAACTATTAAATAATTATATAATTTATTATTCTTAGTATAAGTAACTTCTCCACCTGATGTTTCATTTTTATCATATCCAACAATAAGATGTGTTTCAGAGTCTATTTCATATGCGTCAGACCAGCCAGATTGGGCTTGTTGATTTAAAATATTAAGGTCAAGAATTAATTTTGGTTCAGCGCCAGCAGTAGTAGAAGTGCTTCCATCTTCATCATAACTAAATTGTAAATAAGTTGCACCAGTAAGACTTGATATTGTGCTCTTAGCTTCAAACATAATACGAAATGGCGTATCAATATCTCCAGCATTATAAAGATTAATGCTATCATCAGATTTTATTTCATCGTAGTTATGATTATCTGTTTGTAAAAGACCACTACTATCTTTCCATTGATTAATAGAGCCTTGAATATAAGTATCTCCACTATATTCATCAATATACTTTTTCGTGCAATACGCCCAAGGATAATATGCAGTAAACTGTACAGTTCCTTCGCCTTTATAAATCCTTTTACCTATATTATTAATATCATTAAATTCATCAAATGCGATAAAGTTAATTTGCGGCGCTGAAGTACATTTAACTTTATAAACTTTATAGGGCAATTCATCAAACCATAAATCACACTCATATTTTACACTTAGCCATTGTCTTAGCGCGCGAATATTATCTTCATGTAAATCATCAAAAGCAAAATTAATAGTAAATTGTCTCTGCTGAAACTTACTATTAAAATATAGCAAACCATCTCTACCAGGTATATCTACTGTCGTATCCTTAGTAGCCGTTAACAAGGTATCCTGATAACGGCTACTGCTACTAACTCTAATAATACGAAATTCAGAAGAATGTTTATTATTAAATGTAAAACCAGTGAAATCTGTACGACCTTCTATCCCTGCTGTATTAATTATAGCCACCTTTTACCTCCTACCTAATTCAACTGCATTTACATTTCTATACATTGAATCTTGTACAATTATCTCTTTCATCTTATTCATCATTTGTTCAACATCATAATCATTACCAATTTCACCGACGTCAATATTAATATTATAATAATTATCGCCGCCAATTTTAGTTGAATTATTTGTATTATTATTGCTATTAAACGTATCTCTTAAAATATCCTTTAATTCAATAAAGTTTTGAGTATCTTTTGCATTTAAGATTAATTCAGGATTAGTTTTTGTACCATCTAACCAAGCAAGACCAGTGTAATCAGCTAAACCTCCAGTTTGATAAGCTTTAACATCGCCTTTTTTGAACCAGCCAGTATATCCGCTCGATACACTACGGTGTCTTACTAAGTAATAACCATTATTTTCTCCAATAACAGTATAAATTGGGTCACTACCAAAATATTGCTGTGAAGGCCCGTCTCCATAAGAGGAGCGATAAATTTTAGCAGAGCCGGCATTAATTAGCCCTCCAATTTTAATTGTTTTATTTGAAGAGCTGGAAGAACTGGAAGGCTTAGGCTTGGTAGATTGAGTAGATGTTCTACCCGTTGCGGCTTGGAACCAACTTCCATCAGTACCTTGTGTTACATCAGTATATAATGTATTGCCAACTTTAACACTACCATCGCTTTGTACAGTACCTTTTCTTTGTGTCCCAGTTTTATCAGTAAATGTTATTGTTTTACCCTGCATAGATTTTCTTAATGCCGCCGCGCCACTTGTTGTTCCAGTTAGACTATTGTTATTAATCCAGAAACTAAAACCATTTTCAATAGCTTGATTTAAATCTTCACTCCATTGTTGCTGAGTAACGGTTCCCATACCTTTGTATAAATCAGTTGCTTTCAATAGGTTAATTAAAGAATTTGGAGATGTTCTAATAGCTTCTGTAATCATACTATTTGCTTGTTGAGCTAATTTACCACTTTCTATATCCCAATCGAGCTGAGCTTGCATTAAATCAATCTGATATTGTCTTTGCTCATAAGCTTGTTCGTTTTGCCGAGTCATTTGGTCTATTGATTTATCTATCAATGAGTCAGTATAATTTTGACGCGCTTCATCAATTTGGTCACGTAAACTTAATATATCAAGCGCATTAGCCCCAGAAGTATCGGATTGCATTAATGCTAAACGGCGTTCCATTTCTTCTATGTTAGTTAAATCTTCATCTGATTGACGTTGGTTTCTATAATCATCAATACCAGTGGAAATCTTATCTAACATTTTAGTATTAGCTTCATTAATTGACTCATTCAATTCTGTTAAATTATCAATTTCATCTTGCCGCATTTTTTCAATAGCATTAATAACTTGGTCCTCTAAGCTAGCTAAGTCATCCATACCTTGGCGCTCTAACTCATAAATCTGGTCCTCAATATCTATAAGTTGGTCCTCAGCATCATCAATCTTCCCACTAATATCCTCTAATTTAGAAATATATTCATCAATTCGTTCACCAGTTTCATTGTTACCAGTTTGTCCAGATAAAGCCTCAATAGCATCCCAATCAATTTCTACATAGCCAAGAGTTTCATTATAATTAGCATAACGGCCTACATCAGAATATTCATTCTCAATACGTGTAGCTTCAGTTTGTCTACCAGCTAATTGTTGTTGATAAAGTCCACGAGCATTTTGTAATGTTTTTAATTGGTCTTGACGATTCTTAAGGGCATCACTAAGTTGTATACCTTCTTTTCTTAAGATTTTTTCATATTCATTTTCTAATTTATTACGTTTACGGAGTTCTTCATTAGTTTTTTCGACAAGATTGTATAACCAGTCATAATCGGCTACCCATGGTTCTTCTTCTTTTTCTTCAGAAGAACTTCCGCCGCCACCAGAACTACCTGAACCACCAGAGCCAGAAGAAGGAGTACTGGAACTCATATTAGATATGTCAATATTTCCACCACCAGTACCGCTTGGAGTAAAAGTTTTAACAATCGGGAAATAACCTTTAACTGGTGCCCATCCAGTAATAGTTGGGGGGCTTGTACTAATAGTGGTTGAACCATCTGGATTCTCTTTTCGAGTTTCATTTTGACTATATAGTGGTAATTTTCTTTCTTCTTCTACATAAGTAACTTCCGCATCAAAACCCATACTTCGAGCAGCAGCTTGAATCTGTTCGGCAGATAAATTAGCCACTCTTACCATATCATTAAAAGAATTAATAAATTGTCGTGAACCATCCCAAACGTCAGACATATCCATGCCAGGTTCAATGGTTGGAATTTCAATACTATTGTAATAATCTAAAAAGCCATCTATTGCTTCTCTTGCATCATCAAGAGCTTCTCCACTTAAATGGGATAAATCTAAATTAAGTAAATAATCTTCTCCTGCGGCTTTTTGTAATGCGTGTAATGCTTCTTCACTACCTTGAGCAGCTTCTTGTAAATTCTTAATATTTTCACTATTATCCCAGAAAGCGTCTGAAAGGTCTTGAGAAGTATTAAGCATTTTATTTACAGATTTTTTCAATGCAGCAAAAGCTTCGGCATCTTCATATGTTGAAGCGCTAATTAATCCAGTATTTTCATCAATTAATGCATTCCATTCTTCATAACTGGAAATAATTTCACTTAAACCGCTACTTGTATTTGCATTGGCCAATGCCATTCTTAAAGCTTGCGCTTCGCTCAAACCAGTATTAACCTTTTGAATAGAACTGGCTAAGGCATCTATACTATTAACGTCATAACCAGAAGCTTGAATATCACTACGAGCTTGGGCTAATTGTTGCTCTTCAGTAAGCTGATAACCTTGTGCAGAAGGGGCATAATCATAAATTGGATTATCCCTAATATTTAAAACTGGTCCATGAGAGCTTCCTGAATTTATTAAACTATTATACTGTGAGTTAAAAGATTCTTGTTGACTGAGACTTTGTTGGTAAGCAGAACCATTAGTACCATAATATTGGTTAAAATCTTGAGCAATTCGAGATTGTAAACCTTCATCGCTAAGACTATAATTATATTTTGAGCTTATTAAACCTAAATTTGCTGCTAAACTATTAGCATAGTCCCTTGTTACAGTAGATTCTCCATTTGACTCTCCTATAGTAATAGTTCCATTAGCAAGGTCCTGAATAATCTTTAAATCTTCTGTACTTAATTCTTTATATTTAGCTCCTTCTTCAACTTGCTTATCTAAATCTCTTGCCTGATTGTCTAATATCTGTGAAGCTAATCCATTTAATTCCGTTAATAACCCATTAGTATCTTCACCGGTGTAAATAAACTCATCAATACCTGTTCTAATAAAATCTGATTCATTTGCACCAGCAGCAACTAATTGGTCATATTCTTCTTTTGTATAAGCGGTTTCTCCACTTTCAGCTTTATCTTCAACAACCTCTATTGCAGAATTTAAAGAAGATAATTCTTCTTCAATTTTCTCAAGACTAAATTCAGCAGCAGCTTTTGTAGCTTCTAAAATTTGAGGTATTAAATTATTATCAAAAGTATACCCTAAATCTTCTATAGCACTCATAGTTGATTCAATTTGTTCCTCAGACGACCAATCAGTGGAACTTAATAATCCAACTATTTCTTCTATATCATCAGGATTAGCGCTGTCAATTATACCTTTTAAAGAGGCACTAAATAATTCAACATCTCCACCACGAATAGCAATATCTGCCATGGTGTCCGCAAAACCTTCCATTTGTTCTGCGCTTAAGCCACCTACTGATTCATCTAAATCAGTAACTAAATTTCTAATTGTTGCACCAAATTGATATGGTTTAGAACCTAATTTATCAGATTCATTAAAAGCATTCTCAATAGTCTCTTGAGCATTTAATAAATTCTGTTTAAATTGGTCTGCGGTCATATCTAAGTCTGTTAATGTTAGTCCTTTTTGAATAGTACCTAAGTATTTGTTAATATTATCTTCATTTAAGCTATCAATATTAGGTACATTTCCAGCCCCAGTGAGAATTGTATTAATATCCCCTCGAGTTAAATTCAATCCTTCATTAGTTACAGCATTTAATAGTGCAGTACCATTAGCATCGCTTAAATCCAAGCCGGACAATACATTAACTATCTCATCTGCTTTTTCCGCAATAGTATCAGATACTCTGTTAATTGCTATAGTTTGATTAATTGTTTCTTCTGATAAACTACTATCAGCAATTTTTGCAGAAACCTCATCAACTGTCATTTCCATTATGCCAGCATATTCTTTTTTTCTGGCTTCCAAGTCTAATGAAGCAACTTCTTCCTTTTCTGCTTCAATATCTTGACTCATAGTATCTTGAGTAGTATCTAAAATACCGCTAATAGCATCTTTTAATTGTTCATTACCTGGTTCAGTTAGGGTTTCATTCTGTGAAAGAATGTTAGCTATCATTGTATCTCGTTGAGATTCCATTAATTGGAGTGACTCTTGAGTTTGAACAATTATTTCACTTAAATTTTCGCCGCCATTTTGTAATTCGGCGATAAATGCATTAAATTGTTCTTCAGTTCCGTCAGTGACAGCATCATAAATTTTTCTAATAGCCTGTATATTTCCATCCTCTACGGTGGTAATACCCCTATCAGCCATAGTAGAAATAATCTTTGTGAAATCTTCACTGTTAACACCACTTTGACCTTGAGACACTAACATATTCATAGTTTCATAGGTAGTATTTTCAGCTAAACCCCAATCCTTAGCTAAATTAGAACTTAATTCAGCTAAACCTAAAGTAATAGTATCAAATGTTATCCTGGCTTGTTGCATCTCTTCGCTGGTAATATCATTAGCATATCTATAATTACTAATGCTTTGCGCACCTTCATAGCTGGTTAACAACATATTTACGCCCATTTGGGCAGTTTGATTAGCATTTATACGAGCTTGTTGTGACGCTAAAAATTCATCATAACCTTCAGCATTAAGCTGCATCTGACCATTTGAACCAGTCTCCAAATATTGAGCAAGTTGAGGATATTTATTAATTAAATCAAGAACTTGTTGATTTACTTCAACAAGCTTATCTCTCCATTCTTGAGTACCAACAGCTAAACTATCTAATTCCTCATTAAGGGTATCTAAATCTGTTTTTGAACTGGTTAAATCATCAAGATTAGATTTAGCTTCTGTTAATTCAGAATTTAATTGTTCTGAAACATCTTTAAGTGAGTCTATTTTTTCTTGTGTAGTAACTACCCAATCACTTAAAGCTTGAACTCCAAATGTTACAGCTCCAATTACCGCAGCAATCGCTAATAATACTGGTAATAAAGGACCCCAGCCAGCTTGAGCAGCTTGACCGGCTAACATAGCAGCGGTTCCAAGAACGCCGAAAGCAACACTAACGACACTTAAAGCATTAGCTACATTATCTATTTGGTCGGCTTGTTCATCCATACCTTGCGCGCGCAAAGAAGAAGCAACAGAACTTAAAATACCAGATACTGTAGCACCAACTGCGGCAATACCTTCAAATGCGATACCTGTTTTATTCAATGCCGCCGTTGCTTTATTCACAGACATTGAAAAAGTATTAAATTGTGCCGCAGATTCAGTGGTAAATGTACCATTTTTCTCTGCTAATTCTTTGTATTTTTTATTAATTCCTGTAAAGGCTTTGTCAAAATTCCCTTCGCTAAAATCTTTAACAAATGTATTAAGAGAAGCTTGTACTTCTTCATTTACTGTAATTCCTAAATCTTTGAAGTTTTTAGCAAAGTCATTTTTTAGATTTGTTGCCATGCCAGATAAATCGATTGATTTTAACTTGTCATCAGATAAATCACCTAAGAAGCTTGATAAACTACCAGTTGTTGTGCCGCCCTTTTCTTTAAATATACCTTGCAACTGCTTAGACAAGTCACTGGACATATTACTGAAAATACTTTTACTACCATTAACAAAAGTTCTTAATTTACTTGCCATACCATTGGCAAAAGAAGTCCCAGCTTGTTCTCCACCTTTCTTAGCATCTTTTGAAATTGAAGGTCCAAGAAAAGATTTACCAATGGAGTTGAAAAATACATTAATAAGTTTTTGCGCGCCTTTAAATCCAGCAAAAACTAATAATAATTGACCTAAACTTCCAGCAAAAGAAATAATAGAATTTTCACTATTGGTAAATATACCAGTAATACTATTTAAAATATTAATAAAATTAGTAATTAAATCTATTGTGCCTTTAATAACATCATTATTGGCAAGATTTGTCCAAAAAATATCTAAAGCATTGTTAAGTTGATTGATTTTTGCTTCTAAACTATCTAATGTTTTTTCATATTGTCTATTAGCTGAACCCTGGGCATTATTTGCCGCAGTTACTAATTCAGTTAATCTCTCATTATCAGCCATTAATGCTAAGAAACGAGATTGCTGTCTACTACCAGCGGCCTGAGTAGCAATATAACGCTGAGTCATAAGGTCTAAAGTATCCCATTTGTCTGCCAATTCTAATATTACTTCATCGAAATTTCGGAATTGACCTGAAGCATCTCTTAATGCTACTCCTGCGCTCCTTAATGCAGTTTCAATCTTGTTAGCATCAACTATTTCGCCCTCTACTTCTCCAATTTCATCCATAGGTTTTTTTAGCTCTTGGAAGCGCGCGATAATAGTCTTCATAGCAGTACCAGCAGTTTCCGTAATGTTCCAGAAAGGTCGTTAGTCTTTCTGCGTTCTCTTATGAACTGCTAATAGTTTCCTATTAGACCAGACTATATCTTCAAGTGAATAATTTCAGCTTGTCTATATTTTCGAGTTTACTTAAACCCTACTCTACTTAGATTTTACTCTGTTCGATAGTCGTTGGGCCTCCCTATATTTAGGGTTGGCTGCTGATTACCATATTCTATATTGAACTTAGGTTTCCAGCAATTAAATAGAACTACGCCCGATTAGATAATAAATATGTTTTATATTTCCTATCTAAATAAATTGAAGCATTATTGTATATAATATCAAGAACCTTCTTTACTAATTCTTTTTTATCTATTCTAAATTCATATGCTTCAGTATTTATTTTTTTCCTAATTGTTCCATAATGTCCTATTTTCATTCGTTTTACTATTTGCTCAATAAAATGTTGAGTGCCCACAAAACCATATGAATAATGACCATTCCAAGTTATCCATCCGTCGCCATCACTGTAGCCACGCAAAAAATGTGGTAAAAGTTTATCATTTAATTGTTCCTTAGTGGGACATTCTAAAATTTTACTTTTCGCCGGTAAACAGCCCAAACGAATAAGATTTTCCTTTGTTTTCTTTGAAGAAAACTCTAAAGTATAAAATTCTTTAGAACTTTTAATAACATGACCGTCTTTAAATCTTTTACCTACTCCATATCCAGCTTCTTTAATTTGAATAGAATTTTTACAATGAGTATATGATTGAAATTTTTGAATAAAGTCTAAATCTACACTTCCCAGTCCAATGCTATTTCTATCAGACCTTATCCAACCATCTGAATAAAGAACACCTAACCAATAAGCGTCCTCTTCTGTAGTAATCACGCTAAAAAGATTATACTCATCATATTCACCATATTGATTCTTATTATTACTTGAGTAATACCCATAAGAGTTTAATATTCTTTTACAAGTACTCCAAGATATTCCCAATTCTTTTGCAGTTGAATTTATACTATTAGTTTTCTCAAAAATAGGAACAATTATTTCTTTTGCTATATTAATTTTATTCATATTTATTATCTCCTTTTGTTGCTTCAAGCAACCGATTTTAATTGAGGCATTATTTCAGGCGCCTCACGAGTAGTTTCAATAATCTGCGCTAAGAAAGCAGACATATTCTCAAAACTTGCACCAGCATTATTGGCAATAGAAGCAGTTTTAGACATAGCAACCGCAATTTCTTGTGTATCTGCGGCAGTAATAGCAGCAAGCTCTGAATAAGTATCATTTACTTCATTAGCTTGCGTCATTTCCATGTTAAAACCACGAAGCATTAACATTCCACATAGGTCGTTAATCTATGTGCGTTCTCTTATGAACTGCTATATGTTTCCATATAGATTAGACTATATCTTTTTCACACCCGTTTCGTCTCACTTGAGACTAATATTAGTCGTTGAACCTTGAGTCTAAAATGGCATCAATATTTTGTAATTCTGTATATTTAATTTCTAATAATTCTATATTATTTTCTTTACAGTAATTTCGTTTTATTTCATCTCTTTTTTGAATAGTAGTTAAACTATCTTTAAAAAACCTGTTGTCTCTAAAATGCTGTTCACCTTGATATTCTATTACTATATTATATTTGGGAAGATAGAAGTCAAAGCGATATTTAGATTTATTTAAAGGAGCAAAAGCTTTTTGAGGAATGTACTCAATATTTCTATTATCTAAATAATTACGAATTTTTTGCTCTCCTATGCTTTTAAATTGATAACATTTAGGACATCCTCTGTTTCTTCCCTCAAACAAATCACCTAGTTCTCTAATTTTAAAGACATAGCCACAATTATTGTGTTTCAATAAAGCTTCTTTAGTCATCCCTTTGTATTGTAATAATTGGTATTCTTTAGAGAAACTTATATCTAGTTTATTTTGTACTTCTTCTAAACTATAATGACTAACTCCTGTCCGATATTTATGACAATTATCACAATGTTCGGGAGTATTTAATAAAGATACTAGGCTTCTTTCCATAATACAGCCACAGTTTTTACATTTAATCTTTTTCTTTTGAGTAGCAGGTCCGTCATATAAAATATCAAAACCGCATTTCTCCCCTAAATATTTTAATTTTTCGTGATAATCCTTAAAATTCTTATAACATACACATATATTAATTTTTCGACTAATATCGCTAGCTTTTTTCAATGAAATAATATTATCGCAATGTAAACATTTTATAGTAGCAGGTTTTTTATATCCGTTGAAAGAAATGATTTCAAATTTCCAATTTGGAAAAAATAAATGAATTCGTTCTGTAAATTCTAATTCTGAAAATTTATTTGCCATTTTTGTCCTCCTTGGCTGCTGATTGTCCATTAATTAATACTTAGGTAAATTACCATATATCACCTCAGAACTTGTTTCTACTTTCGTTCCTTATTGCTTTTGAGGAAAGCAAATGGCATCTGAGTTTTAGGATGTTTCAGCAATTAAAGTGTTTTAAAGCGACCCATCGTGATTTAAGCCGCTGTCATTAAATTAGTTGCTTCTGCACCATCAAGATTAGCAATACGAGCCATTTTAGTTGTTTCAATACCAACTTCCATAGCTTCATTTAAGGTTAAGCCTTGTTGAACATATAGTTTAGTAGCATCAACAAGGTCAAGTGTTTTTGCGCCCATTTCAGTCGCAGCATCACTATACTCTTTTCTCATACTCCATATTTCATCAAGAGTATAATCAGATACAACTGCAATTTCTGTCATTGAAGCATCTAATTCTTTAACAGTTTCATATGCAGAACGTATAGCTTCGCGCAATAAATACCAGCTATTGGTTAAACTAAAGAAGTCTAAAAAACTATTTTTTAATTGATTAATTTGATTATCAGCATATTGTAATTGTTCAGAAGCTTCTGAAAAACCATCTACTGCGACTTCAGCCTGGTTAATACTTGCTTTTAGTCCCTGATAACTATCATTTAAATTTTCTACATATTTTGTCACTTGAGCATGATTTTCAGAATTAATTCTACGAATATAATCTTCTATATCATCTAAATAAGCAACAGTATCTTGAAATTCTCGAATTGACGTATCTTCTCCTAAAATAGAACCGACATCTATACGAGTTACTTTTTGTAATTGTTTTAACTGGTCAATAAATAGATTTAAAATTTGACTATTTTCTTTAATACCTAAATCAACATTACCGCTACTTTCTAAATCTTTTCTAATTTGTTCGATAGTTTTTTTACCGGTTTGTAATTGAGTTATTATATCTTCAAGGCCATCATCATCAATATTAAAGCCCGCTGTTGTCATTTTTTGTCTTGTTTTATTTAATTGTATATCTAAATCTTCATATGCTCTTCTCATTTGTTGAGCAATAGATGTTAATTTACTAAAATTAGCGTCAATCTTAATATCAGATAAGCCTACTTTTTTTAAATCAATTTTTTCTAAAATTAATTCAAAATCTTCAGCATAATCAAATAATAACTTAAAAGCTTTTCGAGCTTCTCTAACATCTCCCATGTTAGTATAAGTTTTAGTTACTAATTTATCTACAGTTTCTAATTGCCTTTCTAATTTATTAAAACTATTAAGAAATTGATTATCTAATCCACTCGGAAAACTTAAGTTTTTGAATTGAGTTTTCATAGATTTTACAGCACTTTGTATTTGACTTACATCTAAATCAGCAATACCATCAAGATGCCATGTGCTACGATTTAGCATTTTCCTTTCACCTCACTTATTCTATATCTTCATTTAGAATAAACGTCTGAAATACTTGTTCACTCCCTTTATTACCGGTTGGATAGGCCGTAAAGTTAATATATCCAACAGTTGGTGGTAAATCATTTCCTAATTGAATAGCAAAATTAGACATTAATCTTGCTTTCGGTACCATAAATATCGCTGTATTAATATTTCCTGTTACATCATCTTTTAATCTGGTCTTAAAACTTAAAGAGACATAACCATTTATAAATTGTTTACCAATGGTTAGTATTTGCGCGCCATTAGTATAGTTAAAATTATAATAAACATTAACATTTGCATACGGTTCTAAATCATTAAAGGTAATAATATTGTCACTTAATGTATAATCTGTAATCTTATTTCCTTCTAAATCATATATAAATAATGTACCAGATATTGGGTTATTTTTTAATTCTATTTTCTTTTCTTCATTTACTTCTAATTCTAATTCTTCTTGCGGCAAAATAACTGATTGCTGTTCAGATATATTAGAATTACCAAGTAATGCTAAACTAATTGTTGAAAATACACCCTGCGTGAAACTAAAATTTACTTCTTTTGTACTTTCCCAAGTAACCCAAGTTTGATTATTGTAACCGCCTTGCGCGTTAACTCTATTTTTTATTTCATTTACATTTGCCACTTGTATAGAATCTAAAGTAATAATCGGTTCATTTGCTTCAATCTGTTTGCCCATAATAGTCATAGGATTAATAGCCCTTATAACACAATTATATATTTCTTTAAATCCAAATAATTGATTTTCAGTCATCTTATACCTCATTATATAAGAAAAGGAGTGAGTATATACTCACTCCTTCCCAATTACTCCGTTACAGTTACAGAACAAGTATCTGTATAACTACCATCTTGAGTTGTAACAGTAATTATTACAGGAGTATCCTCATTTGTTACCGCAATAGCAGTAACCGTACCATTTGTAACTGTTACTTTTTCATCATCACTTGTAGACCAACTAACAGTTTTATTAGTTGCATTTTGCGGCGCAACAGTAGCGGTTAATGTTTCAGATGTTGTTCCAGCTAAAGATAATGTTAAACTATCTTTATTTAATGTAACTCCAGTAACATTAACAACAGGATTATTTACCTGAACGTTACATTGCGCGCTAATTGTATTATCTTCAGTATGACACTTAATTATTGCACTTCCCGCGCTTTTGGCAGTTACTAACCCAGTAGAGGAAACTGAAGCAATTTCATCATCATTAGATGACCAAAAGACTGGCTCAGTTGCCCCTTCAGGCGATACTGTAGCTTGTAATTGCTCGTTTCCACCTACTGTTAGTGTCAATGATTGTTTATTCAATGAGATATTAGTAACTGCTATTACCCCTGGGCAGAGATATTGTATTTTAATAAGCGCATCATAACAGCATTACCAGACTCGTCAGTAGCACGTAAAACGTCTACGTTAAGATTGAATACAGAGGGATCTCCTTCCGCCTCCATGGTAATGGTGTTTTCAGAAGTAATCTTTCCCTTTGGAATAATAAATTGGAAATACTCATCTTCGCCAGTCTTTTCAGACCTTGCGAATGTGTCGCCTGTAATGTAATCATCTTGTTTCGGTTTCCTAGACCATCTTGAGCTTTCACCCAATGTTCAGACTATATTTTCGCCTAAGCGTTTCACCTTATCCCTGAGGATTTTCAGGGCTTATAGTCGTTGAACCTTCGTAGAATTCCCATCTATATCCTGCACAACTCTTAGCTTTTCCATTACAGCATTTTGAAATGCCAGTTGACCTATTAAGTCCAAGTTCTCGTGCGGCTTCAGACTGAGAGCTAAAAATTTTAACTATTTTACCAGTTGTTAAATCTATTTGTGCGACTGGCTTTCCTCCATTTTGTGTGGTATAAACAGGCTCAATTTTGTCACTATAATAATCGCGCCATATGTAACCCTTGCTATACTTAAGTTCGCCCTTAATTACTTTCTTTATATCATTTCTTCCGCCCTGGACAAAAGTTGCGGCATCTGTAATTGAGTCGAACTTTTTAACAAATTCTCCATTTAAGTTGTAAGCATAAACTACTTTCTTATCATTTGGAAAATAAGATTGTGGAGTAACTTGTTCGAAGCGTTCAAAATCCCAAATATAACCATGAGCAGTTTTCGCTTTTTTATTTAAGCAATTAGAAATATGTTGAATGGTGTTTACTTTATTTACTCTGGCGGCTTCCGTTAGGGAGGGGAATTCGGCAATTAGTTTACCATTTTCACAGTCATACTGATAAACTTTTTTACTATGTCCACTTCCTCCTTCTGTAATGTTATATCCATTCGGAACTTGAGTGTTTAAAAAATCTATCCACTCTTGTTCTTTTTTATCCAGCAATTCTATAGGCGCTTCTTCTAAAATCTCAACTTTAAAATTTTTAAAACCATATTTTTGAATTGCTTTATAAAATATATTACATTTCTTATAACCCTTTCCATTCATTCCCTTTGCTCTTGCAAAAATAGTTTGAATGGTTTGTCCAACATATTTCTTCCCACTTGGAGAAGTATAGCAATAAATAAAACCATAATTTCTTTTAGGAGTATTAGTTAAAATATTCATATCTACGCTTGGCTGCTGATTGTCCATTCTATACCTCCGTATAAATCTAATTATTTTTAAGCATTCGCGCTTGCGCTCATACGCTACGCTGTAGCTAATTAGCTATTAGGATTTTCCAGCAATTAGTGAAATTAATTTGAGTATATTTTATTTCCCCTCTAGGAGCCCTATTATCATCAGGCAGCAAGTAAACTTAAGGTTCCAGGGAAGGTATTAGGCCCAACTACAATTTCCATACCTTCTACTTTTAAGCTAAATTGAGCTAAATAGGTCTTACCAACGGTAGGAGAAGTTGTGGAAACACTACCACTAGTTGGGTCATAATAAACTACATTGGTTAGAGTATGAGCAACACCCATAGCATCTGTCCAAGTAGATAAAGTGGGAGTACCAGTTGTAGGAGTAAAGTTAACTACTCTACGTAACTGAGTTGTTGCATTTGTGCCCTCAAGAACAGTACCATCACCAAACATAATGGCCATGGACTTGGGAGAAAATACTGCATCTTCAAGAGTTAAAGTAATTTCCTTACCAACATTTATGTTAACTCATAATTTCTTATGAGGTCAGACTATATCTTCACCCCTTAGGGTGTCTTACGTTTAGTCGTTGAGGATTTCTTTAAAAATGGTATTTGAAACAATTTTATTTTCATGAACACTTCTTGCAATTTGAACTACTGAAATTCCAGTTTCTAAATGAGCCGCGCGCATACTTTTATACCTACCTAATTCATTACCTTTTAAATCATAATGAATAACAGGAATAGGTTTATTATTTTGCCGCTTTCTCTCTTTTTTTGCTTCTTGTTGTAATCTATAATAATGTAAATTATTTTCTCGTGGAGTTACCCATTCAAGATTATTTTTTACATTGTTTAACTTATTACCGTCAATATGATTTACAAAAATTTTATGTTTTGGGTCTGGATTTTCAATAAAATGTTCTGCAACTAACCTATGAGCTTTAAATCTTTTTTGAATGGAATTATCAAAAGTAAGTTTAATGCTTCGATAGCCTCCGCCATCAAGACAACCTTGTAAAATATGTCCAGTATCTTTTCTACGAACTAATCCTGTATCACTTACTTCATATCTATCATTATATTTGATAGTTTTCCATTCCATTTTTAAAGACCTCCTGCTGATTGTCCAATCCAAAGAATTTTTTAACTATCACAATTATGTTGTAGTTTCTTTGGCTCTAAGGAGTTTCCAGCATTTTGTAAGATTTTTTATCATGCGTATTATTAGCATGGGGACCTTAGCAGAGAAATTACTAAGCTGCTATTGTTAAGTCCCAGCCGATTAAGCGGGGATTACCTTTCAATACATCTTCCATAGTGTTCGTTAAGCACTATGCGTCTTTCGACAGCTCATAGTTTCCCATGAGATGAGACTATATCTTAACTTATTAAAAGTTATTTCCATTTCGGCTCACTTGAGCCTACTCTCTTACGAGATAGTCGTTGAGCTTTCATCATATAGATTAACCAGTTTTTCTAATCTAAAAGTATAATCTTTTCCTATTTTAACTTTTCCTGAAATATGACTTTGAATTGTTGGTCTACTAATATGTGTTATTCTATTAGCCTCTCTAACAGATTCAAATTCTCCTAATAACTCACCAGTCTTAGAAGAATATTGGTAAATCTTTTTAGAATGAGGTTGATGATTCCATTTTTTAGAGGGTTCTATTTTTTCAAATTTTTCAGTTCTCCAATAGGAATTAGCAGATTTTTTGTCCTCTTTATTTAAAGCTTTTCTAATACCAGTATGATATACATTAACTGCTCTTGCGGCTTCCGCGATTGATGGATATTCGGCAACATAATTGCCAAGTTCATCATATTGATAAACTTTAATTGAATTTAAAGTTTTAAAAAGATTATTCCCACCTTTATCTAAGTTATAACCTTTATCTTTATTCATAGTATCATAAATAAATATATATGAATATTCTTCTTCATTAATAACATCTAAAGGAACTTCTGCTAATATTTCAACCTCAAAATTTTCAATTCCATATTTCTGAATAGCTTTATAAAAATAAGTACATCCTTTATATCCTTTTGCATTTAATTTTAATCTTTCTCGTAAACTGGTTTTTGTTTGACCAATATACTTTTTCCCACTTGGACTCGTATAACAATATATGAATCCATAATTAGGTTTTGGTCTGATGCTTAGTAGCTGATTGTCCATTCGAACCTCCGTAGTTTTCAATCCACAATCCAGTGGTTTTAGGATATTCCAGCAATTAGAAAATTTTATTAGGCGGCAAAGGTAATATTGTCACCGCCCTGCGCGTACACGCTCTCAGCAGTTTGTTCAAGAGTGGACACTTTAAGTGTATCTAAGTATAGTACAGGTTCAGCAGGCTGACCAGTTTGGTCATCAATACGGTAGAAGGTGCAATCTGCGACCTCTTTAATGCCATACCTATCAAGAATACTTGCCATTTAAAGCCTCCTAATTAGGATTTATCCAATACTTAGGTTTAACTTTTTTATTTCCAAATCCTGCTGTTGCTACTCTTAAGTCAGTTTCATACTTTTCTTTTTGTTGAAACACTTTAAAAATTTCATTCATAGCAGGAAATGTAATCTCTCCGATATTTAGTGGATTTAAACCAATTCCACTACAACAAAGAGCTGTTAACATTGTACCTAATGATATTGAATTTTTATTTCCTTTTTTCTTTTTTAATTTTTCTCTATAACGAGCTTTTGCTTTAATATAAGCTACTTTGGGATTTTCGTTTAATTTTGGCGGCTCTTTCTTTTCTTCGCCTAAAACTTCACGCAATTTATTCTGAAAATTAAAATAATTTTCTTCTTGAATATTCCTTATATCTTTAGCATCCTTAATTTTATCAATTCCGTCTGTAAAGATTATTATCCTTGTAGAAGGAATAATTTTTACTTTTTCATGAGTAAAAAATTCAAAAGCTTCTTCTGCATCTTTCATAATTTGAGGATTATTATAACAATTTGCCAATAAATATTCAAATGGAGTTGGCGCATCAGGTATCGCTGTGCCCATTTGTAAATCCTTATCTTTTACAATCATGTCCCATATATCTTCTTGACAAATTGTTAGTAAATTCGCATATTCATTATATTTTGGATTTCCAATAACTTCTTTTACCAGTGGCGCATATATTTTAATATTTTGTTCCCAGTAAACTGGCTCATTTAAAAAAATTTGTGCGCTAATACTCATTAATTAAATTGCGTAATTTTATAATTTAATAAAAATGCGCTAATTTCCTCAGTAAAGAAGTTTACACTAAAGCCAGAACCGCGAATAGTACCTAATCCATTTATGTATTTATTTTCCAATGATTTTTGAATTTCACCCATTATAGAATAAGGGCGCAAATTATCACTTTTTATCATCCATTGTTCATTTGGAACAAATACTTCTACTGCTAAATAAATATCAAGAAATTCTGTATTATCTCCGGAAGGAGTACCACGCAATACCCTTAAGGTTAATACAGATGTTGAATCTTCTTTATATCCTACTACAGGAATAATTCTAACAACCCCATTATCTCCATTCCGATAAGCCTGTTCAATAGTTACATCTGGTTTATCTGGATTTAATGGGTCTTTATCTGTATAATATAACAATCTCAATAAATTTTGATTAGCTAATAAACGTTTTACAATTTTTTGTAGATTTGGACCTAATTCCTCTAAAAATCTAACCTTACTCTCCTGTATCAATTTTATCACTTCCTGTAAACCAGAAATAATCAGTAGGGTCATCTTCTGGAGTTGGCTTAGGTAATGGAGTTAAATCACGAATTAAGGTTGGGTCCATAGAAACATACATAATTCCTGGTGTAGATAAGAAATCAAACCCAGTCACTCTTTCGGCACGAGATAAACCTTGAATGTCAATAGTTAAGTATGAGTTAATCATAAGATTTTTATTAAGTGGCATAATCATAAAATCTAATTTTAAATTTTCAAGATATAAAGTTGCCGAACGACTTCTGGATTTTAATTCATTTTTTAGCATATTATTCTCTTGACCCCATACATATGCTTCACTATTATACTCAGTACCATCTTCATTCAACCAAGTTATATTTTGATTAAGTTGAATAACTGTATATCTATTATAACCACTATCTTGGCGCTCGTCCCAATACCAAAATAAGTAACGTTTTCCTGCAATAGTAACAATATCTCCAATATTAAATTTTTCGCCAACTCTTGTTAATATGTGCATTACAGTTCGAGTTTCATCTTGAGAAGATGGTTCAAAAACACATTCAACTGTACGAGTTTTTTGTTCTAAGACACCTTCTTCATTTTCTTCTTCCCATTGATATTCAAATGTTTCATAGTGAGGCGACTGATTTAAAAATCTTTCAAAATTTGCTTGCCGCCCAATTTCTAATCTTTCCTTTGGATTAACTCCATATCTATTAATTCTTTGTTTATAAATATCAAAATAACTCATTGGCTTCCTCTTTCCCCAATAAATTCATTACGTCAAATATTGTCTTGCGAAAATATTCATAACTTAAATATTTACAACTGGTTAATTTATAGAAAATAGTATAATAATATATAGTTTTTTCTTCCTCTGGGAAACCCATTAATTCAATCAAAATAGAATCTAAATATGATTGCCATTCCCTATTTTTTTCACGTTCACATAAACATCCAAATAATCTATTTTTTAATTTATTAATATATCCTTCTTTCACAAGGTTGTTCATAATCAACCTCCATAAAATCTCTTATAATTATAAGGCACGCCTTTAATACTCCTATAGTATACTTTTTCTAACTCCTTTGCCGCATTTAATTGACTTTCTTCTTTCTGTCTAAATTCACTTAATTGTTTTGCTGGACTAAAATCCCGCTCTGTATAGTATGGTCTTAAATTTTCCCAAGAATCTACAGTTCTACTATACCATATATATTTCATAAATTGTGCCCAAACTTGAATTTCATCATTACTAATATTTTCATCTATAAAGTTAGTTGCTGACTCGTCCCATTCTAAGGAACATCGTGGAAACTTAAACCATGGGCGCGCAGCTAAAGCTAATTGTTTTAAATCTTGATTAACTTGTTGCTCTTCCCATAAATCCCATTCATCAGACTCAATTAATACTAAAAAAGCATCATATAAATTTTGTACAGGAGTCATATTTACGCCTCCTTTTCAGCTTCTTTTTCCTGTTGTGCCGCAACGACGGCATTGAAAACATTTACTTGAGTTTTATCTTGTAAAATTTTATCTCTTTGATAATCAGTAATTCCTAAATCAACCGCCTTAGAGCTTAATTCCATAGCTTGGTCATGAGACATGGTCTCTACTACTTCTCTAAATTCTTTTAATGGAGTAGCAGTCAATAACTTTTCCATTTCTTTATCATCATAATATTTAATTTTAGGCTCTTCGCCTTCTTCCTCTAAACCCAAATCAATTTTAACTTGCATATCATCAATATATAAAATACCAGATTTAAATAAATATTCTACACCTGGGTCATAAATAGCTTGTTCTAATAATTCTTTAGGAATCCTCTGTAAGGCTCCCTTTTGTTGCCATGTTCTTTTTAAATTAAGTGCCGGAACATTTAATACAACAATTCCTTTAATAGTAGATTTAATTAACACATCATCTCTAACTGACATTAAATTTCCTCCAATGCGCGCCAATAATATCCTCCGGCGCTTAATCTATTTGGTTTCTTATTTATACATTCTCCAATATGTAAAATTCCAGTTAATCTCTCTGCTTCTCCAATAGAATGGTATTTAGCAATTTCATTCCCATTCATATCTAATTGAATAACAGTTTTCATAATTTTTTCATTGTGTGTTCTCGTGTCTATTTCAATTCCATTTACTTGTATAAAGGCACCCATCATGGTCCTCCCAACAGTGTTTTAAAATTACGCTTAGTGCGCAATTAAACACACCAAGCGTAATTTTTATTTATACTATATCTTATGCACCATAGGGGTCATACATAGTTTGAGTAATTCCAGTATTCTTATAAATACCAAAGTTGTAATAAGTAAGAATAGCGGCACCCATTTTCTTGTAAACTTCGATTTCCATAGAACGGTCAACGTTGTTCCAATCATAAATCTGAGTGGCACCTTCCATAACTACCTTAACAACCTTTTCATTACCAGCAGGTAATACATAAGCTAATTGAGGGTCAATCCAAGTTGTAGTATTAGTGGTATCAGTATAAGACTGAGGTAACATTACAATAGGACAACCACGGAAGATATTAATATAACCCTGATTATGGATTCTATCAATATCCTGGGGATGATAAATACCCTGATAAGAAGTTCCAACAGGAACAATAGCATCGGCGCCCATGGCGGCGATAAATTCAGGGGAAGCTAAAATGATAGCATTGCCATTTCTACCGGCATAAGCCTTAACAGTAGCACATAATTTAAACATATCATCAGCATCAAAGTTAGCAGAAGTAACACGATTAGCGGTAGGAGCAGCGGCATCAAAAGCAGCTCTTAAAGCACGCTGAACTTCTACGAAAGCGGCATTAGTCATACCGTCAGTAATAACGTCCATAACATCAGCTAAAGTCTCAGAACCATCTAACATTCTTTGGAAATCAATAGTAGCGGCTCCACCAATAGCATGAGTAGGAACTTCAAAGCTGGCGCTATCTAAGCGGAAAGCTTCATAAACACCAGAAATACCTACTCTGGTTAAGAACTTACGGGCGCGAAGCTTGGAAGCTTCTTTACCAACACGGAAAACAACCTTTTCGCCTTCGCCAACCTGACGTACTTCGGCGAAAACACCCATAGCATCAATTACATTAGCAGGAACAATTTCATCAGCATTTTCAATGATAATCTGATATAAGTCATATCTGTTCTTCATAAACATAGGAATAGAAGAACAATATTTGCTTAATTCTTCGCGGAAAGCTTCATCAACATTGGCAATTTCAAAGTTTTCGGGAGCAGAGCCACGAGCAGCAAATTTAGCTAATTCTCTAAATTCTTGAGTCATTATTCAGCACCTCCCTTAAACCTTTTTAATCTGAAGTTTTACCGCAATTTGGCCATCAGGCATTGTGGTATATTCAATAACTTCGGCAGAAGGACCAGCGCTTGGGGCAGTCTTAACAATTTCCCAATAACCAGAATTGTCAGAAGCAATACCAGCATAAAGCTTGGTAGTTGCAATATCCTCTAAAGCATCAATTAAAGTTTCTTCATCAGTAAAGTTTGTAGTATCATAACAAACTGTATTGGTAGTAAATTTGTCTCCAACGGCAGGTAAACCTAAACGAGGAAGAAAATCTTCGCCACCAGTTAAAGCGAAATCCTTTAAACCAGGAGTTCTCTCATCATATAAATGTTCAGAAGAATAGTTAATACCAATAATGTTAGTAGCAGCTAAAGTGGTAGTAGCTTTCTTCAGAGTACGAGTTACATTATCGATTGCAAAAAGCATACCGTTTTCTGCAACAACTGAACCATCAGCAGGGAACTCGGTAGAATCTAAGGCACATTGAGCTTCAACGCGGCCATCTCGTCTCCAAGCTACCTGATTTAGTTCAATTTGGCCATAGCCATTTTTAGATAACTTATTAACAGCCATTCTAAATGAACCTCCAGTTATTTTTTCTTATACTTAGAAAGTAATGCTTCTACACCAGATAGCTCAGTTTCTTGAGGTACAATTCCTCTTTCTTCTAATTCAAATAAGCCCTGATTGGCATTAACTAATTCATAAGCTAAGTCTTTATCTAATTCAACAATAGTAGAATAAGAATCTAACTTATTCCTATAAGAAGTAATTACTTCTTCATCTAACTTCATAGAATACTTATCAAGAATTGCATTTTTCTCTTGATTTTCAATATTCTTTTTATATTCATTTAATTCATGAAGTTGAGCTTCATATGTAGAAATTGTTTCAGAAGAATTACCTAGTTCAGCATTTAATTCATTAATTTTATCAACTGCCGCGCTATAATTACCAATTTCAGTCATCGCGCGAATAGTGTTAAGAGCTTGTTTTTCCTCTTCGGTAATGAATTCAGGATAAACCTGAATCATTTCGCCGACAATTTCAACATCTTCCTCTTCCTTCTCAAAATTAACTTTATAATATTTCTCTTCGTCACAATTAAATACAATAGCATAGTCATCATAAGATTCACAAATAAAGTAAACACATTGGCCATCTTTATTTAGCTTATCAAATAAAATATTGCATTTTTGTTTATCAGAAAGAGAAAATAAATTTTCATTATTCATTTGTACTTTTCCCCCTAACTCATCTAATATAGCGGAATATATCTCAGAAATAATTTCTTCTGATAATTGGAAGAAACCTGCGCCTTCAAAACAAGGAGTTATATCGTCACCAAGAACTTGTAGACCTAAAAATGAAGCAGTCTTATATTTAAAAACTTTGGCGCCATCTATATTTATCCATTCACCAGTAATAGATGGACCAAATAATTCCATGCTTTGACCTTTTCCGGCAATTTCATTAGCCTCTGGATATAAAGCAGTAAAAAGAATTACATCACAAGTAGCATAATCTCGTGTAACACCATCATCATCTAAATGTGATTCCCATGAGAAATTCTTTTCTTTTGGCACTATTCCATAAATGCGCCCCTCAGTTCTTGCTTTTCCGTGGTCTTCGAAATCACCGTCAAATTTATTATAAATTCCCTTAACAGGTGCATAATCTAATGTTTGAATTAATTTTTCGGCAAATTCATCATCAATATATCCGCCATTTCTGTTTAAACCCTTATAGAATATTCGGGCACGTTTTTTCGTTAGTGTATCTGAAATTTTCTCAGATACGTTATCAAAAATAATGGGGAATTCTACAGGAATATCCATATATTTCCTCCCATTAAATATTACCAGTATTATCTTGACTTTGTTCCTTCTTCTGAGTAACTTCTGTCTTTTCTTGTTCTTCTAATTCTGGTCGTCCATTTTCTTTACTACTTTGAGTATAAGAAGTGGAAAGAGGACGTAACTTGTCTAATAAGCCTAAGAAATCATTTTCTAAGTTCTTTACGCCAACAAGTTCTTTCTGACTTAATCCTTGCGCAAGAGCCGGCATTAAGAAAGAATAACCAGAACTGGCAAGTTTTAAATAATCCTCAATTTTTTTACTCTCATTATGATAAGTAATTGGTAAAATTTTATAAGTAAATCTTATATTACTATTCCCATATAGTTTATTAATGAGCGCGGTAATGAAATTACTAAATTTATTACCTAATATCATCATTAAACTTGTATCATAATCAAGAGAATCGGATAAAGTACCACTACCAGTAGCAGCAAATAATTGTCCTGAAACACCTGCATTTGAATACATATTTTGTGCCATATTATTCAAAGCATTATTTGCCGCGGCATCGGCTGTTTTAGATTGAATAACTTCTACATCGCCATATGTTGTCAAAACCGCAAGATTAGGATTAGTTTTTCTTAACATTCCTACCGCACCATCGTGCATTACTTGCGCCTCAACATCTTCAAATAATAAAGTACCATCATTCAAGTGAGGAATTTTCTGAACTAAAATTTTCTTATATTCCTCAACTTCTCTTGTTAATTCATTTTCAACAGCCTGTTCGTACTGTATCACTGAAGGAATAATAGGAAGAAAATATGGACGAGTGTTATAAAAATTAAAAACTACACCAATGTCATTGGGAACAAGTACCCAAGGTCTTAAAGTTTTTGCCTTCTCCCAACGCCTATAATGGGAAGTAATAATTTTAGGATAAGTATTCAAAGCCATATTACGTGCTTTTAAATCAATAATAGTATTGAAATATTCTACATTAAATTCTAATATCGGATTATTATATTCGTCTTTAAAACGAGTGCGACAATAATCAAATGGTAAATCCATTAATGCAAAAGCATTTTTGGATAATGTTTGAATAATACCATAATAAGTACCGTCAACTAAAACGTTTTTGGCAATTCTTGTAAGATTTTCAGGTAAATTCATTTTTTCAATATAATCAGTTGCGTTGTTAACTCGTTTAGCAATAGCTTTATCTTGGAGAGATTGACTAAATATTGGATAAGGGATTAATATTCCTATATATTTTAGTAATGTAGCATAATGCATAATAACTTGTTTATAAACGCCATTTCCATCATAATAATTACGAGAAAGTGTCTTTTGTGCCAAAACGCTGCCGCTATTTATGATATTTTGAACTTCTTCCTTAGAATATCTATAAATTGGCTTTGTTCTATCCCATTGTAAGTAATAATCATTATAAGAGTTTTCATTAATTGCAATCAACTTTTTTGCAAAAGTTTCTGAAATTTTAGGTTTAGTGTCCATTCTATTATCCCCCACTAAAGAAAACGAGATTGCGTCTTAGATTACCACGTTTGCGCTGCTTAGTTGCTTCTTCCTCTAACTCTTTTATGCGCCTTAATCCTATACATAGACTGGAAAATCTATCGTCGGGAAAGCGCGAATTAATAGGTTCAAGCACAATATCTAAACCTACACCTGTACGCTTCAGTCTAAGATTCCCTATTTCGTCAAAAAGTTTAGTTGTCATTTCATAGGGCATTAAAACCTTGGTCTTTTGCTCTAATGACATTTTTTGACCTTTTTTAGTAGATAATAACTTTGACCGTGCTTCTTGTTCTTTTATTAAAAAATCAACCAATCCAGCATCTATACGAGAATAACAGTTACTAAACATTTCACTGTTAATCTTATGATTAGCTTTAAATCCATACAAGATACGCGGCGCATCAGGTGGCTGAATTTTTTTATAGTCATCATCATTAAAGAATCCGAGAGGTTCATAAATTTCACCTTGATATTCTTGTGTCTCTATCATTAAATCTGCAATACCTGCGCCAATACCATTAATATCAATGATAACTTCGCGCGGTTTAAATTCTTTAATGATTCTTTTTAAATCAATTACTTGCCTTGTAAAGTGTTTGGTTTCCTTGGTTCGACCTAATATAAATATATTTACTACGATTGCACGGAATTTACCACGATTAGGGATTACCTTAAAAACAGTAACCACTGTGTTATCGTGTTTTCTACCAATATCTCATTATATTCCATTAAGTTCGCTAAGCTTAATGCGCTTTCGCTGCTCATAGTCTCCTATGAGATTAGACTATATTTTCACCCAATAGGTGCTTTCTCTTTCGACCCGCTTGAGTCTACTTCCTTTCGGAATAGTCGTTGAACCAGTTCATTAATTAATATATTTAATATAGTTACCTCCTAAACTGGTGCGGATTGTCCTTTGTATTATAGACCTTAGAATTACTTCATAGTCCATCCTTTAAATTGTTTCTGCTTTCGCGGCATTGATTTTAATGGAGGATTAAAATCTTTAGCTTTAAAGGCTTTCGGAGTTTCCCGCTTTTAAGAAAGTTTTCAAAATCCATTTCTGGATTAAGCGGCAGTTTTATTTACCGATATTAAGTAGAAAATATCTTTATTGTTTTTATTAAAATGTGCGCGCCATTCGGCATTAATTATCTTTCTATGGTTATTTAATTTATTAAAATTGAACCAAGCTTCGTCATTTTCGGAGGTATACGTGCTGAGGTATTCCCGTGCGAAGATTTGTTCATTCATTGTCTTGTCACTTCTCATATCTCTAACAAAACTTGCAGGATAAATTCCCTCAATAACTGGCACTCGATAATCCAATCCCATTATCCATGCACTCTTAGGGTCAATAATCATTCTAACTAATATATCTAAAGCCTTTTCATAGTTATAATTTGATTTACTGCTTGCGCTCGTCGTATACGTCTGTATTTGATGCATCTCATATGGATTTAATTGACCAGCTCCTACTGTTAATCTGACTTTTGAGGTCGTTGGTACAAGGATAGAGTTAACTGCATCACCCTGTTGGTCCCTTGTTTCATCGACGGCTATTGCATCAAATCTGCGTCCACGAGTTGTTTCAAGGGCGGCGGTTACTTCAATTTTACTACCATTCTTAAAGTTAATAACAAAATAATCTTTACCGGCTAATGGTGGTCCAGTTAATTCATTTTGCAAATACGGAAACCGCGCCAATATGTCATTAAAAGTCTGTTTTGCAACTTGTGCTGCTTGAGTTTTACTTGGTGCGGTAATAGCAATACTTGAAGTTGGACAAAATATGCATCTATGTACTGAAGCAAAAACTTCCAGAAAAGTTTTACTAACACCACGCGCAGCGGTAATATGATTAAGAGGAACCCTAGCTAATTGCCGCAATATAATCCTCTGATAGAACATCCAATGAAATGAACTATTTACTGGTAATAGCACCTCTTCTGCCCATAGGTCTGGATATACAGACCAAAAGTTCAATTTCTCCATTAGTCTCTTATTACACTTCTCCAATATGGGTTCATTTAATGGAACATTTTTTTCAACAGGAACTCCAAATCTACTTGATAAGTTTTCATTTGCACCTTTCGGCAGTGCTGTGTTAATAAATGGTAACATTAAACACCTACCGTATCGGAATCAAATACTTCATCAAGTATTAATTCCTCATATGTCTCATTTTCACGTTTCTCAAAGTCTACTTCTTCAATATCAAGTAAAGGATTTTCCTCAAAGCGCTTCTGTTCCAATTCTGCTTCCGTCTTAACTGCTTCATTTGCAATTTTTAATTGTTGAATTCTCTCGTTAACTTCGTCGCCGATTCCCGGCTCATTCGTATATAATCTTTGTACAAATGTTTGCATACTATGAATAACTTCATCAACAATATCCTTATTGGCGCCGTCATACCATTTATTAAGCCAACCCCGCTTCTCTTCCCATGCTACAATTTCGCCCATAGAAGAGAAACCGCTGTCATTTTTAGCATTTTTAGGAGTAAAGTCGGCAATTTTTGTTAATTTCTCATATGAGGCGATAAGTTTATCAAAATCCGTGTCGGCCATAATACGTTCATCAATGGATAAGCTAATTTTACATAACTTCTTAGCCTGGTCCATATTGAGCGCGCCGTTAACATTTTGAGTGGCCATGAGACCAGTTAATAAATTATTCAAATATAGCAACTGTTCTTCATCATAATTACTGCCCCATTGTTGCCGCAATTCTTCATAGTATTCATCACGCATAAGGGGCAATTCCGCGCGCAAAAGTCCATTTTCTTGTAATTTCTTATATTCCTCATAATAATCTTCCCAATGGATGTCGGCGAACTTTTGTTCTTGAAATAAGTTACTATATGCAATAAAGAAATTCTTTGGATTCATATCGCGCAAACGCTGTAACTCATTCGGCACAAAAGGAATATCCAATGAACGGCACAAATTGTTTGCTGTTGCCCAGTTCTCATCATTCTCCAATATCTCATTAATACAGAAGTTACATATAGGACTGTAGCCATCGCCGCATATAATTGATTTACTCTTAATATAGTCATTATAGTTGCGCATTTTTTTACATTTGGAGCACAACTTGTCGCCGCGCAAAAGATTAGGGTCGGCGGCGACTTTAATGTTTGGATTGCTTATCATCGGCATTGGCTTTCATCTCTTTTTCACTTTTTGCGGCCTTTTTAGCCAACCTGTACAAGTTCCTTTTCTTATTATTTGAGAGGTGGTCCCAGGCGGCGACAATAGTATCATACATTTGTTCATCTGTATAATCCCCAATATCTGGTGTAAGTTTGATGCCCATCAGCGTCAACAGTCCCACCACCTCTATCATTTCCATTCGCGGCAATAATTGCATTACTTCTTCAACTTTTCTTGCCATGTTTACACTCCTTACAATAATTTGTAAATCCATCACTTGCGGCACTACGTTTCAAATAATAGTCACCATTGCGCGGCTTCCACTTGCCGCACTTTACACATTGTTTAAATACCGTGGGGCCGCACATTATGTACTCAATTAACTTATAATGTCTTTCCACTTGTTCAATTATTGCATTAATTATCCTCTTAGTGAATATTGTGCTAATATAATTAATACTATGCTCTTTATTGTAGTATTTCATCAGCGCCACCTTTATCTCCTCGTTACTACAGTGCCGCAACTTCATTTGCAAAATAGTATTGTCAATTTCGCTAAGGCGGGCGCGCGCGACATAGTATTCTAAATATTTCAACAGCATCTCCACCTGGGGCGCATCATATACATCATTTTCCCCAATATTCATCGCCAATTCCTCATAATGCTCCAGTAGTGCGCGCACATGACCACTTTCCCTAAAGTCAAAATAGCGCAACTTCGGATTGTTTTCCATTTCTTTAATTTTCGCGTCCCCCTCACGCAACTTTTCGCCGCAGAATGCGCGAAAAGTTGTGTTGTTGAAATGGTCATTCGGGTTGACATCCCCTATTAGGAGCCTCTTATCTTCAAATGGCAATATGTTCACCATTCCCCTCATTTGCACTGACCACCACATTTTCAAATTCTCATGGGGCGTATAATTTCCCTCCTTAATGCCGTCCCAAATTTGATATTGTGATTGACGCAAATGAACCAAATGTCGTTTGGCCCTATTATACAAATTCTCGTTCCATTGGGGTATTTGACCATTCTCATAGGCGGCGATTTGATTTTCCAATTCTCTTATGGATTGCCATAATGTTTGGAAAGCCTTAGTGGCGGGAGCGTCTTTGTGTTTTTCCATGTAGGTCACTATTTGCTCCTTCTTTAATAGCTTCTTTTGAGTTACTTTCAGAGGGACGTTCGTCGTGTGTATCGGCGTTCCCAATTCATTCATTTTTTCAATTAGGGAATCAAGAGATACTACCTTGTCGTCACTATTTTGCCATGGTGAAAATTTATTTTTTTCAAACAAATAAGGTTGTGACTTGTCATGATACTTGTCACACCATAATATATAATTGGAAAGAAGTTCGAGGTCAGAGTGTGATAAAATGGAATTTTGTTGTACATAATTTTGCACAAAATTTACTCTGTCTTCGACATTTTCCAATGAAAAGTCTAAATCCATAAATTACCTCCTGTGTGTATTATAACACAAAATAGGGAGAAAATCAAATTTTGATATTGATTTAATTTTTATTTTAGTTTATATTTTTACTTCATATTTTTACTTTGTATTTTTACTTCAGTAAGAAAAAGTTCAACGTCCCTTTTTTAATTTCCAAATTTTTCCAAATAATTTCTAAACCCACTCCCCTTTACCGTATTAAAGCACTGCTGTGATACTACGCTAACATGGTATACCCCCACTACATCACTACATCACTACTTTAATACGTTAATACATTATCACACTACTATAGCAAACTGCACAAAAATTTTTCTTCACTTTGTTAAAAATAACACTGGATATTATATCCTTTTTGTGGTATCATTAATACACTGAAAGACGGGAGTGAACACAATGGACGAAATCAAAAACTGCTTAATCAATAAATACAATCAGTTAACATATACTCATAGTTATATATTTGGGTATACTTATAGGGGCGTTGTATATAGTGCAAGAGTCAATGACGGTCGTGCACTATTACCACAGTTATTATACATTGATGAATCAAGTCCAAAGAATGGACTACAGTATATATTAAGATATAGACCAAACCGTAAACAATGGCAAATGATTTGTGACAATGCGCAAGAAGTTAAGAGGGTATGTACACTAAACCATTTAGAGACATTAGGACGCAAACTAAAGAAAAACCGTGGTGAAACATTTGAATTATTAGTTGCACAAATATACAACGGTAAAGTACCCAATAAGTGTAACCTAAAGTTTACAAATGGGGGAGATATGACAATAAACAATGTACCTTATCAGGTAAAATATAGTAGTGCAACATTTGCAAGTATGAAGATAATGGAGGAATAATAATAATATGAAAACATTATTAAATATCATCAGCATTATTTTTGCGCTTATTTTCGTTTGGGGTATTGTGTCATTTGTGGAAGTAAATAGTAAAAACTTGTATGATAATCCGCAATACTCCAATTGGAATATGTTTGAACTAATGGGGTGATAACTACTTTGTTTATTGCAGTTGATTAATGTAATATTGATACTTTAAAGGGAAAGGGGTAAATAAAGTATGGGAAACTCTTGTATTATTCGCCGCATTGATGACATAGGGAGAATTATTATTCCAAAAGAAATTCGCCGCAATTTACAAGTAGAAGAGGGAACACCTTTTGAAATTACGGTAGACAAAAACGGAAGCATTATTCTAACTCCACGGTTAACAAAAAATGAAAAAGTGGAATATTGGAAAAATAAAGTTTATAAACGCATAAGACATGATACGGCAGAATTAGAATTTCGCTATCACGGTAGCGCAATAGTTTGCGCAAGAACGGATAAAATTAATTTGCTCCCTACAACTATAGGTATAGCAGTTTGCGCACCGAATGATAAATATAACGAATTTTTTGGTCAATGTTTGGCCTATTGTCGTGCCGCAGATATGCCCATTCCAGATTTTATTTTTAAAGATTAAAATAGTAGAGATTTCATTATAATTTTTTTCAAAACAGTTGACAAATAAAAAAATCTGCGCTATAATGAATAAGGAAATTAAAGAAGGAAAACTTTTTAAAACCAGAAAGGAATAATGAATATGAAAGAGAAAATGACAACCAGAGACTTTTTGAACACTGTATTAGCAAATGAGGAATTCCGCAAGATTGTCGTTAATGGTCAAACGATTGAAAGTAAAGCAACGGAAATGCTTGAAGCAATTAATCGCCGAAATGCGACTAAAGCCAACGGCGAAAAAAGACCCAGTAAATCTTATAAAGAAAATACCGAATTGCGGGCAAGATTGCTTGAATATTTCCAGAATAGGGAAGAAATCGAACCTATTACGGCAGGTGCGCTTGCCGAAACTTTTGGAATGTCTACCCCTAAAGTAACCGGTGCACTCCGGCAAATGGTAGATATTGATAATACCATTGAACGGCATGACGTTGGCAAGAATAAACCTTATGCTTACAGTTTAAAAAATTGAATAAGGGGAGATTTTCTCCCCTATTCATTCTAAAGGGGTGATAATATGGCGGTAAGTAAGGAAACTCAAAGTAACAACCGTTATAGGGAATTTCTAATAGAAAAACTTATGAATTTTTGCTCATGTCCTGAAATTGGCGGTAATGAAGAATGGGTAAGAAGAACCGCTTCAAATTCATTCGGGTTCATGTTTGTAAATGACAATGGAGACGAGGGAACTGTAAAAGTTACAGTTAGCTTTCCACGTGGTAGCAGAGACGGTGAACCATATGACTATGAAGCGGAAGCAGACGAGTACCAAATAAAATGTAAACGCAAAGCAAATAAAGAAAAAGAAAATGAACAGCGCAAGACAAAGAAAATCAAAGCCGATAAGAAAAAAAGGGGTGAATAAATGGTTATTTATTTAGACATGGACGGTACTATCGCCGATTTATATAGCGTTCCTAATTGGTTGGATTACATTGAATATAATAATACATTTCCCTATAGGAAAGCAAAACTTTTGCTTAATCAAAATGAAATAGAATGGCTTAATAATTGGATTAAGTGCGGCAACGATATTGCGGTTATTTCATGGCTAAGTAAAGGGGGTAACCGCAAATACAATAAAGCCGTTCGTGCCGCAAAAATTCGGTGGCTAAAGAAAAATTTACCGTTGCCATATGCAAGTATCCACATTGTCAAATATGGGACGCCGAAAAGTAAATTTAATTGTAAAAACAATATCCTTATTGACGATGACGAAAGAAATTTGATTGATTGGCAAAGAAATGGCGGGATTGCATTATCGCCGCAAGAATTTAAGGAAATAGTAAAAAATGATAGTGAGGGAAAATAAAATGGTAAATTTAGGGACGTATGTTGAAATTACAGAAGATGCTTATAATTTCTTAAAAGAATTATTGAACGATTTAAATTTTATGATTGAATATGATACATGTAATGACACTATAGAAGATTTTGCCGGCGCAATAATGGACTTTTTAGATGACGTACAAGTAATTAAGTGAATAATAAATTGATTGAATTACACTTAGGAGTGAAAGGAAATGAATGTAGCGGTTTTTGATACGGAAACAATCGGATTAAATAAACCGTTTTGTTACAATGTTGGCATGGTAATTGCAGATACTAATAGCGGCGCAATTTTGAAAAAATATGAATGGGTAATTGAGCAAATTTGGCATAATTTACCATTATTTGAAACGGCATATTATGCCAACAAGCGTCCCATTTACGTTAAGCGCATGAAAGCACGCAAAATTAAAATGAAAAAATGGGGGCAAGTAACGCAAGAAATGCGGAAAATATTCAAGCAATTTAAAGTTGTTGCCGCATATGCGTACAATAGTCCATTCGACGAAAAAGTTTTTAACTTTAATTGTAATTGGTTCAAGACTCAAAATCCATTTGAAAATTTGCCGGTTTATGATATTCGTGGATATGCTCATGCCAAAATTTGCACAACAGAAAAGTATAAGGATTTTTGCGACATGAACGACCGCTTAACTGAATCCGGCAACTATAGTACAACCGCAGAATCAGTATATCAATATTTGAGTGGTAACACAGAATTTGAAGAAGAACATACGGCGCTTGCAGATAGTGTTATTGAGTGGGACATTCTTAAGCATTGTGTTGCGCATGAGTGTAAATGGAATATGAATTACAAAGTCCTTGTTTCTATTCAAAATAGACATGAAAAAACATTCATATTAACTTTACCGAATGGGGGCGATTATATATATAAATATAGAAGTTTAAGTTTCCGCAAAGATGCAAAAACAGCATATATTAAAATGAAGTGAAAATGGGAATTATTCCCATTTTTCTTTTTGCGCAGGTTAGTCTCAACTAACCGATATCCGAACGTATGTTCTGTGATTTCACTTACAACCTTGTCCGGGTTCCCGCAGCGCATATCCCCCCATTATATTATACCGCAATATCATTATCAAGTCAAGCATTATTTCACTTTAACGCTTTAATACACTAAAGCGCGGCAACAATGTGTAATCCAAACGTATGTTCTATGTTGTAATCGAACATATGTTCTGTATTTTCGCTATCATTTTGTCGAACATACGTTCCCAATATAGAACATATGTTCTATGTACACTTGAACAATTATTCATATGTATATACATTGTCGCCGCCGAACGTATGTTCTAAATTTTGTCGAACAAATGTTCTTTGTATAAAATTAACAAACTTTTAGTCAAATTTTCATTACATTTGTATAGAACATATGTTTTGTATATTTTTAACAAAAATATTGTCAAATTTTCATTAAATTTGTACAAATTACGGTTTCCCCGAACAAACGTTCGTGCCGCATTACATTATAAACCAGCTGCGATTAAACCAGCTGCGATTTTACATTCCTAATACAGCTGCGTTTTTTAAAACAGCTGCGTTTAATAATAATTTTTCTCATGCAGCTGCGTTTTTCCCTTTTTGTCATGTTAAAAGCCTGGACAAACCGCCTACGTATTACAATTTTCGAACAAATGTTCGATTTACAATAAAACGTAACTGACAATAAATTTCCAAAATTAAAAAACTATTATATTAAGTAATTAAAATTCATATCTTTACAATTCTTAATGTTGTAACATTAGTTTATATAATTGCCTTGTTTTACATTAAAATATTATGTATAACATAATGTTTTAGCTTGCGTGAACACTTTTTTCCCCTCTCGTCATGTGAAAAGGCTCTTTTTTCCCTTTTTGTCATGTTAAAAGCCTGGACAAACCGCCTCTTTTAGTACTGGGGGGTAAGGGCCCCCCAGCCCCCCCGTTTTTTGGAAAAATTTTTTAAAGACTGACGCGGGGCCGGAGGCACCGCCAAAATGCGAAGCATTTATCTTGTTTCTCCCTGGATTTTTGGATGGGGGTGAAGGAGACAAGAGAAGAGAAGTGGGAGAAGCAAATGGGAAAAAGAAAAGGAGAAGTAGGAGAAGTAAAATGGGGAGAAAGAGGGGAAAGAAAATGGAAAATGTGAGAATGTATGAAGGGGAGACAAGGAGCTGCACAAGGTACTTTAGTCGCGCCAGGCAAAAATCGGATGAGGCTGAAGAAATGAGCTGCAAATAAGGGGTCTTGCGGCACAAAAGAAAATGGAATAACACATTGTATACCCATTTTTTTACCATATAGGGGAGATAAATGCAGAACAGTACGCGCAGGACAGTACACACAAAACATAAAATAAGACGTGTATGAGGAAACATACACGTCAATATTGTTGCCGCCGCGCCGCCCGCCGCTCACTCACGCCTTCATATTCACCAAATTGCGGCGAAATTATTGTTGTTGATTTGTACTTCATGCGGCACATCATTGTTAATGGGAATTACGGCGCCATTGGGTCTGAATATGTACACATTACCGCTCTTTTTTTCAATAAAGCCAAGTTTTTCAAGCTTATTGAAAGCCTTACGCAAGGTTTCAATAGATATTCCGGTTTCATTCCATAGCGCGGCGGGGCTGTATTCAAAAGTGTAATTATCTTGATTCATACATAGGTGGAAATATAGTGTGAGTTCGGATTTTGATAAGAGGGAAAGCGCGGCTTTAATATCGTCGTAATTAATGACAAGGAAATTGTTGTAATGGGGTGGATGCTTAATTTGTATTATGCGCTGATATGGGACTGACAAGGGACACCTCCGAAATTGTAGAATATGTGGGAAATTTCTGGAAAATTTTTGAAAAAATTTCTGAAAAATATTGTGGGAAATTTCTGGAAAATTTTTTACCCCCATATCGGGCGCGCATGATTTTCCAGAAAAACATTTGCAGCCATGCGAATATGAGACATTTGCAGCCATGCGAATATGAGACATTTGCAGCCATGCGAATATGAGACATTTGCAGCCATGCGAATATGAGACATTTGCAGCCATGCGAATATGAGACATTTGCAGCCATGCGAATATGAGACATTTGCAGCCATGCGAATATTTTTTCATTCTCCGAATAATTCATCGTACAACTGATTCATGCTTTTCCTTTTCACTTTAGTCAAATCTATCTTTCTCTCCTTATCTTTCTTCTTTTCATTCCATAAATAAAATTCTTCTTTGGTTAAATCTTTACGAACTTCGCGCACTACATTACCATCAACAATAAATGGATGCGCGCAAATGTATATATCACCATTATGTAATACTATTAATTTTCTTTTCATTAATCTTTCAAATACTCGATATACTGTAGATACATTAATTCCCAATTGTGCCGCAAGGTCATTGTAATTTAATGCGCACCCATTACTACTAAGCAAATACAACAATATCCTATAATCATTTGCCGTGAATTCCTTATCCTGCGCTAACTCTAATAAATCATATGTTAATAAATGTGTAAATTTTCCATACTCTATATCTTGGTCTACTACTTTTATCATGTTAAATACTCCTCAAATAAATTTGCTAATTGCGCCGTTTCACTTCTTTCTGTTTTCCTCAAATGTACATAACCAAATAATGAGTTTCCCTTCAATACATCTATTGCCGTTTCTACACCTCTGCTCTTCATAAATATCTTACTATCCTGCTGTCCATGTACATCTCCTTCTAACCATAATTGGCTATTCATACCAATGCGGCCAAGAAGTAATGCCACCATGGATATTGTTAAGTTCTGCGCTTCACTGCACAACAGTATACTATCATCTATACTTCTGCCGCGCAAAAATCCAATATGAACAATTTCAATCTTATCTTGATTAATAAGTGTTTGTAACCCATATTCGCCACCGCAGTGGTCCATTAGCGGCCCAGCCCATGGCCAAAGTTTTTCTTGTAATGTACCCGCTAAGTAACCAACATCATTACTTCCAGCGACATTGAAATTATTTCTAACCCATATGAGTTTCCTATAGTTACCACGCATTACTTCATCTAATGCATGAACTACCATCGCGCCGGTTTTAAAACTTCCATATGTACCAGTCAATATTTTTGTTGTAATATTTTTTCTTTGTAACATATCAAATGCAAGCTCTTGTTCCAAGTTGCGCGGCTTCACCATTCCATGATATAAATTATCGATTGGTTTCCAATGTATGGGTACAAACTTATTATTTTTATAATATAATTTATCAACCACTTCATCTTTTTCATTCATTATGATTGCATATTGATTGTCAAATAGTCGCGGTACTTTAATGCCAGAATAAAAGTCAGCCATTTGTTGCTCATTAAAATGAAATTCTTCATATCCTAAATATTGTAACAAATTTATCCCCCTATTAAGTTATTTATTGCATTCATTAGCGCGGTTAGGTCAACCTCTAATGTATATTGAACCCTTACTGTAGATATATATGAATCTGGGTCTGTTTCTGGCTTATTTGGCCAATGTTTTTTATCTCTAAATGTATTATAAATAAAATCAAAATGTTCCACTCGTATACTAACTAATCGACCATTATTAGAATTAATGTTTTTTAAATCATTTATAATAGATTCTAATATAGTAGATGCAGGAATAAGTTGAGAATTAATTAGATATAATGTTGGTCCATTAATTCTATTTCCACTATATTGCGCGGGTTGTAAATTAAATTCACTTATATTTAAAAGAGCCGCGGCATTGGCTTCAACATATGTGTGTATGTTAGATATTATTGTTGGAAATCTATTATATACTGGTATGTATTTTTCTATTGTTGGCGCGAAACTTCTATATCTTCTCTTACCAACTTCCTTTTCATCAACCACTTCATTGTATACATAAGAGAAAAGAAGTTCACCGCAAGGTTGAGCTAATTGCGGCTGCTTTAATTCTTTACTAAAGAAATTACCCAATGTCTCTTTTACTGGTGCCAATGTTGTTATGTCGCCATTCCTTGTTGGTCTCCTATGGAAGACAACAATATCATTAGCGCCGCGCTTTTCAGTTTTATAATGTTTTACTTGCGCGCCGTAACCACCTAATAAAATATCTACATTTACATTTGATGTACCTATTGGAATTGGGTTAACGCCGATGTAATCAAAAAACGCTGTCCAATATAACTCACCAAACATACCAGTTAATACATTTCTATTAGATGAAACGGCAATTTTATTTTCTTCCACAATATATGTTTGCGCGATTTGTTTAATATGTTTTCTCAGTTTAGATGAAACTTTTGCTTTCTTTGGTAATGTACTCTGTATTAAATTCGTTAAAGTTTTCTCCGCGCCATTTATCCTTTGTGCATAATTAGAATTTTGAAAATTTGGGTCACTCTTTAGCGCCGCAGATATGGCGCTCATTAGTTTCTTCTTTACATCACTACTCATATCGGCGGTTAAGGAGATTCTAACTTTATTGGAATTTAAACCACTAATGAGTATATTAATACCTTTATTAAGATTACTTTTGCCGCCTTGTATATATCTTCTGGATGCTTTTTTACTTGTTCTAAATGTTAATGCTAAGAATTGCCCTGTTCCGGCTCTTTTTGTACCTAAACTTGCCGATTCTTCTAATATTTGTGGAATTTCATCACCATATATTTCATTTAATTCATCTCTAAAAATTTCTTGTATTAATTGAGGATTTTTAACAATATAGTTATTGAATAATTCAATTAATTCTTCTTCTGTAAAAGGTACATATAATTCAGAAAGTTTTCCTATGACTTTATTACTATTAGTGAGTAATAAATCTGCGCCACTGCTATTCCATTCATTTAGTTTTTGGTATAATGTCTTTAACCCATTCTCACTAAGTCCCATTTTCATATACATATCTTGTTCAAGGTCAAAATATTTCTTTCTCAATTTTTCTAATGCTTCTATTTCTTCACTTACAATTCGTGCCGCAAGTTCTTTACTATGCTGGTCACTATATTTATTACCAGTAAGTGCGTCCATCAAATTATCTTGTATATTTACAACATCTCTTACAGTAGAATACCCTTCAATACCTAAGCTTTTCTTTGCCAATTATTCACCTCCTTTATTTATAAGTATTTCCCGCGCTTATTTTTATAAATAAAAAAGGAGTGGTATTTACCACTCCTCTCATATCATTTAGGCTAATCTATAACCCTTACGGATAACTTCTCTATTTAGACCATTCTTACCAGTAATTGAATACTTAACATCTTCAACAACTACTGTGCCGTCCTTAACCAGGGGTTTAAGAGCCATACCAACCTGAGCAGCTAAAATCTGCTTGCCAGAAGGAGATACAATATTTGCTTTCTTAATCAGCTCTTCCGCAACAACGGGGGTAGTTGTTAGTACCTTATAGATTGCATCTCTTACTTCAGTGTAGAAGGGGGAATCTGCGGGGTCTTTCTTTTCGCCGCCGTTCTTCTCTAATCTCTTTGCCTTAGCACTTGCCTTAGCCTTCTCATCTTGGGCGATACGAGAGTTAATAAACTCAATCATTTCTTCGTCTGCCCCATTAGCGCTTAAAAATTCAACAACCTTAACAAAATTATCATGTACACTCATTTTTTTATTCTCCTTTTTATTATTTTAGTAAGTTTCTTTCCTTACCTTCTATATATATTATAGCAAAATTTTCGTAAAAAATCAAATTTTAAAGTTGAAAGTTTATTAAATTAAACTTTTCGGCATTATGGTTACTATCTTTATCATCACAAGTGGCATATAAATACCATTCTTCATCAATCAATTCTTCAAAGATTTTAATCTGTTTTTTATTAAGCGCTAAGTTGTCAACAAAAACTTGTTTCATTCTATTGATGCGCATATCATAGTCTTTTTGTTGTGCCTTAGATTGTTTATATGTTCCATATGTACCGCCTTGTCCTAAGTGTATTAACCAATATCCAGAAGGATATGAGGCTCTATAATGACAAGCACTATATATCAACGCCGCGGCAGAACAACATTCGCCCATGTTAATACCAATAATAGGTGTTTTACTGAGACGAATTGCATCACTCAATGTAAGCGCAATATTTAAATAACCACCAGCAGAATTGAAATAAATCTTTATTGGTTGCCGTTTACTTGGTTCAATGTCCTTATCCTCATAGTTATATTTCTCAATAAGATAAACTAACTCTATTGAATCCTCTGTAATATCTCCGTCAATATACAAATTGCGCCGAAAATCATCACGCCATAAACGAGCATTATCATAATCGGGTAATGATAGTCCCGCAATATTTTTATATTCTGCTGGTGCTTCATTTAAATGTTCTTCAATAATTTTTACAACCTCTTCAATATCTTCTTGCGTCAATTCCTTTTCTTGTTCCATTAGTCAAATGTTTCTCCTGTTAATTTCTTTTGGGTATCGAGGATACTTAATGCAATACCAGTTGATTCTGCTACCATTTGCGCTTCTGCTTCATCACCGGTTGTCATTATGAATGTATCATTTAGGTAAACACTATAATCATAATCTTCCTTTACTAAAGTAACTCGATTACCCTTAATATTAGAATATTCAATAGTTTCAAACATTAAGTATCCTCCTTTACTTTAAACTGTTTCTCCTGTATAAGTGCCTGCCACTCCGAAAATAGTAACGCCGCTTTTGATATTTGCGGCAATAAGGTTTGCATCACCAGCAATAGTTAGAGTACCAGTTAAGTGAGTTCCTGCTGCAACTGTTTGATTAGTAGTTGTAGGAGTAATAGTCGCCGCAGCCTTAGCTGGCGCACTACCTGTAACTTTACTTCCCTTTACATAAGCAGTTTTGCCACTTAGGATATCAGTAGCTACGGCAGTTGCATCACTTGTATCTACCTTACCTTCTGTGTTATCTTCAACAAGTTCATCAATCATACCCATTAAATGATTTACATTTAGGTTCATATGATTTTCCGCAACCCATTGAGCAATAATTTGTTTTGTCAATTTATCACCTCATTGTTTGTGATTTGCGAATATTGAGAATCCGCTTCATTAAGAAGTAACAGTCCATTTTTGATATCCAATGGAAGATGTTCTATAAATAAATCATATTGAGGATTATTAAACTTTCTCATATGATAATAAATAATTGTAGATTGGAATATAATATGTTGTTCATTTAGGTGCGGCCGCAAAAGAGATAAATATGTACTTGCATTTTCATGTTGATAGAAGTGGTCAATGTTGTTATTATCTGTTACTTTGGTAAACACCATACCAAGGTCATGATATAATCCCAAATCTTTGTAAGTAAAATACTCTGTGACATCTACTTTATTTAATATGTACTTTTCAACTTCCATACAATGAGCAAAAATAGTCTCCAATTTATGATGAGGGTTATTAATATATATCTCTTGAGATGAATTAATAACTGACAATAGGTAATCATCTCTTTCGGTGCATGAATTAGTATGCACATAATTAATAATATTCATACCTTCATCATAAGTTGGAATATTAAAGTTAATTAATTGCCGCCAGATTACCTCTTCAGGAACTTTTCTATCTCTTAAATCTTGACGGAACACACACTCTTTTGGAGTTGCCATTATAACATCTACACTAATAAATATATCTTTGCGCAGACTTCTAATTTGATTGATTAAATGTTTGCGGCGTCTATGGGATAGATTAGTTGCATCATAAATAACATTCATATTTGTGTCAAGACATTTCTTAACTCTTTCCCACATTTTGTCAAAAACTTGAGCATTATGAGTTTGGTCATTTTCGTCGCCAAATAGTTCTTTTCTTATGGCATCACTTGAATAAACGCACCAAGGCTCATTAAAATGTTCAAGATAATATTTGCGCGCATAAGAGCTTTTTCCTGAGCCGCTTAAGCCAACTAAAATTTTAACTTCTTGCACTATTCTACCCCTTTCCTACATATTCGACAGCATATCCTTCGTTGGTGGTATATACTATTTTCTTAATACCCGCATTTATTAATGCTTTTCTACAAGCTGGACAAGGGCTGGCCAATCCATACTTTCCGTCATTGGTGTTCAGCCTGCGCGCAATATATATAGACATTCCATTTAAATTTTCTTTGCCCACTTCCCAACGCGCTTTAAGTAGTGCCGCAATTTCTGCGTGTAAATACGGTATCCTATTAAAAGGTAATGCTTCTTCATTATAATACTCCATAAGACTATGTGTTTTATTTTTATTTACACTTGAAGCAATTAACCTATTACCGTCATAAATTGCGGCACCAATTCTAATACAACGTCCTTGTTTATTAGTATAAGAAGAACTTAATGCTATTAGTTTTGCCCTATTTAATTTCTCTCTATTATTCATGAAAACATTAAACCTACTGCGCCGCCGAGTAAAAACCAACTAATATAGGAAAAACAATCATAAATATCTTGTCGCTTTTTCTTACGATAAATAATTCCACCAATTACCTCAGAAAAGATTGCCGCAAGAACAAGTGCTGCGCTAATATAACTTACAGGAATCATATTTACTTCACTCCTTTTACCACATTTCTTTTACTTTCGGTGCCGAATATCTCATTATTCTATTACATACTTCTTCTTCATTGTAATTGTCATCATTCTCATTTTGCGGCGCTACTTCATCTCTATAATCTCCATAACCAAATTCTTGAGGTAAAATTTGTCTATTCTCTACAAGAGATTCATATGTACTACGAAGCATATATCGTACCGGTTTACCCTTAACTACTCCTTTTACCACCATACCGCTATCAATAAGCTTTTTAATTTCATGACTAATTTTTTGTGATGTGATACCATTCAAATCTAATGAATACGGTGGGGTAGTTTGCATTGTCTTAATATCTATCCCATTATTTTTTGCCATATTTTCCAGTGCAAATAGAACTGCAAATCTAATATCACTATTCTGTCTTTCTGTGTACTTACTATGATATCGCGGCATTATTAAATCAATCCTTTCTTAATTTTCTATATATATTATATCATAAATTTATAAATAAATCAAATTTTACTAATCCCATAAGTTAAAAAACCATTGTTTTAATAAATCAAAACCGCGATTTTTTTGTTCCTCAAAATATTTTTCTTTATCTTCCATTTCTTTTAACCAATTATTCTTGGCTTCTATTAACTGTTCATTATCTTCTGGTAATTTGTTTACATATTTCAATTTAGCATATGGGGTATATGATTCAGTATTATCACAATTTTCTTCTAAGCAATTATGAAAGGCATTGGCAATATCATCTAAAACTTTTTCCCATTTCTCATTTGCGGCACTATCTTTTTCATCTGAAAAATCTTGCTCAAGATTAAATTCACATGGATATCCTGAATGATTATATCTTAAATAGCGTACAGAATTTTCAATTACTGTTGCTAAATAATAGTCAAGATTCCATACGTCTCGATAAGAAAATCCATATTTTGCGCGCATAAACATACATCTTATACTACCAAAAAAATATTTAATCTTGTTATGAATTTCCCACCAGCAAAATAATGGTTGTTTAAAAACTGCAATACTCGTCAAATATTTTTTGGATTTCAAAGCCTTGTTCTCTTTCATAATCCTCTTCTCCTTCATCGTCTATCCATAATTCATATTCAGAGCCGTATCCATATCCATATTTCCATTCATCTTCTAAATCTTCAAACCAATGATTTAACATTACCATACCACCTCTTCTTCAATTCTATCAAATACGTCACTATCTTCTTCATGAAATTCAATAGCTGAATCGGGAGTAATTTGTCTAAGTGTTTTAATATCCTCTAATTCATCACGATATCTACTAACAAGATTTGCTATAGCTTCTTCAAAATCTTGGCCAATAACTATACCATATACATTTTCTGTTTCAACATCGTCGGTACCAACATATAAAACAATATGATATCTAAACATTATTCTTCTTCTCCTTTTTCTTTTTCTTAAAAATTAATTTATCTATCCAAAAGAATATTAAACCACCAATAAAGTTGGCAATTATTGTCGCCCAAAATTCTCCTAATGGATTTAGCCATATTAAACATATCGCCAATATTGGGGTTGATAATTGCCAACGAATTAAATATAATAAATATTTTTTTACCATGAAATAGTAAATCCATAAAGTGTTTTTTCACCCGCAGCTAATTGTGCTCTTGTTACATTATATCCAAATGACATGAAATAATTGCGCGCGAAGTTGATAATTGCATTGGTGTCGTAGTTAGTATCTATGTCAACAGTAAAATTATAAGTTGTCACGCCTGTTTTTGCTTTAGCAATGAGGTCATCTTTTAATTCTTCCATAGTGGTTTCTAATGTAGAATTTACAGAAGTTTTTGCGCTAACTTCTTCTTCATTATATTGCTGTTTCAGTTCTGTTACAGAAATCATATTGACTCCTCCTTTATTACTTCTTTTACTCTTTTCTCCCAATCATATATTGTCCATTGTGATGTAGGTATTCCAGCTTCTTTTCCGTATCTATACCAACGCATACCGATAGAGGTTAACCAATCGGGATAGTGTTGTTTTAATAGTTCATATACTTCACGGTCTCTTCCTTTTTCTTGTAACCTTGCCCAATTACATACGTTATATATAGAAGTTACTATATTCTTCATAGCTCTTTCAACTTTATTTAATTCATCTATGAAATCGCCGCAATAAACCGCAAATTCATCTCGTTCATTTTTCTGAATAACTTCAATTAATCTGCGTATGGAAATTTGATTATTATTGCGGGCATAATGCGCCTGAACATAGAGGGGAGATTTAATTTTACAACGATTCCAATGTTTATCGCGCACTACATATCCTTCTTCGTCCCAGGGAAGTTTATTTGCCATACTAATAATTTGTTCAGAATTATTAGTGTAATATAATTTAGGTTGCGGCAATTTAATATTTTTATCAAAACTTTCTTGACCACTTTCATTATTTCTTTCGCCTAAATAATATAAATCAGGTTTTTCATAAGGAATAACAACACGATTCCAAGGACTTACTAATTCAAACATATAAGTTTTGCCGCGATTTAATGTCTCAGTTAATTGAGGAATAGAAATATTGTGCTGCTCTAAGGCTTTCTTCACTATCCAATAAAAAGATTTTCCATTAATTTCTGCTTCGGCGGCATCAATAGTGCCGTTAGTAGAGACATTCCACTGATTGTTCCATTTGTCCCACCAAATCTTAATCAACGAGCCGTCAATTTTCTCAGAAACAATGACCCCATGTACCCAATCTATATCTGCGCAATGCGGTTCACCCAAGTTGAAGAACTTAGTAAAAGGAAAGCACGCAATTTCCCAAGTAGGCTCATAAAAAATAATGCCACGAGCTTCGCGCACTAACTGATAACTAAAGTCACTATCTATCTGACTATACTTGAAGAGTATAAAATCATTCTTGCGCGAAATAGATAGATGATAAGGTTCTTTAGTAAGTAACTCTTCCCAGTTTTCATGCCCTTTAATAAACTTAATCAACTCCAGCTCCATGCGCGAAGCCTCCTTTATGTTAATCTGCAAACTCCAACATTTTCTCTTTAATCTTATTCATCCGGTTAGACAAGAAGTCAAGCTCACTTAGTTCAAAGACCTCTTCATTGCCATAGTATTCGATAAGTACAGCGTCAATGCAATCACCATTATCTTTGTCTCCCTCATAAACATCATAAACATCATAAATCTTCTGCATCATTTCTGCGGCACTTTCTGCACATCCAAAACCAACTGATGTAATCTCTTTATCGGGGATTGTATCCCAATGGTAGTAGTTAATGCCATAGACATACCAATTCATATTAGTTGACCCTCTCTTTCTCCCTGTACTCTGCTAAACAATCTTCCAGATACCACAATTCATCCTCATCTACAGACATCATAGGAACGTAGTCCTTATCGAACTTATATCCCGCAGCTTTAAGGAAGTCATTAAAGAACTCACCTAACACACTGAGGTTTGTTTCTCCTAGTGAACTGTACACATTGCGATTCCGCTCAAGCGCAACTAAATGGTCTTCACCAACTTCAGTATCTACTAAACTCATACGCATCTTTAACATTGGTTCTTTCATACTTTTCTCCCCTTTCTTATATTTATATTATATCATAAATTTACTTATAAATCAATTTTTATTTGCTAACTGTTGCTCTAAAGCTTCTATTCTTTCTTCTTGTAATTGAATAAATCTAATTATTGGAGAAATAAATTCATCATATCTTAATCCATATTCATATTCATTTGGAATAACATCTTCATGCGGAATTTTCTTAATGGTTTTTACAAGAGTACCAGTGCCGTCATCTTCTTCCACTTCTTTTTCTTCCATATATTCCCTTGTCTTTGGAGATTTAATAAATCCCGCAAAATCAGTACTACTAATTCCAATTTCCTCTAATAATTCTTCTACATCTTGAGCTATCATTCCCCAGTGAGTTCTTCCACTTGTACCATAATTTAACTTATAACTCATTGGCTTAAGACCCATAATGAAATCTTTAGTAGTTTTATCATTGAGCGTATTTATTGTATTCTTTTGGTTTCTATCAGAGGTATTAATTGAACCTGACGCGGCATAAATTGTTGCCCACCTATGCGCTGAGTTGCCTAAGTTTTGTTGAGCATTTCCACCAGGCCTAAGTACACCACCAGAAATACATAATTGATTAAGAGTATCAATTCCAATAGTTAGCGTGAAGTTCGATGAACCGTTTCCTCTAATATGAGGATATTCTTGATTATTAAAGAATATATATTGTCCACTACCATTTATACCAAGTCTTTTATTACATAAAATTTGGCTTGCATCACTGGCACCAAGAATTAAATTTCCGCTACAAGCATTAACACTTACTGCACCATTTTGATAATTATAAAGAATTGGGTGATTTGTCTCTCCTGTACCAGTATAACGAGCATTAATTATACCGCCGGCGGAAGTACTTAGATTATAAATACCAGCGTTCATGCTTATGGATTGGATATTGTATACAACTCTATTGGAATTGATAATGTTAGTTCCATTAATACCAATACCAGAACCAAAAACTGCCCAACCTGTGGTTGTAATCTTACCAGCAGATGCATCTAATGATATCGTATTAGCACTACTACTATTTCGAAGAATTAAATCACAATTACTAAAATAGACGTTTCCAGTATAAGTACCGCCTGTTTTAGGCACAACATAAGTGGTATAATTTCCTGTACTTAATAACGTATAAGTACCTGTTGGATTATTACTATTAGTATAATTTATACCTATATAACCTACACCATCTCTTACCCAAAATTTATCCCAGCCAGAACTTTTTTTAAAAAGTAATCCTCCATCTGTAGTTGAGCTTGATATCGCATAAAAGAAAATATTCCTAACTCCCGCAATATCACTATTGTTAGTATATAAACCATACTCATTATTCCAATATGATTTACTTGCTACAGTGCTAATACCGTTACTTTGGTTCTTAAAAAAGGTACTATAATTTAAGTCGCAACAAATATTATTATGAATATTATCGCCATTTTCAAGAGTTACTTCTGAAGTAATATATGGAATACCGTCAGATATAAAAAATCTATCATATGTGCGCTGAGAAGGAGGCGTAGATTCAGTATAATTACTACTTGGGAACCATATTCCACGTTTATATGCAGTAAAATTACAATACTTATCAAATATTATTCCATAATCATTACATACATAATAATCGCCGCCGCTTTGATTTAATAATGACATTATCCCCTCCTTTTAATCAATAGGAACCAATGGCCATCCAGTTGACGTTTACCCTATCAGAGCTGTTTCCTCTATAGTATACATGGCACCAGGCTCCGTCTGTGCTGCTGCCACCTACATTCAGGGTGACCTCAACATTGCTGTCATATCTTGGTACAGCTATTACCATAGGGGCACTGGAAAAAGCTAGAGGGAAGTTAAAGACAATATCCATCCAGGTTTCCGGTGGCATGACTCCTGTTGTTGCAGTCCCCCAGGCTATCATGATGCTTCCCGGGAGTTTCTCCCAATATCCCTTTGTATTGCTCCCGTAAACAGGAGGATCCATCGCCGGAATTAACTTCCATTGATTGTATGCCTGTTCGGTGTTGTTATAATACCTAACATAGACCTGGTCGATTACATAGAAAAACTGTGTGAACCAATTTTGACTCTGGTTGTACTGTACTATCAGCTTAAATCCAAGGCTTGTATTCGTCTGAGGCTTATTTAATATCGTGGCAGATGTTGCAGAATTCGGACATACATATGTCCCCGCTGTTTTGTAATCGTTCAGATCTGCTCCCTCTGGGATTTGGCTAACATTAGTCCCTAGATTATACAGCATGATATCGTTGGAATCTGGAAATTGGCTTGTTGTCAGCTTGCTGTTTTCATCCAAAGTTGCCACTCCGTTTGCCGTACCTTTTAGGGATGTAGCTAAATACCTGCTATCTGCTGTTGTTTGGGTGAGCGCATCACTTAATCCAAGAGCGGAAAGGAAGCTGGCCTTAGCGGTATTATTAAGAGAAACAGTGCCAGTCCCCCCCATATAGAAGACAATTTCTTCACCTTCTACAATATATAATCCCGGTATCTCTACTCGGCCATTAGTGAAACTAAGTACGTGTTTAGCTAAGTCTACACTCACATTGCCATTCAAAGTTCGTGGTATATATCTGCCGTCTACCAATCCACCAATATCATCTGCCGTTACAGCAGTTGCGCCAGTAACATGTCCTTCAGCGTTTGTGACAATCTTATACAAACCACTACCAAATGCACTACCCTTAGCTTGCGCGTGGTCGTAAGCAACCTTACCCCAGTCACCACGAAAAGCAGAGGCAGCAGTTTCTCCCAATGCTAGACTACTACTAATCTCAGCATAGCCTGCGCCACTCCACCGATATGTCTTATTATTATCCACGGTAATGTAAATCTTGCCAGATTCGCCGGCATCAGGAAGTGCCTCGTAGTTATCGACGTCAATAACATCGTCAACATAAGAGGGCAACTGACTTGACAATACTTTACCAGTTTCGTCAAGTTCCGCTACGCCATTTACTGCACCCTTTAAGGACGCAGCTAAATACCTGCTATCTGCGGTCGCTTGACCAATCGCATCAGTGGGAATACCTAGAGATTGTTGCCACTGAGCTTTTAAGTCTCCACTATTGGTGCCAAGGAAACTTAAAAGACCATTATTAATGCGCACATAGTTACCGTTTCCAGCACTGAAATCTACCTCTACATTACTTTTAACATACAAATAGGAGTCATTCACATTCAAACCGTTACGAACAATCGTGCCACCAAGCAGTTCGAGATGACCTCTAATTTCCTGTGGAAGCGTAAGTCTGCTAATGATAAAACCCTTGCTAGCCTGTGCGCGAAACTCATCCAATGTATAGGTACCCATATTGAAGGCATTGAAGACATTATCACCAGTCAAAGTAATAGTACCATTTACTTGCTCATAGGTAGTAGTGTCTCCTTCGCTCTTTTGTAAAGCAATAGCAGTAGTTAGGCCATCTGCACCATCTGCGCCAGGGTCACCTTTGTCACCCTTTTCGCCCTTTTCTCCTTGTGGGCCTTGCGGCCCTTGAGGCCCTTCAATGGTACCGACATTCTTCCAAGTAATTTCTGTTCCAGACCAAACATAGAGGTTACCATTGACCAAGTAAGAGTCACCAATATTACCAGTTGGGTGTTCTTCAAAAAGTTCTTCTTCAGTATCATAGCTTCCCAAAATGGTTACACCCTTGCCATCTTCACCTTTGGGGCCAGCAGGACCTTGCGCGCCAGTATCCCCCTTGGGAATACCAAAATGAAAAATATTTCCTTCAATACTAACTGTAGCTGAAGTTCCACTCCCTAAAGTTTGCGCGGTAGCACTAACGTCACTACCAATATCTTCAAAACTAAGTTGTTCAATTTGCTGGGTCACATAATCTTCACTGGCTTTCTCACTTAGCGCATTACCCACAGCTTTTGCATCTGCGGTTTGTCCTTCTTCTGTTAAAGTAGCGTCAATAGTAATATTACTACCTCCGCCAGCAACACTATCCGCATATTTTTTTGCTAAAGCTAATGTAACAATATCCATACTTATACCTCACTCCACTGTCCTTGGGAATTTTTCATATGAACACTAGCATCAGCAATTATAAAGCAATAACTACCCATAGGAGCATCATCTGGCAAATCAGCAATATCTGCTCGTGTATCACCAATATATTCTTCAATAGGCGTATTAGAACTTTCACCTTGTTTAGACATTATAAGCATATTGTATCCTCCTGTAAAAAAGGCAGGAAATTAATCCCGCCTTTTCTTAAGCTCATTTTCCATTACAGGAATATCATATTCTCTTTCTATATTGCCTTCTTTAAGCTTTTTCATTAGTAGATTAATATATTCTACACTCCACTTTTTCTCAACCCGCTCAGAGGCATTTTTATGCTTTCTTGCCACAGTTATCACCTCCACAAACGGGTAAATCCCAAAGATATTTTTCCATAATTTTTCCGCAACTGAAACAAGTATTTTTTGTTTCTTCGCTTATTATATTAATAACCTTGTCAATTTCTTCGGCGGCAATTTTATCACTATCTTTTAACATTTCATATAGTACACATATTCTAAATTCTCCATACTTTTCTTTAACGCCTGTTATAAACACCTTTAAAGTTGGATTTTCATTAATAATATTTTGAATAATATTAATACCATTGTAGATTGTTAAAATCCAGCCGGGAAAACATAAATTTGTATCTCCCAACCAATCCACTTCTTGCTTCTTTAACCATGGAAAATCTTGTGTCCAATTATTATAACTGTAGCTTTCTTCACGAGTCAATTAAAACAACTCCTTATTTATTTTTCTATATATATTATAACATAAATTATAAAGAATTTCAAATTTTATTTTTTAATTGACCTCTAAGACTATTGTTTTCATTCTTTAATTGTTGATTTTCCTCTCTTAATTGTGTATTTTCTTGCCGCAACTCTTCATTCTCTACTTTAATAGTATTATTCTCATGAGTTAAACGCAATTCATTTTCTTTTAATTTTAAATTTTCGCGTTCAAGCACAGCAACCCTTTCTTCCAGTTTACTAATGCGCTCATTTAATCTTGAGTCAATTTCAAGAATAGACTTTACATTAGTAGCTTCAGCATCTGCTATATTTTTTCTTTTAGAGGCTACCGCAGTTATGATAGTGGCCAAACCGCCACTACCCAGAATAGCTATAATAATAGCTACCCATTCTTGAATAGTCATTGGTATCACCTCTTTTTTAACATTTTAAGTTTTGTGTTAATTAGACACACGTGTTTAACGGGGGTAAATATACAGAAAAAATATAAACATATTTTCATCACACTTGAATACCAATAGAAACCAAATATAACTGCTTCACCAATGGCACTAATTATAAATAAAACGGCAAGAAGTATAATGTAGGGTATTAATAAATGTTTAACTCTTAATATATCCTTAAATAAATTAAAGAAAATTATTAAAGATAATATAGAAATTGCACCTGATAATATGGGAATTATTATCACAACAAAGTTAACTTTCCAACTATAGAATGTTAAAAAAATTCCGAATAGAAACATAAATATATAATAAGTGAAAAATTCACTTTTCTGTATTTTATCACTTAATACCCGTTTCAAAATTTTCCTCCAAATAAAACAAAGACTACTTCATTTCATAATAAAGTAGTCTTTATGTTTGTATTTTATATTAAATTATATATCACGTTCACTATAAGAAAAATAAACATAAAGACTACTTTA